TGGAGAGTACAACACATAAAGCATTAATTGTATCCGATTACTCCTTAGATAGAAAGGGTAATTCAGTTGAAAAAGATGCCCAACATTTAGATGTTATTATTACTTATTGTAGAAGTGAAGGACATCAGGTTATGGGTATATTAAATGGTTTTGCAAGACTCGATGTATCGCATACAATTAAAGATATTTATTTTTTAGGTAATTATACAAATTCTATCACCTTTAAACATCACAGTACTAGACCTAGATTTAATGTACATTTGATACCAATATATGGTGCACCATTTACTACGTTTTCTAAATTTAATGGTGATGTGAATATGGATGATGTTGTTGAACCAACAAACATAAAAGAAAGTTTAATATCATTTATTTATTATGGACAAAGACCATTAAGAGATAAGATAGTTACGAAACTTTTTAATAATGATTTACTTCAGAATACTATATATCATTCCCATCATAAACAACCAGGTGAGAATATTATAGAAAAAACAGATTCTAACAAAGAAATTTATCACTTACTACCATTAATAAGTGATTTTCCATATGATGATGGTCACAATGATTATTATCCAAACACAATAGAACTTGCATCAAAAAGTTTATTCTATATAATATCAGAAACTAATGCTGATTTACATGATAGTAAGTTTAATGTTCTAACAGAAAAATCAGCAGTACCATTTTTCTCTAAAACAATACCAGTTTTATTTACTTTAAATAGTTTAGAAACTTTAAAGTATTTACAAGATTTAGGGTTTGATTGTTTTACTGATATTATACCTGAAGAAGTTTATAAAATACCACAAGATGATAGGATAGATGAAGTGTTAAAAATTGTTAAAAACACAAGTTTAGATTTCTATACAAAAAATCAACAAAGATTTGATAAAAATTATGAAATTGCTAATTTATTATCTAAAAATAATCTAAATTATGTATTAGATGGTATAAATAAGATTGTAAAAGACAACAACCTATCAGTTCATAATATAGTATAAACCTAAAAATTCCATATTTATAGTTGTATGAAGATTCCAAACTCATTTTTTAGATTATTAGGAGGATTACTTATCCTCTTTCTTTTTTCAAGTTGTTCATCAACTTTTTACATGGCAAAGAACAACTATAACAACGACCCAATCTATGGTATCGTAGAATCAACTGGTGATACAATCCAAATTGATGTAATCAGTAATGATTTTCAGTTAGATAGAAAGTTCAGATTTGATAACAAATTCAGATGGAACTATTCTATGTATGCTATGAATCAAGATTATATCTGGCATCAAGATTTCTTTTGGAGAAATAGAATGTTCAGAAATGGATATGGATTCTCATCTTGGGATTTCTATTGGAACAGACATGATTTTTGGTGGAACTGGTCGGCAGGTTATCCATTCAACTATGGTTTTAGTTATTGGAACAATTGGGGATGGCACAGAGACCCATTCTATCAAAGACCAGGTTCGAACTATGGAATGTATGGATATAATAATTGGGGTTGGAGAAATAGAATGAACGATTATGCTTGGGAACATAGAGATAGAAGAAATGTTGCTTATGTAAATGGTAGGAGAGGTTCTAACATCGTTGTAACTCCAAATGGAAGTAGTAGAGGTGGAACAAATAATATCATCTCTAATCCTAATATACGAATCAACAGAGGTAGACCAAGCATTCCTGGCACACTAGATAATGAAGATTTAGTAATAAAAGATAAACCAAATCTAATTGATAGATTTGTTAGAAAGATTGAAAACGCATCTGGTATAAGAGTTAGAACAATTGAAAACCCAAACAATATTCCTAACAATAATAACAGAATCAGAAACTATAATAGAGTTGAAAATGGTAATAATAATGTTAATAGAAATAATAACAATAATGTAAGAAATTATAATAGACCACCAGTAAACAATAATCGTCCTTCAAGAAGTTATACCCCACCTTCAAGAAGTTCTTCCCCACCACCATCATCCTCCAATATTAGTAGAGGTTCTTCGAGTGGAGGTGCAGTAATCAGCAGAGGTTCAAGAGGTAATAATATTCAGTAATCTGTTTTTCTTTATACTTATAGTAAAGGAATAACTTATGCCATCAAAATCTAAAGCTCAACAGAAATTTATGGGAGCAGTTTATGCATTAAAAAAGGGTGATGTAAAATCATCTGATGTAACTCCTGCAGTAAGAAAAGTTGCAAAGGATATGAAGAAATCTGATGCCAAGGATTTTGCCTCTACAAAACATAAGGGGTTACCCAAAAAAATCAAACAAGAAATAGCAAAAAGATTAAGAGATGAAGGTAAATTGGCTGGACCAATGGCTGGTAGTTATGCTATACCTTCACAACATAAGAAAAGAAAACATAGTGATAAGAATAATCTAGGTAAAAGACAGAAGGATGGTAATTCTGGTCAACCAGATTTAGATGAAGGAATGTTTTCTACACTAGACCAAATCAGACAAGATTCAAAAAATGTAAGAGATTTTGTAAAGAACGTATTTGCAGATAGAGATTTTAAGAAAATGAAAAATGATAAAGAATTCATTAAGTATCTTAAATCTATATATGAAGGTGTATCCGAAGGTTCTTTTCAGAGAGGTACAAGAACAGTTCCACCAAAACGAGATGGTGGATTAAATCATCATATACTTAATAAATCCAAAGTAAGAAAACATGATGATGACGCAAACTTTAAAAAAAAGTATAGTGGACAAGATGACGTAGATGAAATGAAATTAGATGAAATCGGATTATTTCCTATTCAGAATTATCTACAAGGAATAATCCCATCAAACTTCATTGATACAACAACAAGACAGAAGAAAGAAAGATTAAGGTCTACTCTAAAAGATTTAAAGAGCACTTTAAATTACTTTTGGAAACAACACAAAATACCTTATAGAATTAAATAAGAGAGGATATTATGGCAACATATAATATATTAAATTCAGATAATACAGTTTCCCAATCGAGAGAATTTGCTTCGAATAGTGAAATAGATGAATATATCACTGGTTCAAGGGCAAGGGGAATAAATTGTTTTAAGTATGATATTTATAACGATGATAGAGATATATTTGAATGGTATGGAGATACTGGTGAATACCAAGTAATAAAATATGTATCAGGCGATGAACCTGATAGAGCTGCCCATTTTCCAACATAAAAAGGAGTAATAAATGTCAAAAGAAGAAACAGGTATAAACAAATTTTTATCAAATAACTGGTCAATAGTAGTTGGATTACTAGCTGCTATATTTACGGCTGGAACTTTATTTTCTGAGTTTACGGCTTTAAAAACAGAACTGAGTACAGTACACGAAAGGTTAGATAAAAAAATAAAAGTTATCAATGAACTTGAAGATAGAATTGTAGATATTGAAAAAGAACTACAATATGAAAAAGGATTTTTAGAAGGAAAAGGAAATTGAAAAAGATAAAAGAAATATTTTGGGAATATTGGATAAGACCATGGGGCCCAAATATGGGTTAGTTCCCAATCGATGAATAAAGAACGAATGAAAAGGAGTTACAATGAAAAAGAAAGTTATATCAATACTTTTGGTTAGTGCGTTATTGGTTGGATGTGGTTCAACAAAATCAACAACTGAAAATAATACACAAACCGAGATAAGTGGAGAACATGACCCTATAATGAAACTATTATTATCGAGTTTGATAATATATTCATTAAATTTAGTATTAACAAAATAGAGATTAAAATATGGCACAATTTACGAGAGAACAAATCGAAGAAACGTTAAGAGGTAAAGGTTATAAATACTTCACAAGTGATAAAGGATATGATGTAAACATAGTTGGTATCAGAAACTCAGATACTCATGGTAAAGTAACAAACAGATTTGATGATACTCTTACAATCTCATACAAAGATTTAAATGGTGAATGGATTTATAATGAATACAAGGCAACAACAGACCCTGGTTCACATTGGGAAAAGAACTTGTTGAACAAAGATGGTGTTGCAATCCTAAAACCAGGTCAGTACAGAGGTTCACACAAACTTGGATTACATCAAGGTAAGTATGAAGCACTAAGACAGAAATCACCAGTAAAAGTTTATAGAGATGATAACAAAGATGGTGATTATGATTTGATTGAAGAAAATGTACAAGAAGGTATCTTTGGAATCAATATTCATAAGGCAGGTGGTAGAGTAGATGGTTCAACTCAGATTGATAAATGGTCTGCTGGATGTCAAGTATTTTCAAAAGAATCTGATTTTAATGAGTTTATGGATGTGTGTAGAAAAGCAAGTGGTATATGGGGTAACTCATTTACTTACACTTTGATTGAATCTAAAGACATTTCATAAATTTTTATATATATAATTAATAAAGGTTACAACTCACATTTAAGGAGGAGTAATAAAATGATTGATAAAGAATTAGAGAAAAAAGCTAATCACCCTGCAGATACAAATGGTGATGGTAAAGTATCTGATGAAGAGCATAAAATGTTCTTGGAATTCAAGAGAAAAGAACTTGATGACCAAGATGCTATGAGAGATGCACAAAGAAAAATGGCATGGTTTGCATTATTTGGAATGTTACTATACCCATTTGCTGTTGTAATCGCCTCGGTTACTGGAGTAGAACAAGCTTCTACAATACTTGGTGACATGGCAGCAACATACTTTGTTTCAGTAGCAGCAATAGTTGCGGCTTTCTTCGGTACACAAGCTTATTCGAATAAAAGTTAAAATAAAAATATGATATATTGGTTTACAGGACAACCAGGAGCAGGCAAAACAACTCTTGGTAAAAAGTTACATTCATTTCTTAAAACAGAAAAGCGAAATTGGAGGAGAGATGTTTTCCATTTAGATGGAGATGACCTCCGAGAACTCACAACCAACAAAGATTATTCAGAAGAGGGTAGAATCACAAACATTCGAAACGCTCATATGATTGCACAATACCTACATAATAATGGGTGTGATGTGGTAGTATCTCTTGTTGCACCATATCGTTGGTTAAGAGAGGAGTTTAAAGAAAAGATAGGTGTACATGAATTCCAAGAGTTTTATGTACATACAACTGAAAAGAGAGAACGAGATAGGTATAAATCAAAAGACTACGAACAACCAGAGGTTAATTTTATTGATGTAGATACTACAAAAGATTCACCAGATATATCTTTCTCAAGAATCATAAATAATCTCGGTAAAACTGTTGTAAAATGATACAAGAAATCATCTGTATAGGTTCATCATTTACAGAGGGTGGGGGATTAAATCCAAATAGAGATTCTAAACAATCAAAGTGGTACTCTAAAAAATACAACACTACTGTAACCGATAAAACACATTCTTTTCCAGCAATAATTGAAAATATTACAGGTATACCAACTCGTAACTTGGGTAAATGTGGTACAGGCTTAGAATGGATAATAAGAAATACAGAAGAAATATTAGAAGAAGGAAAACACGGTCAACTATTTGTATTTGATTGTAGTAATTGGGGAAGAGCAGAATTGTGGTCAAATGATTTTGAAAAATATGTTGTTGCAAATTGGGGACATAAAAATGGTGAGAATCCAAAAGATGGTTTCGCAACTCACATAACAGTTGATTATAATAACGAATACGATAATACACCATATCCAAATCCAGATTTTAAGAATATTCAAAGAAAATACGATATTTTTTTAAATCATTTTATGGATGAAGATAAATTGTTAATCAATCTTGAAAGACAGTTCTTAAATTTACTATATAAGTTGGATGCAAAAGGGATACCATTCAGAATATTAGAAAGTGAACCATTTTATTGGGAACAATTATTGAAAGAAAAACTGATAACAGATAATAGAATACAATTGAGAGCAGATAGAGATGGATTTGAAAATTGTTTAGTAACAACTTGGGATTTTTTATCTACTCATCAACTATCTATTAGATGTGATAGTGATGGTTTATTTGATGATGGACATGCAGGTGTTGAAGGACATAAGGTTATTGCTGATTTAATTTTAAAAACAATAAAAGATTATGAAACAATATAGTTTATTTATAGGTAGATGGCAACCTTGGCATGAGGGTCATCAATGGTTGATAGACCAAAGATTACGAGAAGGTAAAAATGTTTGTATTGCAATCAGAGATGTAGAACCAAGTGAAAAACAGCCTTGGACATCACAAGAAGTATTAGAAAACATTGGATATGAATTAAATGATTTGATTCAACAAGGAGTAGTAAAAGTAATAATTATACCTGATATAGAATCAGTAAATTATGGTAGAGGAGTTGGATATGATGTTATAGAACACGAACCTCCAAATCAAATTAAAAAAATATCTGCAACAAACATTCGCTCAGAAATGAGAAGAGATGGAAAATTATAATGGTAAGTAGAAAGAGACACATACTGAAAACAATAAGTTGGAGAATTATAGGTACATTAGATACTATAATTCTTTCATGGTTTATTACAGGCAATTGGAAATGGGGTATTGCCATCGGTGGTGTTGAGTTAATAACAAAAATGGTTCTTTATTATTTTCATGAAAGGGCCTGGTATAAATTTAGTAAATATGGAATTGATAAACCCGTACGTCAGAAATGAGTGGGATGATTTAAAAGAAATCATAGTAGGAACAACAAAGGGTGCACAAGTACCAACAGTAGGAGATAAATGTTTACATAGTATTGATTATGCACATTTATCCGATGAAGAGTTTAAAAATAGACCATCTGGTCCATACCCAAAACAAGTTATGGAAGAGATGGAAGAAGATTTAGAAGGAATAGTAAACACACTTACAGATTTAGGTGTAAAAGTACACCGACCAATCGATAGAGATTTTTCACAACCAATCGTAACAGAAAATTGGACAGTTGATGGATATTATAATTATTGTCCAAGAGATTCCATGTTAGTAATTAATGATAAGGTTATTGCAACACCAATGACACTTAGACATAGAAGTAATGAAGCAGAAACTTGTAAACCTTTATTCAATCCATCATGTTGGGTTGATGCTCCTAAACCCAAATTATTGGATTCGATATATCAAAGAGAGGATTTATCTATCCCCACCTTGTTGGATGAAGAACCCGTTTTTGATGCAGCAAATGTTATTAAACACAATAATGAGTTATTATATTTAGTATCTAATACTGGTAATAAAGCAGGGGCGATTTGGTTACAAGAGTTTTGTGATTCTCAGCCTTGGGGTGATTATCGTGTACATACTGCTGAAAATGTTTATGCATATATTCACATTGATACAACCTTTGTGTTTCTTAGAGAGGATACAGTACTAATAAATCCACATAGAGTTAGTTGGAGAAACCTACCAGAGTTTTTAAGTAGAATGAATATTATATGGGCACCTGAACCATATCCAACACAAGTATTAGAAGAGTGGTGTTCTGCATCGCCATGGTTAGGTATGAATATTTTACCTATCAATGATAAACAAGTTATGGTAGAAGAGAATCAAATACTATTAATGACAGAACTTAAAAAACATAACTTCGAACCTATTCCAGTCAGAATGAGACATGCTAGAACATTTAGTGGAGGACCACATTGTGTTACGCTAGATGTAAGAAGAGGATAGTATATCAAAAAATTTTGATATCCTATACTTATATACAAAGAGTATAGTATGGAAAATAACGAAAATATGGCGTTCCCCAACTTTGACCCAACGAATGATTTATCTCAGGCTGGGAAACAAAGAAGGATGAAAAGAGGATTAGGAGCTAAACCACTTTTAGAATCAGAAATCAAAGAGGCACAAAAGAAGGCTCGTTCGGCTATGGAGGCAGCGAGAGTATTAGGAGTATCTTACAACACTTACAAAAAATATGCTAGAAAGTATGGTATCTTTGAGGATTTAAAAAATCCTGATGGTATTGGTATCAAGAAAGGATATAATCTTAAAAGAGGTAAGTTTGCACTTGAAGAGATTCTTGCAGGTAAATATCCTAACTACCCTGTCTGGAAACTAAAACAAAGATTACTTAATAATGGTTATATGTTAGAGAAGTGTAACTGTTGTGGGTTTGAAGAGAGAAGAGTTACAGACCACAAAGTTCCTCTTGTTTTAGATTTTATAGATGGTGATAGAAAAAATCACAAGTACGAAAATCTTAGGATGTTATGTTTCAACTGTTCATTTCTTATAAATGGTAATCTAACTGGCCCTAAGAAAGAATACGAATACTAAATGATACTTTTTACGAATGGATGTTCTCACACTGCTGGGGTATGTGTTCTACCACCATTAACTTGGCCATGGATGTTAACTCGTAGTTTGATTGATGAAGAATGGAAAACACCAATAAACGAAATTGAAAACAATCCACAAGATTATATAAGTAAAGATGAAAATCAACTGATAGATTATTCAGACCATGGAAAATCTAATGATTTAATTTACTATGAAACTCTACATTTTTTACTCAGTTTACAAAAGAAAGGTTTAAAACCAGATTTTGTTGTAATACAATGGAGTGGGGTGAACCGAAGAGTTCATTCAATACCAGGTGGTAGTGGTGTTAACTATGGATTAATTAATGTAAATCCACACGATAATGCTGAGTTTGGGCCGTGGTTTGAACCATATGCGAGTAAACATACTCTTCAGTTGATGTTACATTTACAGATGTATCTTAAATCAAATGATATTAAATATGCTTTCATACCATACATGGAAGTAGATAAACGAAATAAATTTTTAGTTGAACTAGATTTTTTAGATGAAACTAAATGTACTACTTCACCATTGATTGGTCATCGAAATGAGTTTAGAAGAAAAGGTTTGAGTGGTGATACACATGGTCATCCAAATCTTCTAGCAAACTACTTACTAACTAGTGAGGTAATGGAGATATTAGATTGTGGAGAAGTTAAAGGTTTAAGTTTTTTCACAAATGGTAAAACTTCATTGAAGAATGAAATTATCAAAAGACAATACGAAAGAAAGTTTATAAAAGATAAAATAGATGATATAAACGAGGGAGAAAATGAGGATAGTTACTTTTGGAGTAATGCACTAAAAAAGTACAAAAGTTTAATATGAGTTTTATAATAGGAAATAAATGTGTTGGAGTATGTGATACAGCATGTGTTGAAGTTTGTCCTGTCGATTGTATTAACGGTCCATTAAGTGTTACTGGTAGAGGTGAAGAAGTAGAAAAGATGAGTGAGGAAGAAAAGAAAGGATTACAACTTTATATTGACCCAACTGAATGTATTAATTGTGGAGCATGTGTACCAGAATGTCCAGTTGAAGCAATATACATGGATGAAGAAGAGGCCATTGCAGAGGGTGAAATAGAGGCAGTGCAAAAAAATTATAAATTTTATGGTCAAAAATTTGGATAATTCAAAAAAAAGTTGTATGTTAGCTAGAAATATACATATATATAAATAAATAAACTAAAGTTATGAACAAATTTTTTGAAGTTACGGTATCAATCGTAGTGGCCACACTTAAAAATGGTAAGGATAAAAAGAACAAAGAAATCTACTTAGTAGATGCATTATCAGTAACAGAAGCTGAAGCCAAGGTTGTAAAAGATTTTGAGGATAGTGGAGTTCAGATTGACTACAAAGTTGTAGGTGCAAAAGAAAGTAGAATTATTAGGGTAATTAGCTAATGGGAAAAGAACCTGAAGTAGTAAAAGAAGAGATAAAAGTAAAAGTTGCTAAGAGAGTACCACCAGGAGATAGGTGGTCTCCCTTAGATAACGAAACTGTTATATTAGATTCTCTTACAGATGTTTTAGAATATGTTTACCAAAAACAAGGTGTAACACAATTTTTTATGGATGCTAAGGAAGGGTTCACCTATATTATCCAACAAGAAGAAAAAGTAATAGAACCAGAACCAACAAAAACATGGAGTTTATACGGTGAAGAGTAGAATAAAAACAAAACTGAGAAACATTTTATTTTCATTATTATTAATAATTGGACACACATTTCCTAGTTCAGGAATAATCAAAGAATGTGATAATGATTATGAAGATAGTGATGATATCCAGATGTTTATTTAATAACACTATATTTATAGTAGATACTAACATTAACAAACAAAAAAAACTATGCAAACTGTTTTAATTATTTTAGGTCTCCTTGCAATAGGAGCCGGAGTTTACTTCTTTCTTATCAAGACTGGTAAGATTGAGGACAAAGATGGTGATTTAATTGCCGATGATGTAGAAGAAGTTATCGAAGATGTTAAAGACACTGTTAAGACTGTAAAGAGAAGAGCCAAAAGAGTAAAAGAAGAGCTTGGTGATGTTGCTGATGCAATCAAAGAGGTTGGTAAACAATCTAAAGATGTTGTAAAAGCTGCAAAAGGTGCTACTCGTAAAGGTAGACCATCAAGAAAGAAATCTTCAAGAGCTAAAAAATAAGGAGTAACATTGAGTTTAAAGAAACTTATAACCGAGACAGTGGTCATTGATTCCATGTTCGATATGGAGCAGGAATTATTGAACCTCAAAGAATCTATCTTAGAACAAATGATTGTTGAGGGAGTAGATGACCCTGGCATATTGAAATGTGTTTTCATGGCCGGTGGACCTGGAAGTGGAAAATCGTTCACTGCCATGGAAATCTTCGGTATAGATAAAAGACTCAAAGCATCATTTTCCTCAACTGGTCTTAAATCAGTTAATTCGGATTCGGCATTTGAAAAAGGATTAAAGGATAATGGTATTGACCCAAAAGATTTAGCAAGAATTGAAAAAGAAGAACCAGAGTTGTGGGATAAAATTACTGCAACACCTGGTGGTATCAGAGATAAGGCAAAACAACTAACTGCAAAACAAAAGAAGTTTTACGAAGCAGGTAGATTGGGAATGATTATCGATGGTACTGGTCATGTTTACAGTAAGATTCAGAAGAATAAGAAATACGCTGAATCACTAGGTTACGATACTTACATGGTATTCGTTAATACTTCACTAGAAGTTGCCCAAGAAAGAAATAAACAAAGAGAAAGAGTATTACCAGATGATTTGTTAGAGAAATCTTGGAAAGATGTTCAGAACAATTTAGGTAAATTCCAAAATCTATTTGGTGGTAATTTTAGAATTGTAGATAATACAGTTTATAAACCTATCGCAAGAGAAGTTCAAAAGGCAGTTAATTCTTTTGTAAGAAAGAAAATATATAATCCAATCGGTAAAAAATGGATTGAAACTGCAAGGGCCTTAAAAAAGAATAACCTTATTAAAAAGTAAAAAATGAACCTTGAACAGGTTTACAAACAACATAATACTTTTCTCAAACAAAATCAAGAAAACGTAACAGAGATAATGGTACGAAGTGATGGTGATAATAAATTTACAATCACTACCAAAAAAATTGCAAGTAGATTACTTGAAAGTAAGGGATTATATAGTTCAACTCATTTTTATCCTACCTTTGATACAAACTGTACTCTTTTTCCATACAAATCATCTGATTTTAAAAACCCACTTACTGAAAATTGTAAAAACCTTTTAGAAACTGTTGGTTATGAATCATATGAAGATTTATTAGTAAATGGTGATATTACTGCTTGGGTAAGAGACCCATTCGAAAGATTACTAACTGCAATAATAGAGGAAACAAAAGATGATTATGATTTATTTACAGAATCAGAAGTTGCCTTAGATTATTGGTTAGATGAGGTAGTTAAGAAGGGATATTCAATAAATTCATTCCATTGTAATGAATATCATCGATTGGTGTACTTAATATCAAAATCCAATACAAACTCGTTTAATAGTATAGATGTACCTAAACCAGTTAATCACATGGAAGAAAGTACAAAAAATCAGATTAGTAATAATAAATGGAAAGATGCCATGAGAGAATCTTTACTACAAGGTGAGCGTTTATTAAAAGTAGAGAATTACCTTACATCTGAATATATTTTTTACAAATTATTGAAAAAATAAAAAATGTATATTTAGTACTATACACAAAATATATATTACAACATGGGAATAACTGAATTACTAGAAAAACTACAAAGCTTAAATTATCAGTTAGAAGAAGCAATTGAATCTCAAGATTGGGATGATGTTAGTACTGTCAAAGGTGAATTAGATGAATTAATTCTTGAAGGAGACAGAGCTGGATTTGATTCTTATGATACTTACGAATAAAATATGATTATACCAATAGATGTAAAACCACCGAAAAGAGTAGAAAAAGTTTGGGGACACGAACTTTGGATACACAATGATGAAGAATATTGTGGTAAATTACTAGTGTTTGAAAAAGAGATGGCAAACTTCTCAATGCACTACCATCTGAAAAAGAAAGAAACTTGGTACATACAACAAGGTTCTTTTCAGTTCAATTGGATTGATGTTGAAGATGGACAACATGATAGCAGGATTCTAAAGGAGGGAGATTCTGTTCTAATAGAAAGAGGACAACCACATCAATTAATATCGTTAGAAGAGAACTCAATCGTTTTTGAGGTATCTACACAACATTTTGATGAGGATTCATATAGAATATACAGAAACACACCTAATGATTTATTATGAGTAAAGTAAAACAACCGATTAGATTCACAAAAGAATTTTCTCCAAAGTACAACTCTCCAGCAATGAAAGCATCACTTTTAGAACAAGGTTGGAAGTTTAAAGGTACAAATAAAGATAACCCCATCTTTGAATATTACCACGCATAAAATAATTGCAAAATAATTAAGAAATGCCATTGTAGTCTCGGCGGAAATACTTATATTAGCTATGTAAGATTAAGATAAAACGCTAGAACTATGAGTAAATACAATTCTTCTTTTTGGTACGATGATTTCGATACAGATGACTCGATTCTCGATAACCTAACAGATACAGAAAAGAAATCCTTAGATTTATACAAGTTGGCATCATCCAAGAGGGCGATATCTAACTTTGTTAATATCGTAACAAACGAATCAATACCAGTTCAATTCAAAGAAAGGGGTGATTCTTACACCGATGGTAAAACTGTTGTTATTGGTAGTAAGATAGAACAACCAAAAGATTTTGATGTGGCTGTTGGTTTGGCACTTCACGAGGGTTCTCACATAAAACTTTCCAATTTTAAATTACTAAACGATTTATACAATTTGATTCCTACTCATGTTACTGATGGGGCAATCAAAAAAGGTATTTACAATACACAAGAAATTGTTAAGAACCTTTGGAACTATGTAGAGGATAGAAGAATTGATAACTACGTTTTCAAATCAGCTCCTGGTTACAGAGATTATTACAGAAAGATGTACGATAAGTACTTCAATGATAAGTTGATTGATAAGGCATTACTTTCAGATGAACATACTAATGAGGATATTAATAGTTACTTGTTCAGAATTATTAACCTTCATAACAAAAATACAAATCTTTCGGCGTTGAAAGGTTTAAGAAAGATTTACAGATTAGTTGGTTTGAACAAAATCAGTAGATTAAAAACTTCACAAGATTCACTTGATGTGGCGTTAGAAATATTCAAAGTTATTTTGAGTAACATGAATGATGTATCAGATGGTGGAGATGAAACTCCTCAACCACAGAAAGGTGGTGAAGGTGAAGGTTCTGATGGTAGTTCTGATGATGGACAAGGTTCTTCTGATAACACAATGAGTGATGAAGATTTCAATGACCTGATGGACTCAGTTGGTAAATCACCAATAGATGGTGGTTCTGATGAAACTCCTACTGGTGGTGGTGGAATGGATGTTGATAATCTACCTGATAATATGGATGGTACTAAATCTTCATCATCAGATTCTAAATCAAAATCTTCAATTCAACTTTCAGATAGACAAAAAGAACTTCTTAAAAAGAAGATTGAAAAACAAAAGAAATTCTTGGATGGTGATATCCAAAAGAAATCAATAACTAAATCAGATTCTAAGAATCTAAACTCTATTGAAGAGAGTGGTTCTGAAATCAAACAAGTTGGTAATGGAACCAGAACAGGTTATTGGAATAACCAAACTACTCCTTGTATTGTAGTTAAGAGAATGACCAAGAGTTTATATGAATCAGAATTATTCCCAATGACAAGGTTAAACTATTGGAACGAAAAAGAAGGACCAGTTAGAATGCACTACCAAGATTCAGTTGATAAAGGTATCAAACTTGGTTCTATCTTAGGTAAGAAACTTCAAGTGAGAGGTGAAGATAGAAGTACTGTTTTCAACAGACAGAAAATCGGTAAGATTGATAAGAGAATGATTTCATCTCTTGGATTTGGTAACGAGAATGTATTCCAATTTACTGAGATTGATTCTTACAAGAAGGCCAACCTTCACATATCAGTAGATGCTAGTTCATCTATGGGTGGTAGTAAATGGGATAAAACAATGACCAATGTAGTTGCTATTTGTAAGGCAGTTGATATGATTCCTAACTTACAAATTCAAGTAACATTCAGATTGACTCAAGATAACAAACCATACATCGTTATGGCCTACGATTCAAGAGTAGATAAGTTTTCTAAAGTAAAGAATATGTTCGGTGGATTAGGACCAAGTGGAACTACACCTGAGGGATTATGTTTCGAGGCTATTCAAAAAGAGTTTGTTCCAATCAATAATGATATGGATTCTTACTTCTTGAATATCTCAGATGGACAACCTTACTTCCCTGGCAATGGGTTCTACTATGGTGGTGAAACTGCTGAAAAACACACCAACAAAATGGTGAAGATGATTGAGAGTATGGGAATTCAAACTCTAGCCTACTTCGTAACAGATTGGGAAATGGATGTAGAATCCTCTGATGCAAGAAGTTTCAAAAGAATGTATGGTAAAGGTGCCAAGATGATTGATGTTAATAATGTTAATCAAATCACAAAAACAATGAACGAATTATTTTTGGCAAAATAATTAAGAAATGCCATTGTGGTCTCGGATTTTTTTACTATATTAGCTATGTAAGATTGAGATAAAGTTAAACCTATAAAACATAAAATATGACAGATTTAAAACAAGGTTACATTCCAAACGAAGTTTACAAAGTAGAACAGTTTGGTAATACGTTTAAGTTGATTGATACTCAAGGTGTCAAAGTTGGTACTATGGGTGCCACAACTACAAATAGGAAGAACGCTTTCAAACAAGGAAAGGCTCTTCAAGGATTTATCACTAAGAGTGGTAAAAAGATTTATAAAAAAGTTGATATGGATGTGTACAACGCACTAGTTATCCCAATGAATACTCAAGATGGTAGTGTTCAGTTTGAGGATAAAGGTGACCACACGGCCATTAAAGATTTTATCCACAAAGGTTCGGTTGGGTTGAAACCTACTGAATTAGTTATGGAAGAACTAAAGTGGAAATACCTCATCAGAAGTGCTGTGAGGGCTAAAAATATTATGATGACTGGTCCAAGTGGTTGTGGTAAAACCATGGCTGCCAAGGCGTTGGTAAACGCACTTGATAGACCAGATTTCTATTTCAACCTTGGGGCTACTCAAGACCCGAGAGCTACACTAATTGGTAATACTCACTTTGATAAACAGAGAGGAACTTACTTCTCTGAATCATCGTTTGTTCAAGCCATCAAAACACCCAACGCGGTTATTCTCTTGGATGAGTTATCTAGGGCTCATCCAGACGCGTGGAACATCCTAATGACTGTTCTTGACCAAGGTCAAAGATACTTGAGATTGGATGAGGCTGATGGTTCACCGATTGTGAATGTGGCTGAAGGTGTTACGTTCATCGCAACGGCTAACATCGGTAATGAATATACATCAACAAGAGTGATGGATAGAGCGATTCTTGATAGATTTGTTACTATCGAAATGGATGTTCTTGATGATGTGAAAGAATTTGGATTACTTAAGTTTATGTTTCCAGAAGTGAATGAAGATGATTTGAAAGCAATTTCAGAGATATCTCACCACACTAGAACTCAATCAATGAGTGAGAATGGAAAACTAACTTCAATGGTTTCAACAAGAGCCTCTGTTGAGATGGCTGGATTAATCTACGATGGGTTCTCACTTCTTGAATCTGCTGAGATTTCAATCTTCCCATTCTTCTCACAAGATGGTGGTGTTGATTCCGAAAGAACATACATCAAACAATTGGTTCAGAAATACCAAAAAGATGAAAATGGTGAACCTCTATTCAAAGAAGTAGAGGACAACCAAGAAGAGAATGAGGATTCAGTTCCTCAGTTTTAGGGTTATCACTTACAAATGAGATACGAGAGGTGGAAAGCGGTTTAACAAAGCTCACCTCTCTATTTCTAAATTAACAAATTATGGATGGAATTATAGTTTACTTATTGATTGGAACGTTGTGGTGTTTTATCACAGACGTATTTATGACTGAGATGGAGAATAACAATACAAGATTAAGATATGTTATCTTCTGGCCAGTAACAGTTATAGCATTTATTTGGGGATTTATTGAAGCAATGAAGAATAGAGATGAGGAAATGTAATGTTTGTAATCGTAGAAAACCTAATTGGTTTTTCAAAACACCTGAAAAGAAAACTTGCAGACAATGTGAGTTCAGTTGGTGGAGGTGGTTTCTACGTTCATTAATAAAACAAAGAAAATTAACAGCAGCAGAACGATTAGGTAACCGATTGGGTTACATGGGAACTGCATTCATTATGATGTCACCATATCTTTTACCTTATGATAATATCGGTGCATACACTTACTTGATTGGAGCAGTATTATCCTTACCACAAGTTTGGTTGGCAAAACAATGGAACTTAGTAATCGTAAATTTTAACTTACTGATTGGATATGGAATGTATCTATTCGGTTCATAAAAAATTTAATATTGAAAGAAAAAAATACATTTATGTTAACATCTGCACACTATGAAACTATTAGAAAAATGATTCGATACTTTTCTAAAAATATCAAGGTAGAGAATGGTAATAAAAATAAAGTAGAATTTTTAGATACGATGTTAAGACAACAATTCTATAATAGAAATGAAAGAGGATTGTTAAATAAAATGAGAACAGTTTACTTAGACCAATGGAGATAGATTTACATGGAATGACTCACGAACAAGCAGTTTTAGAGACAGAGAATTTATTACTAATGGAATACAAATACGCAGATGAGTTCAAAGTAATCACAGGCAACTCACCAAAACTTCAAGATAAAATTACAGAGATGTTAGACAAACATGGATTCAGATGGTACATACCCTCATGGAATCTTGGAGTTGTGATGGTAAGTTATTAAAAAATGCCATTGTAGTCTAAAATATTTTTTGTATATTAGCAAATATAAGATTAAAATTATGAGTTTAAGAGATACAGTAAAAGATTGGTTAAGAGAGGGTAAGGAGATTAAACCAAAAAATCCTCTTTGTTCAAAAAGGTTGGTTATTAAAAACCTAAATCAAATCAAACAATTATTGGAAGAAGATTCCCCAATGATTGCAAAGGAAAGAATAAAGTTCTTAATATCAGATATTGAGAATGGAAAATTAAACGCAGGAAATTTATAATTAATAAATAATAAAATGGCAAAACAAACAAGTGAATGGATGACTAGGTTGGTGGAGAAATACCGCATCCCCTCTGAGAAGAGTAAACCAATCAAAATTTTAACTGAAGAACAATTAAAAAGGATAAAAAAGAACGATGGGAAGAATTAAAAAACTATTAGATGAACAAACTTATATAATGAGTTTGGGTGAAGAACAAGAATTAAACAAAGAATTTGAAGATTTCAAGAATTCACAAGAATATGTTGCAAAAGTAAATGAAGAGTTCAACTTACATAAATCAAAATATTCTGATGCTGAGGTTGATAACGCTATTAAATACGCATTTGAATGTATCCAACTACCACCAGAAGAGATTGGAATCAATGTATATCAGAAGTTGTGGAGACAACATTTCTATGAAATTTTAAACAGTTAAAATGGCTTATAATCCCTTCAGATGGTACACACAAGGTAAGTACCGAAAGAAACCACTTAAGAAAGCATCACCACTTCTATCCAAGATTAGAAATGGAGATTTTGAATCATCACCTTTTTTCAGAGAGGCAAAAGATAATGAAAAGTTATACGATAAAATGTATAATGAATTCATGGAATCATCACATATTTCTGATGAGAATGATAAAAAGGTAGAAGCCCATCAACACGCAAAGATGAAGAGAATCAAGGCACAAAAGTTAATGGAGAAGGGATTAGAAGAAGAGTTAACAAGATTGAAAGAACTAAGAAGTGAATTAACTAGAGAGTTTGGTAAAGATTTATGGGAAGAATCATTGGAGAGACAGAGAGGAAAAGGAAGAACCGAAGATTTATATTTTTGGTATAAAAAACAGATGAAGTTAGGTCAAACACCATCTGAAATCGCAATAGCATTAGGTAGGAAAACTACAAAAGGTCTATTACCTAATATTTATTAATATGAAAGATACTCTACTAGAGAAGGCAATCAAAGTTATAGATTCATGTAAAAATGATATCCATTTTGATGGTGCAATCAGATATGTAGATAATTTCAAAAAGTTTAGTACTCAGAAAGAGTACGATTTTATATTAACCCATTTACATAAAAAATTAAATAGTTATAATGGAAATTAAGAAGAGTAGATATGGACAAGACCGTTCATATGAGAAGATTGATGAGAAGAGAATCCGAGTAACGGGTCAATCTAAATTTGTAAGAGCATCTGAATCAGAAGATGGAACAGTTATTATGTATGATATGGAAGGTGGTCCATGTTTCAATGTTAACGCAAAGATTAGATATAGACACAAAGATTATGTAATCGAAAAAATTCAACCTCTAAAAAGTGTTCATGAAGATTTATGTGAGGTTGTACTTCACTTAAAATAAAAATGTTTCAGAATCAGTATTTTAGTAATTACTTTATTCTATGTTATGATTCAGTAAGAGATATTGTATTTGTAACAACTCAAAAATGTGGACAAACATTTATTGGTACACATTTAGATGGAGTTCATTTTGAAGTAATGGACCATACAAACATGAGCAGACCTACTTATAAGTTAGGTGATGCGATTCTACATGAATTTACTGAGGCAGGTTCATCTTTCAAGGAATTATTTAATTGTGAAACAGTTGAAGAAGTACTGAATACAAAACAATGTTACTTTGTAATTAGAAATCCAAAGAAGAGATTTTTCTCAGGTATAGCACAAATACTAACACAAAGATTCAAAGAAACTGAAGATGCATCTGATATTTGGGATTTTAAAAAATATGATGAACCAGAGATAGAAGTTATAAAATACATGAAATCTGATAAAGGACAGGATTGGTTAAGAAAAGAACTATCCAAGTTATCATTATCAGATTTGGATGATGAACATATCTATCCTATTTTTGATTTCTATACAAAATATCTATGGAGACCACACCACAAGACAATCAATTTAAACGATTTATCTTCGTGGTTTGAAGGAGTAGAACCTAAACGATGGAATCCATATTTAGTAAACGATAAAAGTGAGATATATAAAAAATGGATTTTGGATTCAAAACATCCGATTCATAAATTGCTTTTAGAGTATGGTGATATTTATAATAAAGAAGTAATTGCATGGGAAAATCTAAAAAGGGAAGAGTGTTAACTGCGTTTATTGGTGCTCAAGATATCTACGAGTGGGTAACTAGTGAAGATGGTAGAGCAACAATGTTTCCTATTTTGATGAGTGGTGTTGAAAAGACAATAGAAGAGGATTTAGAAGAACATCATGTTCTTAGAGTAGAATCTTTGGTAAATTACAATATGCAGAAGTTCAACTTCTATGTCAAGAGAGATGATTTATCCGATACATTAGATAAAATAATGGAGTGGGCATTAGAAGAAGAAGAATATGAAATCTGTGCAAGAGTTAAAAAAGTAGAAGAGAAACTTGTAAAAGAAGAATTTTGAAAATATTAGTTATAGGAGATAGTTGTACCGATATATTCGTATATGGTAGTTGTACAAGGTTATGTCCAGAAGCACCCATACCAGTATTCCAACCATCCAAAACCATAACAAATCAAGGTATGGCTGGAAACGTTGTTGAAAACCTCAGAGCATTAGGAGTTAGAAAAACTGAACTAATAACAAACAACGAACAAATCCAAAAGACAAGATATGTAGAAACCAAATCAAACCAAATGCTACTCAGAGTAGATGGTAATGATAAGGTCTCTAATTCATTTGATTATCGTAAAGTTGATTTTGATTCATACGATGCAGTGATTGTTGCAGATTATGATAAAGGATATCTAACTTATCAAGATATAGGTAAAATCGGTGAAAATTCTAAACTATCTTTTATTGATACAAAAAAGACAATAGGTAGTGGAGATTATTTCAAAGATTATACATTTGTAAAAATGAATGAAGTTGAGTGGGAAAATTGTGTTGAAAAAGGTGCAGTTTATTCTGAGTGGAAAAAATCATTGATTGTAACTATGTCTGAGAGAGGATGTATGTACGATGAAAAAAGATATCCAGTCGATACTTCAGTTGAGGTTAGAGATTTGAGTGGTGCAGGAGATACTTGGATGGCATCATTCGTAATGAAATATGTAGAAACAAAAAGTATAGATGAATCAATACAGTTTGCAAATGAAAATGCAACAATAGTAGTACAAAAAAGAGGTGTTACAACAATATGAGAAAATACTTACCAACATTAGGAGAACTTATAGATAGATTAACTATCGTTCAGTTAAAAGAAGTTAAGATTCCACAACACAAAGAGGAATATCAAAAAGAAATCAAAGATATCGTACATGATATTAATGAAATATTATTAGATGAAAAACTTCCAAGAGATATCGTTGATGGGGATATGATTAGGGCAATAGTGGTGTTATCACAAATGAATACTCATATTTGGGTGAATGAAGATAAAGCAAGAAGTGGTGAAAATAAAGGAAATGATTTACTGCTCACTCATGGTTTAAATGGAATCAGAAACACAGCCAAAAATAAAATACAAGAGAAAGTTGGTGGTAGAAAAGATTACAAAATAGATTGTATCGCATCTGATTTTAAAGATTGGGAAGTATCGTGGGAGTAACTGAAATAAATACCATATTTTCTGAAGTAGAGTTTTCTTATATAAAAAAAGAATTTGAATCTAGTAAATTTATAGAAAACAATACTTGGGAAGAAGGAATTATACATTTCAGTAAACCAGTAGAGATATCTCAAATAGAAAATAAAGATATTATCAAATTAATTAATAATGCAATTAAAAGAACAGGTATATCACCACTAGATAAAAATGTAATCAAGGGTGCTCTATTTTATAAATGGGGACCTGGTTCTTACATTCCATGGCATCATGATTCAAATTATTCAGCTGGATTAACAGTATATTTGAACGATGATTGGAATTATAAAAATGGTGGATTATTTGTGTACAAAGATGATGAGGATATCAAAACAATAGTACCTCAAAAAAATAAAGGAGTTTTACAAATCGGAGGAGTTGCACATTCAACTACGATAATATCAAAGAGGTCTGAACCGAGAAAAACTTTACAGATATTTTTTGATAAGTTTAACGATTTAAATAATTATATTATATGACAAGACAAGTATTAGTTACAGGTGGTGCAGGATTTATAGGTTCTAACCTAGTGAAACGATTAGTTAAAGAAGGGTATAGAGTTGTATCATTGGATGATTACTCAACAGGCAATAAAGATAATCATATCGAAGGTGTAAAATATATCACTGGTGATATTGAATTAATAGAATACATAAAAGGTGATTTTGAAACTTGTTATCATATTGCTGCACAATCAAGAGTACAACCTTCGTTTGATGACCCAACAGAATGTTTTAGGGTTAATGTGAAAGGAACTCAAGCAGTGATGGAATGGGCAAGAGCAAACAATATAAAAGTTGTATATGCTGGTTCATCATCCAAACACCACAACCCATCAGATTCCCCATATGCTATGTACAAATATCTAGGAGAAGAGGTTTGTAAGTTATATAAGAAAACTTATGATGTTGATGTTAGAATATGTAGATTTTATAATGTTTATGGACCAGGTGAATCTTTGGATGTAAAATTTGGAAATGTTATAGGTATATGGAGAACCTTAATTGAAGAAGGTAAAGCCCTACCAATAGTGGGCGATGGAGAACAGAGAAGAGATTTCACTTATGTGGATGATATTATCGATGGGTTATTTAAGGCATGTAATTCTAATTTTAATCATGCAGATGCATGGGAGTTAGGATGTGGTAAAAATTACTCAATAAATGAATTGTTTGGGATGTTTAAAGAAAAGTATCCAAATATAGAAACTAAAACATTACCAGACCAAAAAGGAAATTATAGAGAAACATTAAATAGAAATAAAGAGGCAAGAGACCTATTAGGTTGGGAGCCTAGGGATATGTTATACGATTACATAAAATCATTATGATAAACAAAAAGAACGAGTGGAATCAAAGTAAATCTAAATGGGGTTTTGGTAGAACCAAAATTGATAACTTTTTAGATGAAGAAACTGCATACCAATTATATGAAGAGTGTATGAACGCTCCAAAAGGTGGATGGACAGTATTTACTCGTGCTGGTTCAAGAATGGAAGAGTTCAACGATTTGATTTCATTACCAACTGCACATAGGGTAACTTATGATATAATGCATAGTGGTGAGTTTCTATACGAGTTAGAACAAATGACTGGGATTGTAGGATTATTACCAGACCCACATTTGGTTGGAGCAGGATACTCAATAATCAGAAATAGTAAAGATTTGGGTTGTCATTATGATTTCAATTGGAATGATAGAATCAGATTACATAGAAAACTAACTTCACTTTTATATATCACACCAGATTGGAATGATGAATGGGGAGGTCATATTCAGTATTGGGATGATAATATAGATGTTAATCCAAACTCACCATTAATTGAATCAGTATCACCAAAATTTAATCGATTGGTAATCAATGAGAATGTAAAACAAGCACCATACCACAGAGTGAGTGAAGTAAAATCACCAGAGGATAAACCAAGATGTGCAATAAGATTTTTCTATTATATTTCTACATCAGAATACGATAAAGATAATCCACCACATCGAAGTACATATAAATCAAATGAATATTCACACCATAAATTACATGAAGAAGAAAATTGGGATGGACACTTTGTAGGACAAGGTGGTGAAGATTATGGTTATAAACCCAAGTAATGAAATACATTTTAACATCAGGTTGTTCATTTACTAATAATACTAGATATAATCCTAATAATAAACTAGCAAGTGAGAACTATCCAAACGAGGATTACAAATCTTGGCCTTACTATTTACAGAAAGAAGTAGGAGAGGATTATGAAGTTTGGAATCTTGGTGGTGCAACTAATGATAATATAAGTATTATTAGGGTTTTGTTCTATAATATTAAAGAATTGATAAATAAAGGAGTAGATTCTGATGATATTACAATTGTAGGACAGTTCTCAGATATTCATAGAAAAGCAATATATCTACCATCAGAGTGGAATTGGGATGAACAATTACAATGGAAAGAACACACCTTAAAATATCACGAACATAATGTATGGAAAAAAGATAAGAATGGATTCTTTTTCCTAACTGGTGGATTTGGACCACCTGATAATGAAGATGGAACGATGAATATTTTAGGGTTAAATAAATTCATGGAAGAGTATGATATGAAGGTATTAGGAGAATCCTATATAAACGAAACTCTTCAATGGTTAGAAACTTGGGCATTCTTTGAAACATTTTGTATTGATAATGATATCGAAACTTATTGGTTTTGGATGAGAAACAATTTATCACAAGAGGCTTTTGATTGTCACTTCGGTGCACCTGATATGGATAGTGATAAAACATCAAAAAATATATGGTTGAATGAATATGATATCTTAAAACCATATTTGGATGAGGTATCTTTCAATGGTAAAAAGATTTGGTCATATAAAAATTACAATGGATTATTGGAGTGGTGTTACGATAATTATGGTGATTTAAATCCATATCAAGAAACAGTAGGAATGGATGTAAATCATTATCTAACGAAAGTACAACCAAATAAATGGGGTCACCCATCAAAAGAAATGAATGAAAAATTTGTTAAAGAAGAACTATTAAAATTTATTGAATATGGAATCAATGGATAGAGAAGAACTTGAGTGGTATCACAACATTCAAGACCCATGGGATTGGGTTACAGTTTTTGAGAATACAGTATCAGAGTATTGTGGTTACAAATATGGAATTGCATGTGATTCAAACTCAAATGCAATCAGATTAATGTTAAATTATTTTGGGATTAACCATACACATATTGTTATACCAGCAAGAACCTATGTTTCAGTACCAAATCAAATCATATTGAGTGGCAACTACCCAGTCTTTGAAGATTACAAATGGGATGGATTTTATCAATTTGGTAGTGATATTCCAATCATAGATGCTGCAACGGCATTCTATGAAGGTATGGGAAAAGACCACCAAGATAAACATATGATACTTTCATTTCATAAGAAAAAGATACTTAATATAGGACAGGGTGGAATGATTCTAACAAATGATGAAAAACTTGTAGAATGGGCAAGACCTATGATTTACGATGGTAGACACAAAGATAGAATGTATAAAGATGATGAATTTGAGTGTATTGGATGGCATATGTATATGAGTCCAGAATCTGCGATGAGAGGATTACAAATATTCCATTCACCTAGAATCCAAAGTTGGAATGAACATTGTGGTTCATCCAAAGTATATGGTGATTTGAGAAAACAAGAAATATTCAAACCTTATGTAAATGATAACAGTAAATAAGGAATTAGAGTACGATGTATATTTGGGTGATTGGGGTATTGACCTCACTTCATGTTTTTATGAATACAACAACCAATATCAGAAAGTAATGAGTTGGAACGAGGAGTGTGATGGATACAACGAAGAACACTTCATTGAATCGGTAAAGGAATTTATTAACAAACACCCAAACAAAACAATTTATGTGATTGATAAATATGAAGCACATAGTATGAAAGAACATTCAGGCAAAACAATTCAATCACTTATCAAATTTACAGAACAAAATAAACTAGATATAACCTTTGCAGGTGGTGGATATGATAAACCAGGATTTCCATTTAGAAAAATAACCTATTGGTTAGGGAATAACGCATTCAAAAACAAAGAGATAAAACCAAGAAAGTTTGATAAACACTTTCTGTATATGAATCGAATTCGTAAAAAACAAAGAGAAGAACTACTCTTCAGTATGTATAGAGGAAGATATTTAGATAAATGTTATTGGAGTTGGGCATCTAATAATCCAGGTGATGGATTACACAAAACAATTGAAGGTGTTGTGATTGATGGTCAGAATTCACATTTAGAAAATGAAATACTACCTGAATTTTTTAAATCATTCATATCAATCGTACCAGAAACAAATGTTTGGGTAAATGAACACACAAGAGGAGTAGCATTTCCAACAGAAAAAACAGAGAAATGTTTCACTGCAGGACAACCATTTATTGCAGTATCTACACCAGGATATCTTAGACAATTGAGAAGTTTAGGATTTAGAACATTTGATGGATTTATAAATGAAGATTATGATTCATATTATAATGATAAAGAAAGACACGAAAGAATTATGATGTTGATACATGATATTTCAACTTGGTCACTAGAAAAGTGTGAGAGGATATATAAGGAGATGATACCTATATTAAAACACAATCAAGAACTAAACGAGAAATATTTAAAACTTCAGAACGATGCAGGATTCTCATTCATAGATGATATCATTGAAGATGAGGTGTATGAAGATATGTTAATGAAATCAGAAGATAAACAAAGATATAATCCAGACAGATTAATATGAGAACAGTATATTCAATAGGAGATAGTGTGGTTTGGGGTGCAGAGTTAGAGAACAAGCAGTATGAACGATTTTCTTACGATTTCGCGAGAAGGTTAGGAGCAACAGATTGTAACAACGCATCCGCAGGTGTATCTAATGATTACATATTTAGAAACACAATACGAGATATCTACCATTGGAAGAAAACTGGTCAAGTTTGGAGTGAAGAGACGGGTTGGATTGATAGTGATGAATTTATCCTATGTATGGGAGTTACTTCACCAACAAGATTTGAGTGGTGGGATGGTAAAAGATACGAACAAGAAAGGTTGTGGAAAGGATACGATAAATGGGGTAAGAACGATGAAGAGAGAACCACATTAGATTTCCATGTACTGAATCAAACCGAACTCATCCCATCCTTTATCAGAACCCTGCAAGGGGTATTATCTGTCAAGACTATATGTGAGAGTGAATCAATACCATATATTATATTCAACACATTTTTTAAATATAATTTCGATGAAATAAAACAACCCAAAAATAATATTGATAGATGGGGTAGAAAGGATAATCAATTAAGTTTAGACTCACTATGGAATGAGATACCAATTGAGTTCAAATTAGATACGATGTACGATTACTTTAAAAAACAAGGTGGTGGATTATTACCAAGAAATCACCCAACAAAAGAATCACACCAATTGTGGAGTGATAGGTTATATAATATGTTTATGAATAAAGAGAAAGATGATGAATTTTAGATTTTTTAATGAAGAATGGAACGAGGGCACGAAACCCCCATCCGATGATGATTGGGGAGACGAGTTAGAGGACGGAGTACACGATTTTATAATAAAGAAAAAGAAACCTACTCACATAGAAGATGAGTACGAAGAATATGGCAACTAACCCCTTTACATCCTATCGGTGGGGGTGGAGTCGATGACTAAATTTTTTTTGATAGTGATATATATTTATTGATATGGGATTCGGAATAATATATACATTTTTACAAAAGAACTTTGGTACTAATAATAACAAAAGATTAGAACAAATGAGAAACAATAAGTATGTAACTCTTAATATCAGAGAACAGAGATTAAAAGAGAATTGTAAGTGTGGGAAGTATAACCCACAAAGTAGTAACTGCAAGTGTAATGAAACCAAGACCAAAAGGAATGCTCATAGAGATTTCTTATTTGGGAACATCACAAGTAGAGAGTACGATACGCAGTTAGAGATAACCGAAGAAGAGATTAACGAAGAGTTATTTAAAAGGAACGACAACCATTAGTATAAGTTCCCTACACATGCACTAACAACCCCTACGACTCAATACCGAGTTATAGGGGTTTTTTTATGCCCAAATGGGAGTTAACGACAGTACCCCAAGTACCCCTACTGAGAGGAAGAGAATACACCACGCTGAGGTTGTTTTTGATTCTTTCGTGTGAAATTATACTACACCATAATAGTTAACCCCTCTAACCCCTTGTAAATGAGGTGCTTGGAGGTTTCCACTACCCCCAAATGAGTAGTTAGTTGCACAATAGAGTGGTATCATAATGATTTTATGATATACTTTCCCATAATGATAGAGGAGGACTAGGTATAGCATTATTATTAGGAGCCTCAAGCGTATGTGTCCAGAGGTGACATGCTGTCATGTGCTTGGTTGTGATATATTACCCCCCATTTGCATATGTCCAGTAATAGGGGATTTCCTTACAAAGATGACAATTCCACGCTTTTCAGACATATTGTCATGTTTTTTATTTGGATATATGAGCTTTTTTTCGTATCTTAGCTCGGAGGCGTGTGTCTTTGCCTGCTTAATAATAATGACTGTTACAATTGTGTCATATGTTACATTTGTAAACAGGTGACATATTGTCATAGTTCTATCTCTAGGGGGGTATAGTCTAATAAGCATCACGCTATTCTGTGATTTATTACTTGTATCCGCAAAATAATTGCAAAAAAAGTGTAAAAAAGTTTGGAAGTCTCAGGAATTATTCGTATATTAGCTATGTATTGTGATTGAGACGTTACTCTAACAATACTGTTCTTTGAAAATATAGCGGTATAAGTCCTTATAGGAAATGAAAGATACTCGGGCAATCGCACTCTGAATGAGACCATTCTCTCCTATTCCCACACGGGAAGACAACAAAGTAAAACCAATTTCACCAGCAGTTCCTCATTCCTGCTGGTTTTTTTATGCAGAAAAGCGTGCAATTGTTTGGATTTGTCATTTATTATTTGTATATTAGCCCTGTATGATGAGAGTTAAAAAAACAATTTCGGTAACATTAATCTTATTAGGTGTAGTACTAGTAGTATCAGCCCTACCCCTAGCGATTAAGTTTTTCTTTAGAATTTTCCAACTATTCCTACTATATCCCCTTGAAGGATTATGCATGACAGGACTACTTCTAGTATTCCAATTCTTGTATATTAAGATAGTAGAGGGAGAAGAGGGGTAAGCCACCCTTCGAGGTTTCTTGCTACTGCAGGCAATTGACATTGGACAGAGGGGCCCGGATACGTTTTTGGGCAGAGGTTAGCTTTTCTCCCTATGGAAAAAACACCTTAATCACCCCTATGGGGTTGCAGTATCTGTCAAAGTGGTTTGGTATCGAGTTGTGAGTCAAGGAGTTAAGAACTTCACGCTCTACTCTCTTTTTTTAATTGTCTATGAATTATAAATTTATTAGGTTTATACTGTGTGTATGTATAGTATGGACTTTTGTATTTTGGTTTTCTTTGTATGTATTACTAGTAGGGTAATTAGTATCTGAAGTAGTATTAGTATTGGTGCCCGTCTCCAAAGGGTTTTAAATTTTTTTTATAAATGGAAGGTAAACACACAACAGTAGCTTATAAGCTTAAAAGAAGTAGAAAGGTAAAAGTAGAGGTTTTCCCATATCATGTGGATAGAATCAACAATTCCAGGTCTACCAAACCTATAATCCCCCACGATGCAGAGATTCTCTCTATGGGAGTAGGTGAGGGTTTCCTTGAAGTCTACAAAAAAAAGTATAAAGTTTAGGTAAAATAATTGGGTTTTTATTTGGAGCTTTGAGCTATTTTTCGTATATTAGCTATGTAAGATTGAGAGATATAAAAAACCTAAAATTATGAGTAAATTTAAAAACCTATTTGAACGATTAAAACCTGAGATTCGAGAAAAGATACTTTCTGAACAATCAGAGTTTCCAACTCACATCGGTCTTTTGATAAAAGAGATGGAGAAAAACGTAGCTATAACTGAGATGAAGTTAGGTGATTTAACATCAATATCAAATTTCTGTAAAGGGTATTGTAACGAAATAAATGATTTGTACAATATGTTCGAAGATATTTAAAAAAAGCCATTGTGGTCTCGATTTTATTTCGTATATTAGCTATGTAAGATTGAGAAAGTTAAACCTTAAAAATTAAAATATGTATTCACTTCCAAACATTTCAGAAGAATTCGATTCAATTTCAGAACTAGTAAACTTTGTACTCCAAGAAGGAGTTGACCCAAACTATGAGGTTACCAAGAATGGTAATGGTATGGGTGAAGATTTAACTGATTTCATAGTTCACTAAGATGGAAAGTTGGTATTACCGAGAAATGGGTTCTCGTAACAAGAAAACTGGTAAGTTAAATTACTACAATGTTCGAGTTACGAATTATGTTATCGATGATTGTGAATGTCCCGCACGAGGATTCCGAAGATATACCCCATGTAAACACATGAAGAGGTTACACGAAAAATTATCACACCTACAAATTTCATAAAATCTGGCCGAGTAGCTCAATTGGATAGAGCAATAGCCTTCTAAGCTATCGGTTGAAGGTTCGAGTCCTTCCTCGGTCACAAAATTACTATAAAAATCATTATGGTATATTTATAGATAGTACGTTAATATTAAAAAAAGTTACATGATTAGAACCGCAGAATTCGTATCACCCTCACATCCAGATAAAATGTGTGATAGAATTTCGGATGCTCTACTAGATTTGTGTTTGGAACAAGACCCAAACTCAAGATGTGCAATCGAAACTATGGGTGGCAACCAAAAAATCTTCATTACAGGCGAGGTAACAACTGAAGCAAAACTTACAGATGGAGATATCAAACGAGTAGTTAAACAAATTACTAACATAGATGATGTAATTATTCATCTAAACACACAATCACCAGAGATTGCTCAAGGAGTTGATACTGGTGGTGCAGGAGACCAAGGAATAATGATTGGCTATGCTTGTGATGAGAATCAGGAGTATGTTCCCCAAGAGTATTTTTTGGCTAGAAATCTTAATAGATACCTATATGCCAACTACAGGTCAGATGGAAAAACCCAAGTTACTATGAATGGTAACTCATTAAGGGTTGTTGCTTCGTTCTGTGGAGCACCGACTGAACAGTTAGAGAAGAAAACAACTAAATTTTTCTCTCAATTTCCCCAATATCACATTGAAGCATTACATTGTAATCCCGCAGGTGATTGGGATATCGGTGGATTTACTGCCGATGCAGGGTTGACTGGTAGAAAACTGGCCGTAGATAACTATGGACCAAGAGTTCCACTAGGTGGTGGAGCCTTTAGTGGGAAGGATGCTACCAAAGTTGACAGGTCAGCAGCCTATATGGCGAGGAGAATCGCAGTAGATATCCTAAAAGAGAAGGGTGCAAAGGAGGTATATGTACAACTTGCATACGCAATTGGGTACGACCAACCTCTTCAAGCCACTGCTATCGTAGATGGTGAACACCAATTCGTAAAAGGATATGATTTATCACCAAAAGGAATTATAGATTTCCTTAAATTACAAGAACCAATTTATGAAAGAACAGCAAATTTCGGACACTTCGGAAATGGATTCGAGTGGAGATAACTTTGGAACACCCAAAGAACAGAATCCAACAGTATATGGTAAGTACTACCATGACTTTTTTAACGATAAATTCGTAAGAGAGATTATTCACCCTAACAAAGATAAGGGATATTTCGTAGATTGTGGTGCAACAGATGGAATTTTACAATCTCAAACACTTAGATTCGAAGAAGATGGTTGGGATGGTATCTGTATTGAACCGAATTGGGCATTCCACGATGAGTTAGAAAAGAACAGAAAGTGTATTATTGAGAAATCAGCGATAGTACCGAAGGGTTATGAAGGAATGCATGCGTTCAAACAGAAGGAAGCCCACACATTATCTCATGTTATATTCAACGCAAACGAGATGAGTCAGAAAACTTACGATGTACCAGGTATAAGTATCACCTCAATATTACAGAAACACGATGCTCCAATAGAGATTGATTTCATGGGTATCGATATTGAAGGTAAGTTTGGAGATGCGTTTTGTATTGAAGAACAGATGTTAGAGGAACTGATTAAATCGAAGTACAAAGTTAACTTCTTTTCAATAGAACATTATTGGCCACCATCATTAGAGAAGGTATTTAACGAATCGAATTACGTTAAAGTATTTAATCCATTCTTAAAAGGGATATGGTTGAATAGAAAAGATGGGTTAACCTACACCTTATCACCTTGGGGTCATTTTATTTGTCAACAATTTGGTAACGAAGTAGAGATTGACATGAAAGATTTATCACCCATTACTTGGGAATGTTATTATGTTCATATCGATGTGGTGAAAAAGAATAGTTACTTGAAAAGGTTTTTAAACCCTTTGTTCGATTCGAAGTTACTTTATCAGTAGCTTAGTAGCTATAGTAGGGCCACTTCCTAGTAGCAGGTTGTCCCCCCTACCCCCCAATTATTACTTATTAGCTAGCTTACATATAGCAAAAAAACAAAAACGTAAAATGAAAAAACAAAAAGTAGTACAAGAACAGTTATGGTACAAGTATTTAGTACTGTATTTTGGAACGGCGATGATGATGTTCTCACCTTTTGTAATCGATTCAGTATATGGAAAGATTGGGATGTTAATTGGATTAACTCTCATCACCATTCAAACTGAGGTTACAAAACAGAGAAACTTAACACTGCTTAACTTAGTAGGAATTTGTGGATATTTATATTCACTACTAACATCACATTATTAAATGAGTAAACTAATAAATCTATTTGGTGGACCAGGTATCGGTAAATCATCCATCTCCGCAGGAATTACTTATAAATTAAAAAAGAAACATATCAGTTGTAACAATCCATACGAATTTCCCAAAAGGTTAGCTTGGGATAATAACATACCAGCAATCAAAGACCAGTTGTATGTATTCGCAAATCAACATCGAGGAATTGCAGAATGTTATGGTAAGGTTGATTACATAATCATTGATTCACCTATTTTATTCTCTACAATCTATCACAGATACTATACTGAAGGATATCCCGCAGAGTTCTATGGTGAACCCTTCCACAATCTAGTTATTGATTTACATAAGAAATATGATAATATCAACATTCTACTAGAACGTACACAAGGTGACCACAATGATGATGAGAGATTTCAGAACTTAGAAGAATCAATTGCAATCGATAACCTATGTAAAAAAGTATTGGAAGATAATAATATTCCATATCATGTAGTTAAGGTTGGACCGAAATCGGTAAAGGATATACTTAAAATTATAAATGAAAACTCAAAGGTTTAATCCAGATTGGATACACGATGAACCAAACAGTAGTACTCTAGGACTCGGTAAACTTCTATGGGAGTTAGAGTTTCATAGAAAAAGAGAACTACAAATGTATCCACCACCTAAAATGAGGATGTTGGAAATCGGTTCTTATATGGGAGAATCTACTATGATGTTCGCATCAACTAACCTATTCTATGAAATACATTGTGTTGAGCCATTTCAAGGTGAAGAGAAATATAATCACTGGCAAGGATATGATTGGGAGTTTATAGAAAACGAGTTTAAAACAAATACTAGATTCTTTGATAACATAGTTCTACACAAAGATTATAGTTACAATATAATAAATGATTTAGAAGATAAATCTTTTGATTTCATTTATATCGATGGTAACCACGAACAACATGAAGTAGAACGAGATATTACATTGTGTTTACCTAAACTAAAAAAAGATGGAGTTATCGCAGGACACGATTATCACAAAAACTGGCCAGGGGTTATGGAGGCTGTTGATACGTTAGTTGGTAAACCAGATTGGATATACAGAGATACAAGTTGGATAAAATATGAAATACAAACTGCTGAAGAACGTAGTACCAAACCACTATTGTGAATACCTACAAGAATACACATTAGAACTTAAGAAAAGAACTAGTGAGGTATTAGGTAAACAGAAATCAAATGGAGGAGGGATATATTGGAGAGGATTAGATATGGCATCTAGTTGTGATTTATCATCGGATGAAGAGAATCAGAAACTATATGATATCTACACCTCTAAGTTTATGTATGATATAATAACACCATATATCCCCAACCCATACCTATTCAATGACCAGGTAGTTGTCAAAGAACCTAACGAGGACTTTGTATTTGAATCACATTATGATAATCAACATGGACCAACCCCTGGCGATAAAAGTTTAGTAACTATTAACTGTATGATAGTACTAGATGATTTCACCGATGAGAATGGTGCGATAGAAGTAATGGATACTAATTGGATAAGGTTATATCCGAAGGTTGGGGATATCTTAATGATAGAAGGATTCACTTCACATAGAAGTTTCAAGAATAATTCGGATGATGTTAGAAGGGCGTATCTTTGTGTGTACTCTAATAAACCAATAGGTAAAGGATTCAAAAGTGGTTTCTATTATAACAATTTTGTTATATCAAAACAAATTCGATGAAGAAGGTAATAGTTTCAATAGCAAGTCCTGATTATATACAATACTTTCTTCCTATGATTCAAAGTTCAATTGATGAAGGAAAGTGGGATGGTGATTTCTGTTTAATCGTAAATGAAGATATTGAATGGGAGTTAGCTAATAAACTAATACAAAAAAGAGTTCATATATTTAAAACACCTCAACTACCAGAAAACCCAACAATCCATTGGCATAAAATGTATTTGTTTGATAGGTACTTTAAAAAATGGGATTGGATATTATATTGTGATTTAGATGTTTTATTTTTAAATCCAATAGAACTTAATTTATCAGAAAAAGATAAGAACTTCATTTATACCAAAAAAGATGATTTATCATTTATGGAACATTTCTCAGATAATGAATCCAAAGAGAAAGATTTGATATATGAGAAGTATGGTGATGGAGATGCATTACAAAGTTGTTTCTTATTATATCATAGTGATATGATTGATTCTAATTACTTTAAAAAATTATACGATGCATACTTGTATTACTATTGTGAACATAAACTAAACAAAAAACCATATTGGGACCAAACGATATTTAATATTGTGTTTTATAAAAAGTGGTTAGATATTGGTGATGAGTTTATAGCAATAAATCCTATGATGCATGATATTGATTGGAATTGGGATAAATTGAATAATCCCTATACAGATACTAATGATTATAGTAATACAACAGCACTACACTTTTTTCATTTTGTAGCACCTTGGGATAAGAATAATTTAAGATTTTACCCTATTTGGAAAAAATATAATTAGATGAGCGAAATAAAAGTTAACATCAATCCTAATAGTAATCGTAAACTATGGGTATATGGTTGTTCTTATTCTGATAATTGGAACGATAGAGTAATACCTTATGAAGAAACATGGTGGGGAATCATAGCGAAAGAACTAAACCTCAACGTAGTAAGAAACCATCATGAAGATGAGGATGATGTAATAAGAACACAATTCGGATTAGGTGGACAAGGATGGAATAGTGTAGAGAGACAAATCCTTATGACTATGAATGAATGGAGTAAGGACGATGTAATCATAATAGAAGAACCCCCAAGAATACGAAGTCAATGGCACAACCTTAAACTAGAAGGATGGGAAAATATGGACCACAAAATTCTGTCAACCATATTACCTGAGCAATACAATAACAAACCCTTATTCAAGGATTTACAATTAAATGATTATAACCGAGTGATGAGACACGAGGCGGTAAACTTAGATTCTCTCAGCGGACTACAAGATATCTACCTTATACAAGGATACCTTAACTTCTCTATGTATAGGGGAACAATCGAGTCGTTAACTCAGCATTTCCCCAACATCCACACATGGAACTTTGAAGGAGGATACTTAGATTGGTATTGGGGAGAAGAAAATAAACTCACAACCGGTGCGATACTTCCCCTATGGGATGAGTTTAAAGAGAAACCCTACCGATTAAAGTTTGGATTATGGGATACTTATATAGAATGGATGTGGAGAACTCCTCTTGCGTGGGCGAATTGGAAGAAGGTTGACGACCATCAAAACGCGTATGGACACAAGGTAATGGGGAAAATGTTTGTTAAGCAATTAAGAACTAAGTATGGTTTATAATACTATCAATATATATCAAGATAAAAAGTCCGAAGCGAAAACGACGAAAAAAGTTGTAAAAAGATTTGGAGCTTTGGATTTTATTTCGTATATTAGCTATGAATTTAAAAATTATTAGAGATATGGTACACAAAAATGGCAACAAAGATTTTAAATCTTTTAAATCGAATGGAACTCAATATCACACATATGATAACAAGTTTCACAATTGGGATGGTCCGGCCATCATTAAAGAGAATGGCGATAAACAATGGTTCATATATGGTATAGAATATACCAAACAAGAATTTCAAAACCAAGTTGGAGAAATGAATAGGAGAAACGATGCAACCTCGATTCCAAAAAACATATAATGAAGTACGACCCAAAGAACCCCTTATCTGAACAAGAACTCGATAAACTCGGTAAAGAGGATTTTGATGGTTTCATTGAATACCTTGATGGTATGAGTGAACACAAGAAACGAAAAAAGAATCCTAGAGTGAAAGAGATGAAAGAAAAGAAAAGGCAAGTATTGAGAAATACTGGTATATATAAAATCAAAACAAACCGAGACCAGTGGTTTGATTAACTATGAGAAAATTAATTTATTTAATAGTACCTAACGAAGGAAACTACTACCATGTAGAGTTTATTACCGATAGAGAACCCAAGTGGACAGAAGAACAATTTCTACGTCATAGACGTGGATACAAGATGGAGATGATAAGTAATGAAGAAGCAGAGGAGAAAATCCCAACATCAAGAGAAGTTAAGTTGGGATGATATGACTTATGGTGAGGCATCTCACCACATCGGTAAGAAAACAACTGAGAAGGTACACAAATCTCAGAAGGATTATAATCGTAAAAAGAAACACAAGAACAGAGGTTTCGATGATAACGATTGGTAGAATGGCCCGTTCGTCTATCGGTTAGGACGTTAGGTTTTCATCCTAGAAAGAGGAGTTCGATTCTCCTACGGGCTACTAATTTTTTTAAAAGACAATAATGAATGAAAGAGAAGATTTCTTAAAGGGTGTTATTGTATTTGTATTAGCAGCAATAGCAATTTCATATATAACACGATTAATCGGACACCCTCTAAACGCACTAGAGGGTTTCGGTGTTGTTATGCTATTGGTATTAATAAAGAATTACTTTGATATGAATAGTGAAACATGAGATATCCTTCATATAAGAGACCGATTGAAAGAGTTAATAATAAACTATATGTTATACACGCAGAGTACGAACAACATAAGATAAAGAACGTATCAATGGTAAAAGAATGGTTGGGAGTAGATACTGTATTTAGACAACATTCAAAAGGTACTTATATTTTTTGTGAGGAAATTCAAGATGTAGATTGGGAAAATGTATAATCAAGAAGTAATATTTACCAAAGAAGAATGTAAACGTATCATTGATATGAATAGTGGATTTACACAAAGTAAATTAGCTTCTGCAGATGATGGATATAAATCATCGGAAAGGTCAAGTTATGATTCTGTAACTAAGACAACTGATGAGATACGAAACCTACTTCTACCAAAATTATCTAAATATGGAGTGATTGAATTATCTAATTACTTTAATATTCTAAGATATGAAAAAGGTCAAGAGTTTAAAAAACATAGAGATATTGGTCTTAACAAACATACAAACAAACGATACAGAACATTAATTATACAACTATCTAACTTTGATGATTATGAAGGTGGTGATTTGATTGTATGGGATAACAACGAACAAATAGAAACTGTATGTAATAAAGAGATTGGAAATATGATTTTATTCCCATCTAAACTATTACATCAAGCAAAACCAGTTATAAGTGGAACACGATATGTAATGACATTTTTTCTTACAAACGAACACTTTAACATAAAAAACACTCTAATTTAATATGTATATAATATGAGATGGGTAGAATACTTTAGAACTTTGGCTCACACGGTCAAACTAAAATCCAAAGATGAGAACACACAAATTGGTGCAATCATAGTTGGTAAGGATAAAGAAATTGTATCTACTGGTTATAACTCATTTCCACGAGGATTAAAAGATAACATTAGAGAAAGACAACAAAGACCAGAAAAGTATTTTTGGTTTGAACACGCAGAAAGAAATGCGATATATAACGCTGCAAGAATAGGAGTATCAACTAAGGGTTGTACTATGTATCTATCTTGTGGAATCCCTTGTTCAGATTGTGCAAGGGGAATTATAAATGCTGGTATCACACGAATCTTTTGTGAAAGAGGTGATGTTACCAAAGGAAAACATTGGGAGGAGAACTACGAAAGAAGTTGGGCGATGTTGGAAGAGGCTGGAATCAATGTTCAATTTTATGACGATGAATTTTTAAGCTTATGAACATAGATAAATTTATAGAAACAAGTACAAAGAGTGAAATTTTAAATAAACTCTTAGAACTTAAAACACAACCTCAAACAGAGGATGTGAAATTATTAATACAAAAATTACAACAAACACTAAGATGACAGAAGAAAAGATGATTGAGGAGATTCTATATGAATCCCATTCGGTTGGTATGAGAAGTGAGGTAATGAGCAGAGCAAACGATATCATGGGTTCTGAGGATTTCAAGTCAGATTGGAGAAATAGAAGAGTTGACGCATATCAACAAGCTTACAAAGAACTAGTTGGTAGTAAATTCTAATAAGTCATATTTATATACATGGCACAGATATTTCCAACACCGAACAATGTAAACACTCAACCTATATCAAGAAGGGTTAGTGATAAGTTTAAGAAAATAAAAACTACAACTAACTTAGAAAAGATAAGCATTGTTAACGATTACCCAGTCATTAGAGGTAGAGAAGAGGATGGAAGTCCAGAAAACATTATATCCTACGCTAAAAGGATTAGAGACCACTACAATATTAAAACATCTGATGAAACAAAACACAAAGGTGTTCTTACTCCTCCTCATACTCAAGGTGTTGATTACTTTACAAACACAATAAATAGATTATCTCAATTTTATATTGCACCTGATAACTATAATGTACCCCTACCAGAACCATTTGGTTATAGAGGATTTGAAGAATGGAAACAAGGTGCTACATTAGTAGAACGTAATTTTGCTGGTAATGCAACTTCATTTAGATTTGTTATAGAATTCTTCGAAACTGGTAACAGATATTATAGTAGAAGATTAAGAGATGATTTAAATGAAGCAGACCAAAATGGTAATCCATATTTTACAAAACATCTTATACCAACTATTATGATTCAATTGAATCAATTACAAAATTACCAAAAGGCATTCTGGCCACTAGAGGCTGTATGGGATGTACAAGTTCTTGATTCACTAGGAAGTGGTTCAACTACTGAGTCTAACGAAATAGAAGTAGTTCAATATATAGATGCGTTGTTAAAAGGTCAACCAGTAACTAGAGATAACAAATTAAAATCACCATACAAGAAAGGTACTGTTATATCTACCCATTGGTTTTCTCAAAATCCAAGAGGACTTGGAGATGATGAAACTGCATCATTCCTCGATGTAGATTTAAGTGGTGGAACAGATGCCGTAGATTCAGCAGGAGATACTGGAGTTGCAGAACCAACGCCAGGTGGAGGAGGAAGTACTCGAACAGTACAAGCAGATGATGGAACAGATGTTAACATTAGAGGAAATACTGGTAACCTAACAGACCAAGAAGTAGCAAATATATCAGCTGATTTAGGATTCGGACCTGGTACAGACGAAACAACTACTGGTACAACATTTGCAGTAGATACTGATGGTGATGGTGAAATTGAATCTATTCTTAATCTAAACGATGACCCTAACTTCGAAACAACATTTGACCCATTTGGAAACGCTATTGGTAACAATGATACTTTTGGTGCAGCTGCAATATTAGGTAACAATTTATCTAATCTACAATCAGACGTACAAAACTATAACAACACACAACCTTTAGGTGTTGGTGGTGCTCAAGGAAATTATGCTCCATTTGGTACACCAGGTGAATTCTCATATCAAACGAAATATTTTCAAGGAACAGAATATATTTGGAATAGAATGAATTCAGGTAAATGGGAGCCAACTTTCACTGCAAGTGGATTTGGTGGATTTGGCTTTAGTGGTGGACTCACCTTTTAAATAATAAGTTATGAAATATAATTGGTATTACATAGGACTGGCAATCGTCCTTTATATGATTGGCCAAACTGCAGTATGGTTTCAACACAACTGGCAGTTCAAAGACCCAAGTAAATCTCCATCATGGTGGGGATGGTATCTAATGGCAATCCCACTAACATGGGTATTCCTACAAGCAACAAAAGTTGGTGTAGAAGGATTCGGAGGTAATCTCTGGCCAAATAGATTTATTGGGTTTGTAGTTGGTATGGTATCTTATATACTATTAACAAATCACTTTTTCAATGAACCAGTTACACCAAAGATTGCAGTACAGTTGGGACTAGCATTTTCTATATTATTAGTACAGTTATTTTGGAAGTAAATAATATTTATAGATATGAAGAATGTTTACAAGAAGGTGGGATGGAGAAAACATTTAGTACCAAACCAAAGGGAATGGATTACTGAATATATGAACACGCATGGTGTTGATTTTTACACTAGAGCAATAGACCTTATCAACATGGCATGGAAATACAATAGAAAAGAAATTGTATTAGCAAAGTTTATAAAAACAAATATATGTGTTGTTGTTCAACGTAAAGATTATGAAATAGCAATGAAATATTGCATGATGTGGTTAGAACATAAAGAAGAATATGAATACTGTGCTATCGTTAGGGATTATCTAAGTGAAAGAAAAACTAAATCTAAAAAATTATCTTTTGAAGAACAAATTCACAGTTTAATATCATAAAATACATTTATCAGATACTTATATAAAGAACAGCAATAAGAAAGAAATTAAATGAAAGGTACACTATTTTCTAGTGATTTTATCATCGATGAATCTAATAATCTAAGATTACTAGAGTTTAATACAGACTCTGGTTTTATATCAGATACATTAGCTTCTCGTTTTGATTTTACTGATTTCATATCAGTACTATCTAGTAACAACATCACTAAACTATCGATTTTATATAAGAGTTGGCACAGAGAATTTGTTGACCACTTAAACCAAGCAATTGAAAATGATGCAACTTTCATAACAGAATTTTCAAAGATAGAAGAAGCAGAACATACTGTATATCCAACAAACGTAACCGATGAATCAGATAGATTTATTCTAAGAATATGTTACGATGAAAATGCAATATTCGATAGTACCTATTGTAAACAAAGAGTTGAAGTTTTAAAATTATTCCACGATAATGATGCAACTGGTTCAATACCAGAGTTTAGAGCTAGTGGTAGTAATTGGGAAGGTACTTCAATGTCATCATCATTAAATCTAACAGCAAATTATCCTGATTTAGCAGTAAAAGATTTAAGTGAGAATCACAATCCATTGCAGTTTGCTAAGTTCAACTCTACGTTATCATCAGAATCATCTTCGGCTGATTTACTTGAAGATTATTGGTGGAACTACTTAGATAGAAGTGACCAATACATGGAAAAGTATCACACCAATCCAACTCAAGTATCGAATGGTAAACAACAAACAGTACGAGAGTATGGTATCTTATATGGTAGTACTATTGAGTATGTAAGAATTGGTAGTTATACAATCGATTCTTTACTGCCAGTTGTTGATATATCTGGTTATGATGATGCCAATAAAGCAGCAGATAATATACCAAACAAACATTACTTTGAATATACAACTAACTTTATCAGAACTAAGAATTGGAAAGATTCATTATTAGATTCAGAGGTTATAGTTAAATCAGATGGTTCATTTGTTTCGGTTGATGAAGCAATCATAGGTGATAATATAAAATCATATATTGTAAGTGGTTCACCTGATACTGATGATGTAGATGTATTTGGTTCTTGGTCTTATGATGGTTCAACACTTCCATCGGGTTCTGAAGTAACATCATCTAATATCACATCTTTCAGTTCTGAATCATTAGTATATGGAACTGGTATAGAACTTGTATTACCAACTGAAGAAACTATATATTTTGCACCATATAAAAACATATTAACATATAACTCATCATCCGATGAATTTAAGTTTAAATCAGCACATACACTTCTACCAGGAGATGGTGGGGATTATCTTATAGATGGAACAGGTGGATTAATACCAATATCACAATCTAATACATTTATATTAAACGATTCAAATCAAAATGAATATTATCAAGTTGACGTTGAGACAACCGATACATTCTTTATTTCTGCTTCAACTCCATTTGTAGTACACAACGCACCATGTTTTATCGCAGGTACTAAAGTTCATATAGAAGAAAAAGGAATAACAAACATAGAAGATGTAGAAGTTGGTGATAAAGTAATTTCATATAATCACGATACTGATACTGTTGAGTATAGAGAAGTTTTAAAAGTTAGAGAACAAGAAGGTAAGAATGTTGTAACTTATATATTTGAAAATGGTACAACACTTAGTGCTACACCCGACCACCCATTGTTTGTAAATGGTAAAGGATATTCATCTTACTATCCTAAACAAACAAAAGAAGATAGTGGATTTGATGTAGAACAAATATTATTAGGAGATGAGGTTTTACACATGGACGGGTATGGTGTTGTTATAGATGATATAATAGAAGAACCAGTTACTCATACTGTATATAACCTAGAAGAAGTAGATGGTAATAATAATTTCTTTGTAGAAAATCTTCTTGCACATAATAGATATCTAACACCTCAAACTTGTTTTGCAGCAGGTACTCAAATCTCATTATCAAATGGTGATGTTAAAGATATAGAAGATATAGTTGTAGGTGATGAAGTATTAGGATGGGATGGAGATACGATAGATTCAGCTGAAGTAATAGCAATAGACCACAGACATACAGTTGGTTCTCACGCAGATGCTTGTGAATCAATAGGAGATGTACCTTCACTATATACAATAAATGATACTGAAATAGAATTCACACCAGAACATCCATTCTTAACTAAAGAAGGTTGGAAATCACTAGTACCAGACCCTAAACAAGAACCATACCTATCAAGTGGAGAATTAAAAATATTAAAAATAGGTGATTATATAAACAAAGATGGTGAATGGATAGAGATAGAAGATATAAGAATCATTCGTTCAGATGCAGAAGAACCAGTTTATAATATTACAGTTGATAAGTTACATTCTTATATAGCAAATGGAATAATCGTACACAATAAATAATCATGGCAGATAAACCAATCATATATAAAAAAGTAAGTAATCCTTACACAAGAACTAACAATAGTTTGACAAGTGACCAACAAACAAAGGCCACAAACATCATCGGTCAATTTATAACTTACTTTAAAGCAAAACACTTATAGTTAAACTTAAATTTCCATTATGAGTAAATTATGGAATTTTAATTTACCCTTCTTTCATGGGAAATCCACAACAATAGATTGGATTCCAAACGATTCAAAAAAAGAGTTTGAGAAACACATCAGTATGTATCCTGATTCTGAGCATTTGAATAACTACAAAAACAATCCAATTAAATACAAACTAAATAACTATGGATTCAGAACAGATGATGATTTCTTTGATGGGGATATAGGTACAGTTTACTTAGGATGTTCTCATACTTTTGGACTTGGACATTATTTAGAAAATACGTGGTCTTATAAACTCCACCAAAAAGTTGGTGAGGGTAAATTTTTTAATCTTTCTTGCGGAGGGATAGGACTCACATCTCAATATTATTTTCTAAAATACTTTTCAGATATGTTAAATATAAAAAAAGTATATCACTATTATCCACCAGAAGTTCGTTACAGATATGGGTTTATGAATGGTGATGGAAAGATAGATGTTTTTGCAAAGTATTTTGATGAAGAAACATCTTCTGTTGATACAGAACTATGGAAAAAATATTTAGTACATGAAACTCATAATGAATTCCATAACAAGTTACATTTAGATGCAATAACTGGTCTTTGTTCTTTGATTGAATGTGATTATATACGAGTAGAAAATTCCTATATGAATGATAAATTTTGTGACGCGTATCATAAAGAACTTACACCCTCCAGAGATTTGTTACATCCATATGTAGAAAGACATGATAAGATAGTTGATAATTTTTTAAAATTAAATCGTAATAACTCTGTAATATGATTTTTTGTACTTTATGTGTTGGTATTGATTGGTGTGAAAAACATTCTCAAGCTATTAATGATATAGGAGAGAATCATACAATATATGTTTATACAGATTGTCCACATTACTTTCCAAACTGTAATATAATTCAATACACACGAAGTGATTTTAGTTACTTTGAAAAGTTGGTTTTGTTATTTAATGTAATGGATGAGTGTAATGAAAGAGTTACATACTTTGATTGTGATTCTACAAAAAGAAACCAAGTTCAACTAATGTTAAATGGATTAAATCAGCCATTCGATAACAAATCAATATACACATATAAAGTATTTAAGAATGTAGAATATTCAATGGAACATTTATCAACAGACCCATCTTTATATACTTTAATGAATGTTTACAGAGAACTAGGATTTAAAGATGTTAGATGTAACTATCCTCACGAAAGAATATTATCATTACCTTTCATACCTAAGAAATATAAAAAACTAAAAGAAAAGGTTTTAAACGTACAACCAATTTGGGAAAAGAATTGGTCTATGGGAAAATCTTGGATAGGAACTCATCCATGTAATAAATGGTCACAATGTGGTTGTGGATATGCCGAGGGAGGTGCACTATCCATATATGCTAAAGAACTAAAAATAAATTTAGAACCTATTCTTCCAATAACCACATTATTCTAATATTTATACTTAGAACTAATACTGTTACTATGAATAAAGCAGACTATGTTCAGATGCGAATATATGCACCTGATTTTAAAATGCCATGTGAACTTGATGATAGATACTCCTATATTGAGATTTCAGAATATTCCCACGAAAAAGATTTACTGAAAATAATCGATAGTATTAACGAAACACTATCTGATTGGAAAACCAGACCTGATGTTGATAATCTTAAAAAAAGATTTGAAGCAGGGAGTTCTTGTTTTATACAATATTTTAAAGGAGAAGTAACTGGTTGGTTTTGGACTTGTAATTTCTTAACACACGATTGGGTTGAAAAGGTAAAAGATTTACCAACACCAAACTCAAACTATTCAGGTGGAACATATGTAATTAAAAAAGTTGCACCTAGAAATGCGGGATATCAACTATATGCATACTGTATTGAGAAAGTAATGAGTAGAACTGATTATGGATATGCGTATGTAGATAAATGGAACAAAGCACCAATCAGATTAAACTTTAATTGTGGAGCTACTTATATAGATAACTTACTATGATTTACAAAATATCAGAAGAAGAAGTTTCTACATTGGAAAATCTAATTAGTACTACGAGTAAAAGTAAGGATAACCAAGAAGAACAATTAACAGAGACACAAGATTATATCAACAATCGTAGGTATGTATTGCCAGATATTGATATAGAATATTATTCTACTGATAATAAAGAACTAAACAAAAAACTTTCAGAGATTTTAAAGGTAGATGATGTAGTACCAATTACAATACATAAGTTCAAATATGAAAATGGTGCACATTCAAAAAGACACAATGATGTTAACTCTAATCAAACATTTGTAATAATATTAGAAGATGATTATGAGGGAGGTGATTTTTATTTAAATGATGAGTTAACTGATTTTAGAAATAGAGGAGATGTTGCAACTTATGTGGGTAAAGAAAGTCCTCACTATGTAACTCCAATAACAAAAGGAACCCGAACTGTATTAGTAGTTTGGTATCCTAAAAAAGATACACTAATATAATGATAGAATTTGCAACATTATGTGTGGGTAAGGAATGGTGTTATGAATGGAAGGATGATATAAATAATTTTTCTGAATCACATAAACTACATTTACTTACAGATTGTAGAAGTTGGTTTGATTTCCAAACATACAGCTACAAGAGTAAACAATTTAGTTATTATGATAAACTTATATTTTTATTGGATTTAATGCAATTAAAAAAACAAAGAATTACTTATCTTGATGTAGATAAGTTACAACTTTATAATAACATTGATTACGATAATAAATCTTGTTATGTTTATAATACAATACAAACACCAATAATATCAGAAGTGTTTGAATCAACAAGAAAAGAAATACATGATTACTTAGATATAGAAAATGAATCTGATGTATATACTCAAGAGGCATTAATATCTTTACCATATACATCTCAATTTAAAAATATAAAAAAAGATATATTAGAATTAAGAGGTATAGTAGAGAGAAATTTTGGTAATAGAGAATGGGATAATCCAAAATTAAACAGATACAGTAAACATGGAATAGGTTATGGTGAAGGAAGTGCATTAACAGCAGTGTTATTAAAATACAACATAGATATAGTTAATGTGTATTCTAGTTTTAGGAGAGAAGTAATAATTTAAAGAAAGGCTATAATGGCAACACAAAATGTTAACAAACAACCCCCAAAGGGTAAAGTACGATTTTCAATATCATTATCAGAAGAACAAAAGATGGCTAAGACAAATATCTTATATCATCCTTATAACTTTGTTCTCGGAAAAGCTGGTAGTGGTAAAACGTTACTTGCAGTACAAATTGGATTAGATATGTACTTTCAACGAAAGATAAACCAAATCATTATAACAAGACCAACAGTATCAAATGAAGATAATGGATACCTACCAGGTTCACTTGATGAAAAGATGGAGCCTTGGTTAGTTCCAATTCGTTCTAATATGAGAAAGGTGTATAACAAACCAACTATATTACAGAAGATGGAATCTGATGAGAAGATTGAGTTAGTATCCCTATCTCACTTTAGAGGAAGAACATTTGATAATGCTTGTGTAATAGTAGATGAGTTTCAAAACTTAACTAAACAACAACTTAGTATGGTGTTGGGTAGATTAGGTAAAGGTTCTACTATGATACTTTGTGGAGACCCTCAACAAATTGATTTAAAGTTTGCTAATGATTCAGCAATACACGAAGTACCAAAGGTTAAAGAATCTAAATATGTTTATTCAGTTAACTTATTAGATAATCATAGACATGAATCATTAGATGAGATATTAAGATTACTACAAGAATACGCATAAATGTATAGTTACACTTTGTACAATAACGATTGTGTTTTAGATAAAACAACTAACACTATAATTTATAAAGAAGATAGTGAGTGGAAGTTATATGAAAAATGGAAGAAGGATAATGCTGAAGCTGCTGAGCATGCATGGGCAAGTAAACACAATTTACTATTATGGAACAAAGGTGAACCTATATTAAAAGATGGTGTAAAATCATATTATGATAAAGATGGGTTTCTAATAAAAAAAGAAACTACAAATAAAATAGATTATTACAATGCAGATGTTATTTACAAAACTGAACACATTGAAAATGACAGAATTGTTTTAATAAAAAAATATTCAGAAAACAAAATATTGTATGAAGAAAAAAACTTTAAATTAAAAACACATAAGGAGTTTGATATAGGAACAGGTTCAATTGTTTATTACAAAAAAACCAAAGGAGATTTAGAATATGAAGTTTGGTATGATAATAAAATTGTAATCAAATCTTTCTTGAGAAAATTAGATAAAATATTAAAGTTTACAGAATACTTTACTGGTATGAATTCTGTTAGTAAAAAATTACATTATTCAAATAACAATATGTATAAGTGTACCACATACTATACATCTGGTCAAGTTAGGGGATGTGGTTTAATATCCAACGATGATAAGATGCAAGGTGAGTGGATATTCTATCATCACAACAATGAGGTTGAATCTAAACACAACTTTAGTGATGGTAAGTTAATTGGTAAATCATTTTTGTTTTACGAAAATGGAAAGTTATATAAAGAAGTAAATCATGATTAGTTTTATTATAGCATTTGCTAGTAAAGGTGATAATTTATATCGATGGAAAGATACTGATGAGGGGATGATAATATTATCCACAATACTCTGTATTAAAAACATAAATAAGATATTTGATGTACCTAAAGAAATTATATTAGTTGACAACACTAATAGCTTTCCCAATATAGAAATCCCAAATCTTAAGATAGTAAAAGGATTACAATACAAAAAAGAATTTACAGAAGAAGAAATTTCAAAGTACAAGATAGATGATGTAACTAATCATAGTATGTGGGCATCAATTGCTTACAATATAGGTATCGAACATTCTATCGGAGATTACATTGTACTACAACATAACGATATATTTTATCACGAGAATCTTTTACCAACTCTACGCGATATATTGGAGTATAATGAGTATGTTTCGGTAGATTCTAAACACCTTAGTTTGACAGGATATTTAGGGAATAAAGATATTATTGATTCACTAGATATTGATTTTGAAATTGGATATGAAAATGGGGGATATGTAAAACAAAAGCTATTTGGATTAGCAGATGCATATTTCTTTATGTGTAAAAAAGAATTCTTTGATGATTATTCTGTTGATTGGGGATATGGGGATACAAATCATGGAGCAACAATAAAATGTTTAACTAATGGAGATTCTTTCTTACATATAGAACCATTCTTTGGAAACAGTAATTATATTACTGATGATTCAAACTCATATATTCTTTTTGGTAAAAAATTTATCACACATCTAAAAGGCGGGTTTTCAGAAAATAAACTATCGTTTAAAAAAGAAAACAACGAATATAATATGGATGAAACAAACAACTATATAGAACAACTTAAACAACTATCATGAAAACATTTATAATTAGAATAAGTAGTAATAAAGATTCAGTTAGGTCTGCACAACAAACAATAGATTCAGCAAGAAGTGTAGGGTATAATGAACCAATTGAAATATTCGAAGCAATAAAACCAACTGAGTGGAAATCCATTTTACCATATCCAAACACCTTTAATGACTATGCAAGACCAGATAATGTTGCTGCATGTTTTGCCTCTCATTATTTATTATGGGAAAAGTGTGTAGAACTAAATGAACCTATATTAATTTTAGAACATGATGCAATATTCAAAACTAATATACCTGATATAGATTTCGATATGTGTGTTAACTTTGGTAGACCAAGTTATATCAGACCTAATAAAATTGTTTACGATGAACCAAAAGAGGGATTAGATATTGTTAACCAAGTTAACTTTTTAGGTCATCATGCATATGCTATGAAACCAAAAGCAGCTAAAATATTTTGTGATGATGTAAAGAAAAAAGTATTAACACCAAACGATGTGTGGATTGAAAGAAACTCATATCCATGGCTAGAAGAATACAGACCATTTCCAATTCATGCAGATACTGATTTCTCTACTATACAAACTATACTACCAGATGACCATCCAATTATGGAATCATATTATAAAGTTACAAGTAAGGAGAATCCTAATTACGAATACTTAGAAAAATATTTTCCTCATGTTCTAACAGGTCCACAATCAGAAAGACATATAAATGTATAATAAAGTAAATTTACCAATTGGATGGACTGAAGAAATTCCAAAATATTGGACAGACCCAAGTAAGATAAACGCATGGGTTGGTGAACCTATTGAATCTAATAAGTTTCTTTTAGTTAGTTGGAGAATGGCAGGTTCAGAATTTTGTAAAGAGTTAATACGAGAGAATTATCCAGAAACAGTAAATATAAACCATTGGTCAAAGAGTCATATTATCATAGGAAAGAAACTTACTCAACAGTTAATTGATAATGCAAACACCAAAGTGTTCATGATAATATCAGACCCGAGAGATGTTGCAAGTAACTTAGTTAGTTTTGAGAATGGATTTGGGTTACACTACCATGGTCATCATGATTATACACATGGTACGTCTGATTCAAATAGTGTAACATTTTTAAATGAAGTTGCCGATAAACAAATTGAGTTAGTAAATCATTATACAAAAAGATTTGGTGATAACTGTATTGTACTGCGATATGAAGATGCATTTCAAAACCAAGATAAATTTCACAATCAAGTATCTAAGTTTATCGGATACGAACCATTAGGTATTGATGATGTTAGAAAATATAAATGGTCAATCTATAAAAATGTAGGGTTGTTTAGAAACCACTTTGACTCAGATGTTTTAACCAAACACTACAATGAGTACAAATGGTTTTATGATAAATGGGAATATCCAATTGAAGGAATGAATGATTTAAGATATGGATGGCATAGATTTAATGATAAGGTAAATGGGAGACAACTTACCGAAGATTATAAACAGATGTTAAAAAGAAATGGAGTTTCCGAATCCGATAGAACAAACAATATAGATGAATTCTAAGAAAAATGTTATAGTAGTTTCGGCAAGAAGAAGTGGTACGCATCTTCTTCATGATTTAATAGTTAATAATTTTGGATATGAAAGTACTAATTACAACTATATAGATTACTATAAATTTACAGATGAAATGGAAGGGTTTGAATCATCTATGAATGAAGGCGGTAAAATAACTTGGACTCATTCTCATGATTATAAGGATTACCACAAATACAATCATAGTATTGATAACCAAAATAAATTAGATAGATTCTTTTCCGAATCTAAAATTATATTAGTTTACAGAGATGTTAGAGATATAATAACATCATGTTATCACAGACCAAGATATAAATCTAAATATAAAACATTTGATAACTTTTACAAGAACTTCGATTTCGATGGATGTGAATTGATTGACCAGAAATACGATAATATGTTTGAATTATTACTTCAGTATTATAAGAATTGGTTTTCTGTTTACATGGCAAAAGAACTTCTTGATATCGATATGGAAGTAATATCGTTTGAAGAAATAATAAAAGATTACGATTTTTCAGTATCTAAGATAGGAAAGTTTTTAGAACAAACACCAACGGGAGTTGATGTTAGGTTACCAAATAAAAATAATGAAAACATTATTTACACAACCAATGATTTTAGAAATGGAAAGATTAATGATTGGCTTTCGACTATGGAACAGCAATTTGGTACAGAGTTGGGTGAAAGGTTTTACCATGACTTAGGTGCAGGTTTAGATTGTTTTTTAAACGATATAAAGATACATAAATATCATAATCCTCAGCGAAATAAGTTTTACAAACCCATTCCACTAAATGTTGAAAAAGATTTAACATCTGAATTAGAACAATATAAAAATAAATTTAGGTTCTTCGGTGAAAGAGGTGCAATAGAATTAATAGAGAATAGATACAAAGATTCAATACAGAAATCAACAGATTTCAGATACTATCACAAAGTTTTTTATTACGATAAATATGTATTGAAATTTCACTATCCATGTAAAGCAAGTTTAGATAAAAAAACATTTGATTCTACAATACCTACTGCATCAAAAGAACAACTCTTAACGATTCTTAAAACAAATGATTTTCTATATGAAAATGGTATTGTTCCTAAACTATATCATGCAGGAATCTACAAAGGAATTTTGTATGTTATACAAGAAAGATATTCTGAAGAAAGTATAATTTATAACAAATACAATTTTCATCCTAAGTGGGATAATTTTTTCCAATGGGCAGTTGATTTGGGTTTAGACAGACAATTAAAAGAATATTTTTTCAAAGCATTAGAGAACAATATTTTACTAACTGATTTAATCAATGTATATAATAATGCAATTGATAAGAATGGTAATATAAAATACTTTGATTTAGATGGTATAAAATATTTCGAAACAAAAGAAGAAATGATTAACTCAGAAGATTATAAAAACTCAATAGGTATTATAAAAGACATAACATGAAAGGATTTGTAATATATGTAGATACTTCTTCTAAGAGTAAGGAAAGTGCAAAACATACTCAAAGTATGTTTGGTGATATTGATATTACTTTATTCAAAGGGGTAGATAAAACAAATGTTTGGCAAACTTTTATTGATTCTGAGTTAAGTATGTTAGATATAAAACACTTTGGAGGAGGAAAAGTTGATTCAGAAATAGCTACATTTTTTTCTCATTATAACGTCTGGTTAAAATGTATAGAATTGAATGAACCTATATTAGTATTAGAACACGATGCTATTATTATTGGTGAAATTGATTTTAGTATTTTAAATAAATTTGAAGGTGATTTATTAAACTTAGGTGAACCAAATTGGGGAAGTATCACTTTAGATTCACATCCATCTCCATGGCTAGATAAACCAAAAGGAATTTTTTTACGAGATGTATGTAATAACAAACACGATATCTATAAAATGTGGAACAACGAAAAGGGGTTGTGTCATTGTGATACTATGTGGTTATTTGGGGCTCATGCATATTTATTAAACCCAAGTGGTGCAATAAAATTAGTTGAAGGTACTAAGAAAGGAATCCTTCCAGCAGATATTTATATAAGACAAGAACTCATAGATATCTATGATTACTTACCTCACCCAATAAAACAAAATGGAGATTTTTCATTAATACAAAGATGGATGGATGAATAATATTTTTGAAACATATACGAGTGGTTTAAAAGATAATTTATTTATAGTTACAAAAGTTATTGTAAAAGATAACAAAGGTAAGTTTCATATAAACACGTCTATACCTCAAGAAATCTTTTTAAGTATAATCGATTTTTCTCTTAATTTTGATAATCTAAAATTTGTTTGTAGAGCAAATCATGATGATAACGCAGGTACACCAAATAGTAATCAAATAACTCTATTACGAAAATATGGTAAGATATTTTTTCAAGACCCTTGGCCAACACCTGTACCAAATTTTAAATCTGATTCTGTTGTATTTAGATTTGGATATGATGAAGGATGTGAATATGATAAAATGTGTGCACACAATCCAATTCACAATGTAGAAGAAAATGATGGAACGTATTACTATTTAATAAGTAAAAATAATATAGTGAAATTGGAATCAAAAAAAATATTAATATGAAACAAAAAATATTAATAATAGGTCAACCAAGAAGTGGTACATCATCATTACTAAATAATATATGTAAACAAGATTATGTACGAATATCAGAACCATATAATTATAGTTTCGGTGAAAGATATGAATGGCCATTAAAGGAATTAGAATCCGATAGAGTGGCAATAAAATCTTTGGTTGTACAAATACCATCCAAAGAAAAATCAAAAGGATGTATGCACTTCGTTGAGTTTTCTAAGTTAGTTGATAGAGTTATATTATTAAAAAGAAATAACCAACAAGAACATTTTGAAAGTTTATTAAACTTACATTATAGATTACTTCAAGATAATAAAATAAATTCACATAAGAAATATGTATTTGATGGATTACTTTTTAGTAAAATTCCAAAAGGTCTTATTACTAAAATAGAAGAACTACAGCAAAACTCACTAGAGGATATAACTGAAGTATCTGAAAAATTAAATATTCAACCCACTTCCTATGAAGATTTATATGGGGAAGATAGAATGAAATCATTTGAAATAATAAACAAATGGGATTTAGATTTAGACCCATTTGAACTAAACGAAGCTTTACATCCCCAACATAGATACAGACAGTTCACAGATAAGAATCTTTTATAGCAAAATAATTCAAAAATGCCTTGGAGCTTTGAGCTATTTTTTGTATATTAGCTATGTAAGATTAAGTGATATGATAAAAAGTAAAGAAAGTTTAAAGAGAGGAATCGAAATCGATTTGACAGGACCCGATGGTAACGCGTTTGTTCTTATGGGATACGCTAAAAGATTCGGTAAACAAGTTGGTATGGGTGATTCTTATATCAATGAAATGTTAGAAAAAATGATGAGTTCGGATTACGAAAACTTAGTTAAAGTATTCGATGATGAGTTCGGTTCAGTAGTAACTTTATTAAGATAAACCCTAAACCTATGATAAATAAAATAAAATCTAAAATGTTAACCTATCTGTTTAAAGATTGGGTAGCAAATGAATATGATTTAGAAACCCTAGAACTTACTAAGGGTATGATTAATAATAGAGAAATAATGTTAAAAACCATTATTGATAAAGTAAATCATAAACCAATATTAGGATATAGAAGTCATTGTAAGTAAAATAATTGAAAAATGCCATTGTAGTCTCAATTATTTTTCTTATATTAGCTTTGTAATAAGAGAGATATGAATAAAAAACCAATATTATATATAGACATGGATGGTGTGTTAGTTGATTTATCTAAACACTATAAACAATTTTTTGTTGATAATCCACATCTAGTAAAAAAATTCGAACATTGTCCAGACCACATACCTGGTATATTCAGAGACCCACCCCCATACGAAGATTGTATTGAGGCTGTAAAGAAACTTTACGATTCTGATAAATATGATATGTTCATCGCAACATCAGCCCCTTGGGGTAATCCAGATTCATTAACTGATAAAAGGTTTTGGATTGAGAAATACTTTGGAAGAATGTTTCACAAAAAGTTAGTAACAACTCACAGAAAAGATTTGTTAGTTGGTGATTACCTAATTGATGATAGAGTTAAAAATGGTGCTGGAGATTTTCCAGGTGAACACATCCACTTTGGTTGGTGTTACGAGAATGAGAAGTGGAACAAATACCACTCTTGGGATACTGTATTAGATTACTTACTATGATAAACAAATTAAAAAAACTTTGGAACTATCTAACTTGGTTAGAAGAACAACGAATGAAAGCCGCAATCAAATGTGGTAGTGCAGGACCTTTACTATGATAAACAAACTATTAGATTATGTAGTTCTAGTTTTTATTATTGGATTATTGATGATATTATCATCTTGTTCAATACCAGATGATGAACTACTACAACCAATACCACCTACATTAGAATTAGATGGTAGATTAGATATGGATTCAAATGGATATTACCATTTAGAACTACGCCAAGATGTACATCAAACAATACATACTATATCTGGTACAGTTGGTAATACACTTGAATGGGATGAACCTATGAAAGTAGAATGGGATAGTAACCTAGTTTGGTACTTACAAGATGAGGTACAAGTAACCACGTCTAATGGAGCATCTTATGTTGTTGATGGTAAAGTTAATAATGTAATTGGACCAGTTAAAACAATGGTAGGAGATACTCTAATATTAACTGGTACTATACGAGAACATTTAGTATCTGATACCATAAAAATAGTTTTAGAATGATACCAATAAAAATACATAGTACACCTATTACCGAAGAAACGTTTAAGAAACAAGGGTGGACACGAGAAGAAGAAGAGGATATAAAAGGCAATACTTTTACATATTGGATTCTATCATTACCAAAAGGAAGTAAAGACCCATATGCACCATGTTTTATTTCTAATACATCAAACCAAAAACTAAAAGGATTAGAAGAAGGAGAATATGTAGTAGAGTTAAATGATTTCGGTGGATTAGGATTTTGTAGTAGTGAAGAAGAGATAGAAGTATTATATGAAATGTTAACAAAAAAATCAATATATCAATGAAAAATTATACAGCAGAACAATTATCAGCAAACTATGATAAGTTCATAGAAGCATTAAAGAAAGTATTCAAAGGTGAGAGGTTAGAAAAACTCTTACATATGTACTCAGAAAAAGAATTGGGTACAGAACTAACTCTTGCACCTGCAAGTGGTAGATTACAATTTCATTCAGCATACGCTGGTGGTTATATAGACCATGTATTGAATGTTGCAAGAAACTCATATAAACTGAAAAAAGTTTATGAAGAGACTGGAATAAAAGTAGATTTTACAGCTGAGGAATTATTATTTGCTGCATTTCATCACGATTTGGGTAAACTTGGAAACTCTGAAGGCCCATTGTATGTAGAAGAAACATCAGATTGGCATAGAAAGAATCTAGGAAGAGTTTATAAACACAATGATGAGATTAACTATATGGATGTTACCCATCGTGCACTTAACCTATTGAATAACTATGGTATCAAGTATAACGAAAAAGAACAACTAGGAATTATGTTGGCGGATGGGTTATATAATGAAGCAACAAAACCATATTTTATGGCAAGAAGTCCTGAGTATGGATTGAAAACTGATTTACCATACATTTTACATTGGGCAGACCACATGAGTTGTAGACAAGAAAGAAAGGAATGGGAAGATTCAAAACCATTCTAACTGACATATTGTCATAACCAAAAGTGATTATACTGACATATTGTCATGTTTTATGTGTTGGTATGAATTTGGTACTATAAAGAGTAAATGTTTAAATTAAAAAAAGGAATAAATTATGCTTTACACAATTAATAATACATTCGTTGATGATTTTCTCAATGATGTACTAACAACAAAACCAAAAACTAATTACTCATCTTTTGATGCTGAAGTACTAGAAGATGGAAAACAAAAAGTTACAGTTAACACTATTGGACATAATCCAAAAGATATTACAGTAGAAGTTACTGAAGAAGAAGTTACAATCAAATCTAAGAAAGTAGAGAACTCATCTCGATTTGTTAAAGATATTGATTTAACACTAACAGTTGGTGCCGATTATGATGGTACAAAATCAACTGCAAAATTCGACAATGGGTTACTCACTCTCCTCATTGATAAGAAGGTAAATAAAAAGGCTAAGACCTTAAAAATTTCTTATTAAACTCACTATCGAAATAATTGAAGGGGAAAGAAATTTCCCCTTTTTTTATATATACAATATTTATTATTACAAGAAAACTATATTATTATGAAAGATGCTTACAAACAAAAAGTTTATAATCTAATCGAAGGTGTACTATCTAGGTCTAAAATATTAGATGATGGTATTACTGGAGTTAAAAAAGTTTCTCCTCAAGACGCAAGAAGGCTTGTATCCGAAGTTACTAAGTTAACACAAAACATAAGAGAAATGATAGATATCTCTTAGAAAGGGAAATCAAATGAAATTCAGAACCCTATTACTAGGATTATCCGCATTGTTTGTAGCATTTAATGCTGCGTTCTTTTCGGTAAGTGGTTTAAGTAAATTATTTGCAGGAGCAGCATTATCTGTTATTGTAATGGCTAGTTCATTAGAATTAGCAAAACTAATTACCGCTGGATATCTGTACAATTATTGGGAAAAAATAAATAAATCATTTAGATTATATCTAAGTGGTGCAGTAGTTATCTTAATCCTTATAACATCATTAGGTATCTATGGATTTTTAACATCTGCATTTCAAGATACATTTAACCAATACAGTATCAAAGAGAAACAATTAGCATTCCTACAACAGAAAGAACAGTTTTGGGGTGATGATGTAAAACGATATGATGAAGAACTTAAAAGAATTTCTACTAACATTGGTACTCTTTCCAATGCTAAATCTCAACAAATCCAAGTACGAGACACCGCGGTGGTTGGGGGCGTTAGAACCACAATCTCCACTGCAGAACTTAGATTGGCACAATCTCGTATTGAAGTGGAAGAGAGAAACAAGAGCTCGGTACAAGAGAAAAGAGAAGTAGCTGCAGATTCACTACAATCTATTCAGTTAAAAATTTTAGATTTAGAATCTATGGAGGGTGTATCCTCAGAACTAGGGCCACTAGAATATCTTAGTGGATTACTTAACAAACCAATGGACCAGATTATCAATTGGTTTATCTTAATCATTATCTTTGTTTTCGACCCGTTGGCTGTTGCACTTGTAATTGCATTTAACAACGCTTTAAAAGTTGATAGGGGTATTATAGATAAACAGAAAATAATTCGTAAGAGAGAGTTATATGATGAAGTACCCGAAGAAGAGATAGTAGAGGAGTTGAATGAAGAAGAAGATGTAAAGGAAGAACTTCCACCAGAGGCAAGAGGATTTACTCCACCAAAAAAAGAAGTTCCTCAATTTACAAAAGCAGAAGTAAGATTATATACACATCCTCACTTTGATTGGAATAAGAAAGAGACCTGGCAAAATGACCCCAAGGCAGTACAATATTGGTTAAGATATGTTAAACCAAAAGATGAGGATGACGAGTTTACAAAAAAAACTTATTAAATGCCTTGGAGCTTTAAATTATTTTTATTATATTAGCTGTATAAAATAAACTATATGAATTTAGGATACGCTTGTATTAATATGACATTGGGTAAACAAAAACCCAAAATCACAACAAATAGAAGTATGATTAAACGTACCTTCTTAGAGAAGGGTGTTGATTATGCTGGTGAACTATCTTTACAAAATGTTAGAGATTTACATTCCATCTTAGAATGGAACAACAACAATGGAATCAAATGTTTCAGAATATCATCTGATATATTTCCATGGGCTTCAGAGTATGGTATTGAAAACTCACCATACTACAAACGAATTCAAACAATACTTCAGGCATGTGGTAACTACGCAACCAAACATGGTATTCGTATTACAGCACATCCTGGTCCTTTCAATGTACTTGTATCTCCAAGAGAGAATGTTGTACAGAATACAATTACTGATTTAGAGATACATGGTAAAGTATTCGATATGTTAGGATTATCTCGTACACCTTACAACAAACTAAACATACATTGTAATGGTGTCTATGGTGATAAGATTTCTGCTATGGATAGATTCTGTAAGAACTTTGAGAAACTATCACCAGCAGTACAAGGAAGGTTAACAGTAGAGAATGATGATAAAGCATCTATGTACTCAGTAAAAGATTTGATGTACATACATGAACGTATTGGTATTCCTATTGTATTTGATTATCATCACCACAAGTTCAACACAGGTGGTTTATCAGAACAAGAGGCACTTGAATTGGCAATCTCTACATGGCCAAAAGATATCAAACCAATTGTTCACTACTCAGAATCAAAAGCATTACACGAAAGTAATGATAAAGTAAAACCACAGGCTCATTCTGATTACATCAATGAGTTACCTAACTTATATGGTAACGATGTAGATGTTATGGTAGAAGCCAAGGCAAAAGAATTATCTATATTACCATTTATATAACAACATATGGAACGAGAAGAAAGAATGTACAAATCTCATTTGGCAAGAAAGAAAAGAAAAGAAACCAAAGAGGTTGTAGATAAAGTAGAAAAGAGAAAAAACGCTGATGCTAAAAATCTAAAAAAGAAATATAAGAAGATTAAAGATAGACATCACGATAATAAACTATAAAATGAAAGAAAAAAAAGTTAGACAGTACAGAAGTAGACAAGGTAGGAGTGATAAACAATATGAATCTAATCTGAAAGCCATGACATATGGTTGTATAGGTCTCTTGGCCATACTAACTAGTATAATCATTTATGGAGTAGTAACAACATGAATACATTAGATAAACAATATCAAGGGATTCTCAGAAAACTAATAATGTATGGTCAAGAGAAACCCGATAGGACTGGAACTGGTACTCTATCCTATTTCGGAGAACAAATAAGACATGATATGAGTAAAGGGTTTCCACTTCTTACAACAAAGAAAATGGCAGTCAAAACAATGATGACTGAATTGAAGTGGTTCTTGAAAGGAGATACTAATATCAAATATTTGGTTGATAATGGATGTAATATCTGGAATGGTGATGCTTATAAACGATATGCAGATATTGAATGCAATCCACCTCATGACCATTCGTTATCACAAAAAGAGTTTGTTGATAAAATTAAAACCGATGATGAGTTTGCAAAAGTATGGGGAGAACTAGGTCCTATCTATGGTAAACAATGGAGAAATTGGTTTGGTTATGATGAAAATATTAACCATATTAGAGTTGACCAAATAGAACAACTGATTAAAAATATAAAAGAAAATCCAAATAGTAGAAGATTAATGGTAAGTGCATGGAACGTTGGGGAATTAGATAAGATGGTATTACCTCCTTGTCATTATGGATTCCAATGTTATGTAAACGATGGTAAACTTTCACTTATGTGGAATCAAAGAAGTGTTGATACTTTCTTAGGATTACCATTTAACATTGCATCTTATGGAATGTTATTACTTTTACTATGTGAAGAGACTGGATTAAAACCAGGCGAACTAATCGGTTCATTAGGTGATGTACATTTATATAAAAATCACTTAGAACAAGCACACGAACAAATTAAAAGAGATTCTTTTAAATTACCAACTATTGATTTAAGTAATGTAAATATATTAGAAGGTGAATTTGATTATTCTATTATTGATTACGAATCACATCCAACAATTAAAGCACCACTATCGAATTGATACAACCAAGTAGAAAAGAAGAAAAGAACGATAAACACAGATATCATACTCACTTATATGTAGGGGGAACTTCTGTCACTAAAGGTGGTGGATTTGAAAACAACCGAACAGATATAAGACCACTATATAAAGAAAAGTATAATATCGATTTACCTGATATAGAATTTTGTAGTTACGCATCTGTACTTGCATCTAATCTTGGTGTTAGTGGACTTACAAATGATGCAAAATGTGGTAGTGGTACAAAAAGAATAATAAGAAAGGCAACTGAGTTTATAGTAAATACTGAATACGATAATCGAGTAGACCTTGATAAACATTATACATATCATTTTGAGTTTCAACCTGGTATAAGAGATGATGTTTGGTTTTCTAAAGAAAATGAATATGGTATTTGTAACGCAAGTTGGAATGATAGAGATAAACGTTATCAGTTTTCACTTGTTAAAGAATGGTTTACTGAAGAAGAAACAAACCAACGATATGATGAAACATATGGTGAGGACTATCAAAAGTATATTGATAATCATTTTGATGAAGTAGAGTATCACAAAAATGAATCAAGGATGATAATGAACTTTATTGGGTGGTTGGATTCATTACCATTAAGAAAGTATTATACATTTTCAATTGGACACTTTGACAATTGTTACTACATAACTGAAGAAGGTGAAAGAAAAGATATGAGAGAACATCCTAGATGTATAAACAGATATTTGGATGGTAAGGATTTGTGGAACTATGCACACGATATGAAATGGTTAATATCAGATGAAGTAGATAACGATGATAATCATATAGGATATTTTGGTTCAAGAAAAATAGGAAACAAACTTACTAGTATATTCGCAGAATTAACTAAATTGGGCCCATTGTTTGGTGAATATAAAATTCAACCAAAAACTGAAATACAATTTTGCTCACCATTTGAGGATTATTGTCCTGCAATTGCTGATGTAGTACCTCATTTAAAAAATATAAACTTTAAACAAGTACCTGCAGATAATTGTAAACTATTATGTATAGAACACGATAACTTACATCAAGGAACTGAATTTTATGAATTTAAACATTACTATGAAGATATACAAAAGATAGTAAAAAATAATGGAGGTAAAATGTTTTTATCTATTAGACAAGAATCATTCCAAGATATTGTAGAAGAATCAATTTATAAAGTTTGTTGTGATGAATGGGGATGGGATAAGAGTGATATCATAATACTAGATTGTAATATAAACAGAGCAGATTTAAGTTTACTAATGAAAACATATCAAGATGACCCAATAGTAATTCCAGAATCTCCAGTTCCTTTAAGTGCATATTTTCATGACGCGTGGACATTAAAACAACCTCAACCAAGAAGATTTAACTTTAGTATGTTAATAAACAAAGAAACATCTTTTAGAATTGGTGCACTAGATAAATTATTTAAACATGGAATACCTAGTGATTCTTTATTTACGTTGAGGGCAATACCACAAGATTTTGAAGATATACAATCGTTATCAAATTATGAATTAGAAAATATCGATAACATAAAATTAATCAGAGGGAAATCAGTAGAAGATTATTATCCATTAAGTGAATCAGAAAAGTTTGACGAGTATTTAAGAACAAATCAAACCATATACAACTCTGTTATAAAAACATACAAAGATTCCCATTTTAATATTATATTGGAAACTTCTATGATGGCACATGAAAGTAAAAAAGATATATTTAATCATGTATCAGAAAAAACATTAATTCCAATATTATGTGGTTGTTTGGTATTTTCAGTAGTACCTGGTATTAACTATCAGATAATGGAAGATAAATGGGGATTGAATTTTTCTTACTTGAAAGAGTTTGGTATTTCTGATTATAGAACAAATACACTAGAAGAACAAATGTCCGAGTTATCAAAAATAGGTATATGGGCAAACGAAAATGGTGGAGATTCTTTATTTAGATTACATAAAAAATATCATGATATCATAACTGATAATTATCGAGTTTTAGAAAATGCACTATTTACTGATAAAACCGAAGAAACTCTTATACAGATTTTAAACCATCATAAAGAGTATTCAACACAAGAGAGACCAAAACAAAAATTTTACGCCAATGAAGAAGTATAAAGTAATTTTAATTAGTGGTGGGTTTGACCCAGTCCACAAAGGACATATAGAATGTATCCAAAATGCTAAGAAGTTAGCAGATGAAGTTTGGATAGGATTAAACAACGATAGTTGGTTAAGGAGAAAGAAAGGTAAATCTTTTATGAAAGAAGGTGAACGAAAGTTTATCATGGAATCATTAAGAGATGTGGATTATGTTTATGTAATGAATCCACTCATACATGGAGATGATACAGCAATTGATTTCATTGACCATGCAAAACACAAATGGCATTTTGAAAAGAGAGGTGAGTTAGAAGGTAATGTAGCATTTGGTAATGGGGGAGATAGAACAGAAACAACTACACCAGAGAATGATGTATGTAATTCATATGGAATAGAATCAGTATGGGGATTGGGAGATAAAGTACAATCTTCATCATGGTTATTAGAAAAATATTTAAATATAGCAGAATGACAAAAATAGTACAAGATGTAAGTAAGTTAAAAACTCCACTTACAAAATTACCAAAAAACAAACAAGAACAAGATGTGTTATCAGCAGCATTGATGACATCACTAACAAAACATAAAGGGTTCGGATTATCAGCAAATCAAATCGGAGTTGATAAACGAATTTGTGTTGTAAATGTAAAAGACCCGTTAGTACTTGTAAACCCTCGTATAACGAATAGAAGTGAAGATGGTATAGTTTATATCGAATCATGTCTATCGTTACCTAAAACAATGACTAAACCAAGATATACTGTACGTTCGCAAACAATTACAGTAGAAACAGATAACTTGGGAACAATTGAGTTTGGACCAGATGAACCAAAGAAGATTGGAACTAAAGACCATAATTATTTTGGAGATGAGGGATTATTAGAATGTGTTGTTGCTCAACACGAAATCGACCACCTAGATGGTATTTTGATAACAGATGACGTTAGAAAATACGATAGAACTATACGAAGTGAAAAGAAGTATGGTAGAAACGACAGAGTAATGGTTAAGTTATCAGATGGTACAACTGAGTTTATGAAATACAAAAAAGCAGAACCATTACTAGCCAAAGGTGCAGAAATTCTGTAATTGTAGAGAAATCTATATTTAGAGATACGCGTTAGTTATTTGCAAAAATAATTGAAAAAAGCCTTGGAGCTTTGTAAAATTATTGTTATATTAGCTAATATAATCAAAAGGAGTAATCCCTATGAGAAAACAAATAATATTTACGTTAGTAGTTTCACTACTATCGTTTGGAATGATAGATTCCGCAGTAACACAATCTGATAACAATCAACCAACAATTGAACAGTTAGAAGAAGAAAAAAAGATTCAAGAGTTAGAATTAAAAAGACTCGAAGAAGAAAGAATCAAAAAATATCACGAGGATGAACTTAATAGATTCCTAAATGATATAGGATTCAGAGAAAGTGGTAACAGATATGATATCACAAACAAATGGGGATACATGGGTAAGTATCAATTTGGAAAATCAACTCTGAAAGGATTAGGATTCAAAGTAAGTAAAAACGAATTCCTAAATAACCCAAAACTACAAGAAGAAGCAATGATGGCTTTATTACTACACAACAAAGAAAAACTTCAAAAGTATATCGATGTATTTGATGGACAAACTGTTAATGGTATGTACATCTCAGAGAGTGGAATATTGGCAGCAGCACATCTTGGAGGACAAGGGTCTGTTAAAAGATACTTCAGAAATGGTAAAGTATTCAAAGATGGATTCGGAACAAAAATCACTTCTTACATGGATAAGTTTAGTGGTTATGATATAAAATTAAATTAAAGTTATGTTAGAATTATTTACAACCTATAACATTGTTATAGCAGTTTTGAGTATCCTTATAATTGGTTTAGTAATCGGTATAAGGAATTTAAATATACAAAACGAACAGTATCAAGATTACATCGAAGAGGAATTAGTAAAAACAGAACAACTCAGAATCAAAGTTGAAAAGGCCTATGATAGAATGCAAGATGCAGATATTAGGGGTTCATTTGAATCTGATGATGAAGTTGGTTCAGCCTTTTCGGAATTAAAAGAAATAATTGAAGAATTAAATAAAACCATATAATATGCCAATAAAAAAGAAGAGAAGAAAAAAATCCAAAATGTATTTTGGTACTCCTGCACAAGAAGCAATCATAGAGTACAATAAATCTAAAGACCCTAAGGAGAGGAACGAGATTTACAAAACAAGAATTAAGTATCCATTTGAGAAACTTGCAGAGAATGTTTTAAATACATTTAAGTTTACTTACTTTGATGTACCAAAAAGAGATATACAAACAGAAGTGGTATCTACTATGGTAGAAAAAATTCATATGTTCAAAGAAGGCAAGGGTAAGGCATTTTCTTATTTTACTATTATTGCAAAGAATCATTTGATTCTAAAAAACAATGGTAATTATAAAAGGTGGAAACAAAACGCACTGATGTCCGAAATGCCTCCAACATGGAATCCAGAAAATGATTTCTATCATCAACAAGAAAATTCTGAGATGAAACAATTTAAAAAATTGATGTTAGAATATTGGGATAAAAATTTAACTAAAGTATTCACTAAGAAAAGAGATATTCAAATTGCAGATGCCGTACTAGAGTTATTTAGAAGAGCAGAACATATTGAAAACTTTAACAAAAAACATCTTTACTTATTGATTAGAGAAATGACAGATGTTAAAACACATTACATAACAAAAGTAGTTAACGTAATGAAACAACATCAGAGAAAGATTTTAAATGAATACCTAGAAGTAGGAGAATTTACAACCGATAGTAGAGATGAGTTTAGTTGGGAAGGGTAAATATGTAATCGGATTATCATTTGGATATCACGATTCTGCTGCTGCATTAATGAAAGATGGACACATCTTATCTGCAGTAGAAGAAGAAAGATTTACTGGTATCAAGCACGATAACTCGTTTCCCTCTAACTCTATTGACTGGATTTTAGAAAGTAATAATCTAACAATACATGATATAGAAATTGTTTGTTATTATGAGAATCCATCTGAAAAAAAGAATAGAATAAAAGATGTTGCCAAAAGAACATTTTTTAAAAATCCAATAGGTAATAGTAAGATATTAATAAATTCACTTTTTTCAAAAGATGATGTTTATAATAGTATCAGAAAATACTTTCATAAAAATATAGAAGTAGTATATGGAGACCATCACTTATCTCATAAAGCATATGCTTATTATACTTCTACATTTAAAGATTCTGCAGTACTTACTGTTGACGGTGTTGGGGAATATGAAACAACTACACTTTCAGTTTTCAATGGTAACCAAAACATTCCAATACAATCGATTGAGTTTCCACATTCTTTAGGATTATTATATTCTACAATAACAGCATTCTTAGGATTTAAACCAAACGAGGGTGAATATAAAGTTATGGGATTGGCACCATATGGTACACATTTATTTCATCACAAAAAGTTTCAAAAATTATTTTACTTAACTGATGATGGTGGGTTTAGATTAAACATGAAATATTTTACATACGAATATTCAGATAAGACAATGTTTAATTCTAAATTATCAGAGTTATTTGAAATTCCAAATAGATTACCAGAAGAACCAATAAATGATATACACAGAAATATAGCAGCAGCATTGCAAAATACATATGAATTTTTATTCTTTAGATTATTAGATAAACTACAAGTTGAATCTAAATCTAATAATTTATGTTTAAGTGGTGGTTGTGCATATAATGGAACTGCAAATGGAAAGATTTTAGAAAGAACAAAATTTAAACAATTATGGATTCCACCAGCTCCTTCTGATGCCGGTTCTGCAATTGGTGCACTTTTAGCGTTTCATTACAATAGAAGTAATAATAAACGAGTTTCAAACAAAACACCATTCTTAGGACCAGAACAAACAAATAAAGATTTTATTGAATTATGTAAAAATGATAAAAGAGTTCATTGGGAAGTTATACCTGATAATACTTTATTTAAAAAAGTTTCTAAACTAATATCTGAAGGAAATATTATTGGATGGGTTCAAGGTAGGTTAGAGTTTGGTGCAAGAGCGTTGGGTAATCGTTCTATCTTAGCAGACCCAAGAGACCCACAAATGAAGAAGAGGGTAAACATGGTTGTAAAAAAACGAGAAGGATTTAGACCGTTTGCACCAATGGTAACCTTAGAACATAGAACTAAATTTTTTAATCCACCATATCATATACCTTATATGAATCAAATCATACGAGTAAATGATGAACACCAAGATAAACTTCCAGCAATAACACATACTGATGGTTCTGCAAGAGTACAAACAGTTACCAATAAATTTAATCCAAGAATACATCGATTGTTACAAGAGTATGGAAAACTGACTGGATATCCAATACTACTTAATACTTCATTCAATCTAAAAGACCAAACTATGGTTAGAGATGGACAAGAGGCCATTGATACGTTTATGAAATGTGATATGGATTATTTAGTATTAGGGAACGTATTTCTTACAAAAAAAATACAATAATTTTACATTTACATAACAATTTCTTAACATTGGTATATTTATACTAAAGGAGGAATTATGAAAGAACAATTACCAAAAGTAAAGATTGTTCAAATAATAGCAATCCTAGTATTATCTCTGTGTTCACTATCCCTCTTTGGTCAAACCAAAGTTATTACACAGATAGACAACAATCTTTACGAGTATAGAGCTTACAACGAAGATGGTTCTATACATCAAAAGGGAACATACATCGGAACAGAAGATGGCAAACTATTAGTCCACTCTTATTGGAGTGATGATGTAGGTACAAAGGCGTTGTATAAGAGAGGAAAGTTGGTTTGGATTAAACCAAAAGGACAACCTCGTTATACTTATGAACAGATAGAGTACGAACAAATGAAGGCTGAAATCAAAAGATTGAAGGCGATTGTGGCTCTAAATGACTAATCGTAATTCAAAGTGATTAGATAGAAACCCAACCCCGTAAGGTTGGGTTTTCTTATTGACACCTGATATAGTTCACACAATCGGTGTGAAATTCTAAAACATACTTTTTACTTCATATATACCATAGTTATTACTGACATGTCCGACGTTTTGTAATATGAGAAAGTTATTTTTCTAATTAAAACAAAGGAGAAGCATATGGAATTTTTGAAAAAAATCGGCTCTTGGGCTGAAGAACTTACAAAAATTGGTATTAGTATCATAGCCTTAGGAGTTGTACTTGAAGTACTCTTCAAAGGTGCAGACATCCCATTCTGGCCAGAGGTATCAGTAGTTGATAACATCATGGGCATTTTAGGAGGTTTGAGTGCTGAAGGTCTATTAGGACTTGTTGGTGCTTTCGTACTTTACCACATAATCAAAAAGTAATAACTATTGATTAACATAACGCGTTTAAGAACTAACCTCACTTGAAAAAGTGAGGTTTTTTCGTTTATGATATTTATATATGAGATAATGTATAAAAATTATGAGTACAAACTTTGAATTATTTCCTGGTAAAGATTTAAGTGGATTGTTTAAAGACATCTACGATAACCAGCAAAATAAAAAATCAAGAATATCAGAATTGATTGCCGAAATGAAGAAGGTAATTAGACATTCTGGTGATATGGCAGTAATTGGACCAATCATAAAAGATTTAGTTGATACTTCAGTTCGAAATGATGAATCATTAATCAAAATGGCAGCAATTGCACAAAGAATGATTGGAGCTCAAAACAAAGCAGAAGGAGATAGCGGATTCTTAACAGATAAAGAAAAAGAACAATTACTATCACAACTAGAAGATACCATTGCAGAAGTTTCCGATGAACACGATACAAAGGTTGATGAACTAACAAACGAAGTTGAAGAATTAAAACAGAAGGTAAATAAAAATGTTTAAATTTAGTGACAACAACGTACAAACATCTAAACAAAGAACACAATCCAAAAGTAGAAGTGATACTGGTATTGTAATAGATGTAATTTTAGATGAAACTAATAAATCATTACCTAAGTTCAAAGAAGTAGGACAGGTAGATGGCATTGACGCATCAGATATACATACTGGTAAGATAGGTGGGGTTAGAGTAAGAACATTATCTAATTCAGAAGTTCAAGACGAAGACCTTCCAATAGTATATCCACTTGACGCAACAATTAGAACTCTTCCAGTCTTGGGAGAAGAAGTTCAGATAATTAGAATGGCAGGTAAAAAGTTTTATCGTCAATTTAATATTGCAGGTACACCAAACGTATCAAACGAAGGTTTAGTTCTTTATAGAGAAACATTTGGTAGTTCAGATAAAAGTGGTGGTGGAGGTGGTTATGGTGATAATTCATCTACTGGTGTATCACAACCACAAGGAGGTAGTACTAGTAATCAAGGAGATTATGGTGATTATTTTGAGGCAGATGCCAAGATACATAGATTAAAATTATTTGAAGGTGATACTATAATAGAATCTCGTTTTGGTCAATCACTAAGATTTAGTGGATACAACAACGATGATAATAAATTCTCACCAACAACTATTATACGAAACAGAGAATCAGACCCATCAAGAGAATCTCAAGGAGAGTTTTCATCACAAAAAATCGGTGGAACAACACTAGAAGATGTCAATAGAGATGGTTCTACAATAGTAATGGGTTCACGAGATTATCAACTACCCTTCATACCAGGTACTGTTGATGATAAAGGTACTTCTGATTTTGAAACAACACCTGATACATTTAAAGATTATCCTTCTGCAGATGATTTAACAGGTGACCAAATTTTAATTAGTAGTGGAAGATTAATCTTTTCATCAAAAAATGCTGAAATGATTTTTTATTCTAAAGGTAACTATGGATTTATATCAGATAAAGGAATGTCAATTGATAATGCACTTGGAATTGATATTACAACTGGTGATAATATAAACATAGTAACCACCGATAATGATTTTAATTTATTCGCAGGTTCAGGTGAAATACACATTGGAGATGATTCTAATGAACAACTTGTAAGAGGAAATGAATTGGTAAAGTTATTAGATGAATTACTTACAGAATTAGCATCTGAAACACATCCAACTCCTGCAGGCCCATCTGGTCCACCTGTAAATGCACCAAAATATAATTCTATAAAAAGTAAATTAAAAAATATATTATCACCTGCTAATTTCACAAACTAATGTCACTAAATCTATTTAAAAGTAATTTAATAAGATACATGAGTACTGAACCAGACTCAAGTGATGATTTTGCTGAATACTTAACATCACAATATGATGGAGCAGTAAAACGAGGAACTGACCTTTTAAATGCAGTACCACTTCAGACGGGAAATACTGCAACAATGGAATTAATATTAAAAGGTTTCTTTAGAATGAATAACTTTAAACAGAGTGGTACATTAAACATTCAAGATTGGGGCCCTGCGTTTAAGGCATATTGGTTAGGTGCACAAGGAGGATTATTTCCACCACCTGCTATTCCTGCAGATGGAACAATACAAAATATATCATCACAAGTTCACTTAATTATAAATCCAGGTCAATGGTCAACAAATATTCCAACACCACCAACTAACTCAGTAAAATCATTCGTAGATGTATTAGCTTTGGCAATAGTTGCACACTTAATGACAGTAGAGGGAATTATTATAACAACATCATTGTATCCAACAGCACCTACTCCTTTGCCAGGGCCAGGTGTTAGAACTTGGAAAGGATACCAAATTCCTGGATAATATCCAAAAAATAAAGAATCAATATTTATATAAAGAGAAAACTTAGTTTAAACAAACTTAATTAATTATGGAAGCGAAAAAATTAGCTAAATTGGTGAAGGTATTGGTAGAGGCAGAGGTTGCAAAACAACAAGAAAAGTTTTTGAGTAAAACCTTTCCCAAGATTCTTAAAGAAGAAATAAAAAGAATTCAAGAATCAAAACAACCAATAACAAATCAACAAGATGTTGACCCATTCTCCCTTGCAACAGCTGCATTGGAAGATGATAGACAACAAACAAATACTAAAACGTATTCCAACAATCCAGCGTTAAATGAGGCGTTACAAAATACTAAACCATTTGAACAAATGGATAAAACAGTAGGATTCGGAGGACATAACGTTGCGATGGGAGGAGGTGTACCACCGAACCTGCAACATTCAATGGCAGCACAAATGGGGTATGGTAATATGAATATGGGTGGTGCATCTAAATCAACAGGTTTAGGAGTTCAGACAGGATTGGCTGGATTGGATAGAGTTTTAAACAGAGATAATAGTTCTTTGGTAAAAGCATTTGATAAAAAGAAAAATTGGAGACCTGGTCAGGAATAATAAATGGCTTACGAGATTTCAAAGAAAGTAGTAATTGATACTGAAGAATTTAACGATTATGCAGTAGGATTATCTTTGCCAATTAAAAATGGTAATGGTGGTTTCTTTGAACAAAATTTCAATACATTTGACCAAGCAAAAAGTAATTTAAGAAATCTATTGTTAACTAAAAAGGGAGAAAGATTTTTACAACCAGAGTTTGGTAGTGGATTACAAACTCTTTTATTTGAACCAATAGATGAAACATTTGAAACACGAGTTTCTGATACAATTACTGAATCAGTTTCTCAATGGTTACCATATATAACAATTGACGATATATTTATAGATATATCTGATAGTAATAAAGACAGAAATAAAGTAGGTGTTGAAATTAAATTTAAAGTAGGGGAAACTTTAGATTTACAAACAGTAACATTTACGTTGGGTACATAAAATGGCAATAAATAATAATGTAAATTCGAACTTTAAGGATAAAGGTAAATCATTAAAATACCTTAACAAGGACTTTGGGTCTTTTAGACAAAATCTTATAGAATTTGCTAAAACTTATTTTCCAAAAACTCATGCAGATTTTAATGAATCATCACCAGGTATGATGTTCATTGAAATGGCATCGTATATTGGAGATGTTTTAGGATACTATATTGATGATACCTTAAAAGAATCCTTAATGCCGTATGCAGAGGATAAGAGAAACGTTTTATCACTTGCCAAGTACTTAGGATATAAAACAAAAGTAACTTCCCCAGCGGTTACCGAATTAACTATATATCAACTTGTACCATCAAAATATAAAGCTGGTTCTGCAAATGATTATGAACCAGATACAAAATTTTATCTTAGAGTTCAACAAGGTATGGTTGCAACATCGGTAGATGGAATACAATTTGTAACTCAAGAGTTATTAGATTTCAACGAATCTGCTAATAGAGAAATTACAGTATATTCAAGAAATACTAGTACTAATGACCCAGAGTTCTATTTGGTTAAGAAAAAAGTAAAAGCAATGTCTGCAACTCTAAAAGAAATTGATATTGACTTCGGCCCTCGTGCAGATTTTGCCAAAATAGATTTAAAAGATACAAATGTAATATCAATATATGATGTTAGAGATGCAAACGCAAACAAATATTATGAAGTACCTTATCTTGGACAAGAACTTGTTTATATAGATTATCCAAATACAGCAGCAAACGAACCTGATTTATTTCAGTTTAGAGAAGATGTACCATCAATATTAAAAACATTAAGAACACCAAGAAGATTTACAACAGTAGTTAATGAAGATTTTACAACTACAATTCAATTTGGTTCTGGTGATTCTAACGTTAGTGATGAGTTGATAGTACCAAACTTTGATAATATAGGATTAGGGTTAACTAATTCAAATAATAGATTATCTGAATACTATGACCCTGCAAACTTCTTAAAAACAAAATCATATGGACAATCACCAACCAACACAACAGTTACAGTTAAGTACTTTGTAGGTGGTGGAATTCAATCAAATGTTAAGAAAGGTGATGTAAAACAAATAACAGATATTCAGTATGATACTGATATCGCATCATTCACCGATGCAGAAAAACAATTATATAGTACTGTAATTAACTCAGTTGCTTGTGAAAACGAAATTCCAGCAACAGGAGGTAGAGGTGCAGAAACTATAAAAGAAATAAAAGAAAACGCATTGGCTTACTTTGGAGCTCAGAACAGAGCCGTAACTGCTCAAGATTATGTAGTTAGATGTTTGGCAATGCCGGCAAAGTTTGGTTCTGTTGCAAAGGCGTTTGTTATACAAGATAACAAATTAGATGCCAACTCACCAGCTTCAGTTATTGCAGCACCAGAATCACAAAAAGAATTTGTAGATTTGGTTGATAAAAACAGAACCTTACAACGAAGTGAGATAAAAAGAAATGTTGATTTATTCTTAGCAGGTAAGAAGAACAGAGCAAATGATAAATCAAATCCATTTAGTATTAACATCTATACTCTTGGATATAACTCAAGTAAAAACTTAACAATCCTAAACTCTGCAGTTAAAGAGAACTTAAAAAGATATCTAAACAATTATAAGATGATTACAGATGGTATTAATATCATTGATGGGTATGTTATCAATTTTGCGATAGAGTTCGATGTAACTGCTCTGACGGGGTACAACAGAAGAGAAGTTCTTACTAATTGTAACCTTGCATTACAAGATTACTTTAATATTGATAATTGGACATTCAACGATACAATCAACATAAATGAAGTAGAATTAATTCTTGCAAACATAGAAGGAGTTGTTTCTGTTTCAAAATTAGAATTTAAAAATAAATGTGGAGGAAACTATTCTGCACGTTCATATAACTTTGAAGAGGCAACAAGGAGCAACATCATATATCCTTCGTTAGACCCATCAGTATTTGAACTGAAGTATCCAAACCAAGATATAAAAGGGAGAATCATATAATGTATTATTTCGTTACATCATCGAAGGACGCGAGTTTATATTTACAACAACCAACTCAAAATACAGGTTTGGATGAAGTACTTGAAGTGTCCAAAGTATATTATGGTTCTTTAAAAGATACAGCACGTTCATTGATTAAATTTGATATTAATGGATTATCATCATCACTTGCAAGTGGTGCAGTAACAATGAGTTCTGCAGAACTTATTCTTAGAGAATGTGAATCAACCGAGATTCCTCTTGAATATACAATTGAGGCATATCCAGTTTCACAATCTTGGGAAATGGGTATAGGTACTAGGTTTGATGATATTACAACTGATGGTGTAACATGGAATCAGAGAACAGATGGTAGTGATTGGTTAGTAGGTGATATGAGTCCAGAATCAAGTGGTTCTTACAATGGTAAGGGAGGTACTTGGTTTACTGGTTCTGCTGCAACTCAATCTTTTGCATATGAATCTAGTGATATTAATATGGATGTTCTTTCTGCAGTAGATTCATGGATTAGTGGTTCTCTAACAAACGAAGGGTTTATTCTTAAACATACAAGTGCATTTGAGAATGATAATAATGATTATGGCCAACTTAAGTTCTTTAGTAAAGAAACTCATACGATTCATCAACCAAAAATAAAAATAGGTTGGGATGATTCAGTATTCGAAACAGGTTCATTATCAGCATTAACTCTTACAGAAGATATTAAGTTAAATACAAAACGATTAAAAAAATCATACAAAGTAGGTACAACTCCAAAAATTGAAGTTCATGGTAGGGAATTATATCCTGCTAGAACTTTCTCAAATACTTTTGCATACAACGATGTAAATTATTTACCAACTTCATCATATTATCAAATATCTGATTTAAACAGTAACGATATTATAATTCCATTTGGTGATTATTCAAAACTATCATGTGATGCAAATGGTAATTATTTTAAAATAAATCTTACAAACTTTGAAATTAACAGAGAATATAAAGTTGAATTTAAAGTTGAAAGAAGTGGTACTGTTGAATATTTTGATGATGATATAACATTTGAAGTGGTTAAATAATGGCATTAGGAGATAAAGAAAGAGCACAAGAATTAATCGAAAAGAATAGTTCGGAAACTGTCAAGTATTACGAAGAGAATACTAGACAAATCCATCTTGCAGCAAATAAGAAGGATGGAGAATCTGTTGCCTTTCTCGAAGTACCCAAGTATATACCAGAAGAGATTGAAAAAGCAATTGATATTGGTGTTGATGAACTTGTAAGAAATAGAAAAGATTTACCGGCAGTTGTTCTAAAATCAGTATATGATGAAGTAGTTGCAGATTTAGCAACTGCAAATGCAAGAATTACAGAACTAGAAACAAACGTTCAAGATTTAACTTCTCAGTTAATAGCAATGACTGCAGATAGAGATACACAATTAGAACAAAGAATTGCTGCAGAAACAGCATTGGCAGAACTAGAAAACTTATATATCGCATTATCAGACCAATTTAGAGAAACTGTATTAGAACTTCAAAAAGCAATTGAACGTTCAACTCAAGAGGCAGTTGAAAGAGTATCACTTGAAGCAAGATTTGAAGCACTACGAGCTCGATTAGAAGCATCTCTATTAGCGATTGAGGCACAACAAGCTCAAATAGAAGCTGAGATAGAAACTAACTACTTGAACTCATCACTACAACAAGAAAAAAATAATTTTGCATATAAGATTCCTGCACTGAATATTACAAATCCTCAAAAAGGTGGATTGTTTATCAATTGGGATTATGGTAACTATAAAAAGGTTAATGGTGGAGAGTTGGTATTCTATAACTTTACTGAACAACCAATGACAGTTAGTGTAAGTAAAGTACACCCACAAGGACATAGCGGACAACCTGGTACAATATCTTTACCGAGTTCATTCTCAATCCCTGCGGGTATTGGGTACAATGAAGATTTAGGAAAAACAGCAACACCTGGTGCCACATCAATCAATTGTGGATTTAAAAGACCTGGTGGATGGAAAGAAGATAATACAACTGGTTGGAGAAGATACCCAACTTTAGATATAACGTTTACAAATAACAAGGGTGATTCATTAGAATTATTCTACTCATACTCAAGAGATTACAAGGTTAAGGCTTATGCACAAGATAATCCAGGTCCAAGAGTACATACAGTAGAAGAGGGAGTTGATGTATCAGCAACAGGTAATTAATAATGGCAGTAGAAGATTTTAAAAATATAGATAAACGCACGGCGTTTAGAGTGTTAGATAAAGATAGAGCTATTATCGAAAGAGGTAAGAAGCTTTCTAGGTTTGGCTCTGGTAAAGAAGATTTTTTAGAGTTTACACTTTATGATGCATCTGATAACCAATTACCACAAGGAGATAGTGGTGAATTAACACGTCATATATCTTTGAATCAATTAAACATAACTGAATACTTTCTAGTAAAAGATTCAGGTGATGATATCGTAGAATATTTTGTAGATGTAGAAAAATTAATTAGAGAAGCTGGATATAATCAAGGATTATTTAAAACACAATTTCAATTACTAAATAATAGAGTAGGTAGATATAATACTGAAAAACTATATATCCATGAAATTGCACCATCACGAACTGAGGTTAGATTAGTACCAGTTACAAATCCAGATGGTACAGTTGATGAGGATTTATTTAAAAGATATGATGGATTTACATCAGGTAAAACATTTAGAGATGATGTAGTTTATTATATAGATGAATTTTTAGATAGTATAAAGTTCAATGATGTAATTGAAAAAATGATAAGTAGATTTGGTAGAGCATATGTAGACCAAATAAAAAAAGAATTTAATGTACAAAACTTTGAACAACTTATACAAAATGTAACTCTAAAGGTTAGAGAGGCAGTAAGGTATTATGTGGATGGTAAAGATTACAATCCAAAATCAATAAATTATGGGAAACCACTTCCTGCAGACCAAGTTGATGATGTGTTTTTAGATATTAATGATATCTTAAAAAATATCCTAAGAATAACTTGTGATATTGTTGATATGTTATTACCTAAGAGAAATGTACAAGATGATAACTTTGTAACTACAGCGTTTGACCCATCGGTTGATGTAAGAGAATTTATAACAGAACTTACAAATGACACCACATATGAACCAGTAGTTACTGAAGAAGATAATACAGTTGATGATTATACAGAAGAAGAAACTGAAGAGGAAGAGGATGAGATTGTAGATGCACCATCTAGTTTAAAGGTGACACCTGTACAAATGACTGTTGGTATTGAAGGAGGACGGAAACAATTTAATGTTGAATCAACATCACCAGTTACAATAAGAATAGACCTATTAGATGAAGGTGGATATTATGGTAGTGCTTGGGCTAAATCACTAGTAACAAGTTTACCAGCTGGTAGTACATTATTCCCAATAAAGTTTAATGGACAACCTTCACCTAGAATAGATGATGGGCCACCACCACCACCACCACGAGGTGGAGGAGGAGGAGGCGGAAGTAGACCTTTACCTGAAGAAGAAAGATTTAGATTACCAAAACAGTTCGAACAATTAAGGTAGTGAGATATTTATATAAGAGATGATTGCACCAACTAACATAATAAAAAATTTTAGAAGAGTAAAGATAACATTTACGAATCAAGAGGGGGATACCAAATCTATCGTGGTTAAACAAACACTTACACCACAACTAGATGATATTAGAATAGATGATACTCCACCTGACCCAATTGATTTAGGTCCAATTGATTTTGATGATATCGTAATAAAACCATTTGACTTAGGTGATTTGGATTTTAATTTCGATTTTGATTTCGATTTCGGGCCTATTGATTTAGGATTTAACAATGTACTTGGTGATATAGGATATACAGGCACAGGTCTTAAACTACCAGGTTCTGCAAGAGGAAGTAGTAACAGATGGGGTACATATTAGTAGGAAGTAAGGATGGATTTTAGATTTTTTAATAATAATTTTGGTAACAACAAGTTCGGAGGAACAGATGATTCTTTAGCCAAAAGCTATGGAACTAAATCTGGTTTTAAACTACCTCCAATTGACTTTAGTAACATAAAGATAAATTTACCAATAATTCCATCAACTAGTCCATACAATATACCGGCACCGACAAACAACACACCGGCACCGAGACCAAATCCTACTCCACCTCCACCACCGCCACCGCCGCCACCACCACCGCCGCCGCCACCGCCGCCGGCAGAGAACATACAACCAAGAGGTGCGGCAAACAATACACAACCACAGGCTGCAAATCCGAATACTTCAAATTTTTCTACCACTAATCCTGGAGTAATGACCTATTCGGCACCTCCGATTAGTAGCAGAATTAATAATAATCGTGTTGACCCAGACAATGGAGCTCGAATCATCTCTGGTGGAAGAGATGGTAATCAAAACTTTGGTAACCCATTTAACAGACTCGTCGAGTTAGATGATGATTTAGGTGGAGGAAGAGGAAGAGGAGGAGGACTTACAAGACCATATAAATTATATGGCCCTTTTGATGATTATTGTTCTGCCTTTGTGGTTAATAGAAGAGAAAGACCTGTAACTGTATATCCACAAGAGGATATGGGTGATAACTTTGCTGCACCTAGATTTTGGGCAGATTCTCAATTAAGAAAGATATTCAATGGAGGAGCAAAATGGTATTGGACAGAAGATAATGTAGCAATTAGAGTTGATACAAATGGTAATAACCTCCAACGAGTTTACAAAGATGTAGCAGATATCGCATGTGCTACACCTCCAAGAGATAAACCACATACGTTAGAAATTCTAATGAATTATGGAAGGGGTGCAAATCATCCCGCAGGAACTTCAGTTGTTACTGCATCAAATACAGGTTTAAATGGTATTGCTCAAGGTAGTAGTAGAACAACAATTACATTACCATATGGTACGAGAGGTACACAAACAATATCAACATTTGTAGCTAGAGCTGGTGGAAAAACTTCAAGTACTCAATACAGACTTGTTAGAGTTACTGCCAATGGACAACATACTATTCAATTATTTAATGGTAATACAAAAGTATCTGAAAATGTGTTTACAGACCCTATTAAAAAATCTGATGGGAAAAAATCAACTGTAGCCTATAATGTAGCATTTCCATATGAGAAAGTTACACCACCTCCAAAATTTTTAAATGCTTCACCTTCAGAAACTTCAGTAGCTTCAAATGCAGCATATTTCAATATCAATGTAGATTCTAGTACGGCAGTAACTATTGTAAGTAAACCTAGTTGGGTTCAATTCCCAGGTGCAGTAGTAATGGGAAGAAACTCAATGGCTACTCAAATAAACACTACTGGTTCACCAAGAAGTGGAAAAATAGTATTTAGAAATGGACAAGGTCTTACTGATGAGGTAGAAATTAATCAACAAACAGCCGTTGTAGCTACACCTCCTCTTGAGTATAGTGCAAGAATACAATTTAATTATCTTAAAGGAGAAAACGCACCAAGTACAGGTTTAGTATCAGTTAGTGGTGCACCACAACTAAATGGTGGATGGCCAGGAAGTAATGGTGGTGGTTCTCCAAAAACTATTAAGGCAAAACTATCAGCTTATCAAACAAGAGAAACTGCACTATATGGATTTTCATCTAGGATGTCCACAAGTTTTTATCAAGTAAAATATAAAGCTGTAAATGGTGGATTTGAGATTTATCTTTACAAAAATAATAGTTTATTAGAAACAAATAGATTTAGTATTAATATTAGTCCAGATGATTTTATACGAGGAAATGTAGACTTTGACTTAGTACCACAAGATGATTCTCAATTTGATTTAAAGTTTGATTTTGCTAAAATTAGAGATATAGACCCACCAAAATACGAAGCACCTGAACTTGTAATAAGTGTAGATTATGCATCACAACAAGATTCAAGAGATTTTAGTTCTACTAGAGATAGTATTGGAAAGGTAATATTAACAACTCTTGAAACTTCACCAAGAACATTTGAACTAAATCTTACTAATCAATCATTAGAAATTCACAATGGTGGATTCTTAACATACAATCAAATTAAATCTGATTATAAGATAGAATTTGTACTTACAGGTGACAGAAAAATAACAAAATTATTTCAAAAAGAACCTAACTCTAGGTCATTATTATTATCTTCACCAAACTCTGTAACTGGTAATGGTACAGAACATGAGTGGCAATTAGTAGTAGGTAAGAAGGTAGTAGAAAATAAAACACCACAAGTATTTCCAGGTATAGAAACGATTGAATTCAATATAAAATCAACTGATTCAATTGGAATACCTTATACATCTAACGCAGAAACATCTCAAGTAGATGTTAAACTACCAGATGAAGAAGTAACAAAACAACCAACTAATGGAATGTTTACTTTAAAATCTTCGTACTTTAAAAGAGGATTAGGTAGATATATTGTTAATTTCTGTCCATATGCATCTGATGGTACAAAAGGACCAGAAAAACAAGTAATAATCAATGTTATTGATAAAACAGTTGGTTATTATCCTGATATTAGAGATATTAGATATCCTAAAAGAATTCAAGGTGCAGATTTTGTAGGATTAAATGTACCATTTGAATTCTCATTCCAATCTGTATTTACAGATTATGTAAAAGTTTATTTACATGATAAGAATACAAGGATTGGTGGTAATTTTAGTAAGGTTGATAAAGTAAAATTAAACGTACAAGACCTTGTAAAATATAGTGGTAAATATAAAAAGAATAAAGATGTTTATCAATTTGAATTCTTATTAGTACCTTATGGACAACAAGGTTCTGAGTTACTAGAAGGTAATACTGAAAAGATTTTAATAACATTTGATGAGGGTGATTTAAAACTAGATAGAAATAAAGTAATCATGGATATCTGTGATTCTTTAGCAGCACAATTAAATGTTAAAGGATTCGATGAGTACACTTCAAGATATCTAACTCACTTAGTTCACTTTGGAGATACTAATAATGAAGTAATTTCTAATTGGGAACAAGATACTGAAACATTCAGAGAATATGAGATAGACCCAGAAACAAAAAGACCAACGAATGTTCAGAAACCAGATGTAGGATTTGATGCATTAGTTTTAAAACTATATGAACCATTAGATACTGTTGTACAACCAAATCAACAAGTTTGGATTACGAAGATACAATCAGAACCTCAAATACATGAGGTAATCATACGAGATAGTGATAGTGATTATTGCCCACCACTTGCAGCACCAAACTTTAGTTTAGATACTTCAACTGGTATGGGATATGAACTACTTGATGATATGTTAGCAAGTGGAACAGAAACAAATGCTACATTAGTAAACACATTTGTATCTAAAAGTGGTATTGATACTAAAAAACTAGATATACAATACGTTAGTGGTGCAGTAACATACAATTCTGATTTAGCAGTATATGATAGTTCATCTCAAGTTCTTGCATGGGAAAGATTTTCACACTTTGGTTCTGCAGAAGAAAGAGTAAAAAACTTTTGGTATAAGGCATCTCAGATTGAAAACTTTGTAAACGTTTCTTCATCACTAGAATCATCTGATAACGCAACAACATCATTATCAATAGTTGCTGAAAAAGAAAGACAGATAAGAAAAATAAATGAAGTAAAAGCTGGATTTGATGGATTTGAAAACTTCCTATATACAAATACAAGTTCATTATCCTATCCTAAAGATTCAAATGGTGCCTTATTAAGTACAGGTAGTTCAGATGCAATAGGGTGGTATGATACAACTGTTTCTAAAGCAAGTAGATACGATTACTACAATATAAATTACTTATCTAACAATATTCCACAATATGTAAAAGATGATGAAGAAAATTCTGATTTCATATTATTCTTAGATATGATTGGTCATCACTTTGATATACTTTGGACATATACTAAAAATATAAACAGAGCAAGAGTATTAGAACATAAAAAAGAAAACAATGGAGTATCTGATGAATTAGTTAGAGAGATGTTACGTTCATTTGGATACAAACCAAAATCCACAATGGATACTGCACCTTTATGGGAATTTGCTCTAGGACAATTTAATAACAACAATACTGAAAGACCAGATGGTAGTACTCAATCTATCATGACTGGTAAAGATAGACAAGCACAAATTTGGAGAAGAATATTAAATAACTTACCTTACATTTATAAATCAAAAGGTACTTCTCGTGGATTAAAAGCTATATTATCAACATATGGTATTAGTGATAGTATTTTAAGAATTCAAGAATTTGGTGGTCCACCTCCAAGTAAAATTTCTAAACCAACAAGATTAACAGAAAAAGTTAATACATTTGGATTAAAAATGACTAGTGGAGTTAATCATCCAGAGATTATAGTTCCATGGCATACTGGTTCTGGTTACCCACAAACAATAGAATTTTCTTTACAAACAGATACAAAACAAGATGGTGTAATTTTCAGAAATGATATGTACTACCTTGAAATGATACAAGATACTGGTTCTCTTGCCAAGTTCAAGTTTCATATAACTGGTAGTGGTGTAGCTGAAAGTATGACAACACCAACTATTCCATTCTTTAATGAAGAAATAAATTCATTTATGATTCGAAGAAGTGTTAGTGATAATGGTTCAAATGAATTATTTGAATTGTTTGTAAAAGAACCATTCCAAGAAAGAATACGTTCTCAAGTATCTTCATCTCTTACACTTGCAGTTGATGAGACTGGTTGGAAGAGTGGTTCTGAATTAGTATTTGGTGGGTTCGATGGTGAATTTGATAATCTAAAATTATGGAGAACTGCATTATCAGAATCAATATTTGATGAGCACGTACTAGCACCTGATATGTACAATGGTAACTCTGTATCTAGTTCAACAGTAGATTTATTTGTTAACTTAGATTTTGAAGTTGCAAAAGATTTATCAGAAACCGATACGTTTGCACCAAGTGGTTCTTATAGTAATGTTGCACCTGATGCATCTACATTGTATGGGGAAACCCATGTAACAATGAGTAACTTCTCAAGAAGTTCAACATATCCATATGAATCTTTTGCACCGAAAGAAGTTGAAAGAACTAGAGTAGTACCTAGTACAGGTTTAGCTGCTGCAGATAAAATATCGTTAACAACACAAGTACTTAAATCTGAATTATCACCAAAGGCACGTGCATCTAAATCTAACTTAAAAGATATGGCAACTGATTCAAATAGAATCGGTATGTTTATATCACCTACAAATAATATCAATAGAGATATAACAAAAGCACTAGGTAGTACTTTTAAGATTGATGATTTTATTGGAGACCCATGTGCATATTATGATGAAGAGTATCACGAACTTAAAAGGTTTAGACAAGATTTCTTTAAGAAATATACTATCAACTATGATGGATTCTATAACTTAATAAAATATATAGATAGTACATTATTCGATACACTTATGTTTTCAATGCCAGGTAGGTCAAAATCAACTACTGGTTTATTGATAGAACCTCATTTACTTGAAAGAAATAAAAAGAGAAATAGACCACCTAGTGGACTTGTATTCGAAGAGTTAGTGGGTGTTGAAGATATTTCTAAAAACTCTGTAATAGAAATAAGTTCAACTTCAGAGATTATTAATGGTGAATTAACAGCATCAGAATTAAATCCAGACCTAGATGGTGTAAATATAAATTATGAAACTACAATGAGTCATGAGTTTGTAGAAAACCTAAGTGGTAGTAATGCTGGGTTTGATTCAACTATTGATTTTGATTTTGTAAATAATCTATCTGGTTCATACTCAACATTCGATGGTTCATTAAGTGGTTCAAACTTACCAACATTTGCATCAGAAGAAATTCTAGCAAATAACGATAATGATGCATCAATAATATTTAATATACCATCACCTCTTAGTGGTTCTGCAGTAGGACAATATGTTAGAGATAGTTTCCAAACTGTTCCACCACAAGATAATGGTGATTATTATAATGAAGGATTTGGAATAACTGCAGTAAATGGACATGCACAAGTTACATTCTTAACTCCAAATGGTAGAGATAAAGAAAGAAGAAAGTATTATTTAATAACTGAAAATGTACCAGATACATTCCCAATATTAAATAATAGTTCTGACCAAACAAGTGGTTATACTGATACACAAGTAACTACTGAAGTTAAAAAATTATCATATGTATCTATATCAGGTTCGGCTCCAAGTGTTGCCGGAAATATAGTTTCAGTTGAACCTGTAGACGGGAATCTTGGTTCACATTATATTTATTCTAAAGATACATCAACAGGATTAGAGAATTCTTACTTCAATGGTTGTAAACAATCTCAAGCTACTACAATAGATGGTGGCCCTGCTTTCGAAACTTTTGTTACAAATCCTAACAATTTAAAAGTTTCTGATAGTGGTAGAGGTAGTGGAGAACCAATATTAGAAGTAGAATAATATTTAAAATTAAAAAATGTTATATTTATATACTGAAAGGTAAAAGGAAAAACAAACTATGGCTTACTTAGACAATACTTCGATAACAGTAGATGCAATCCTAACAAAGAAAGGTAGAGAGAAATTAGCTGCCGGACAAGGATTGAACATTACACAATTTGCGTTGGCCGATGACGAGATTGATTATGGTTTATACGAACCAGCTCATCCAAAAGGCTCAGCGTTTTATGATTCAGCAATTAAAGCAATACCAGTACTTGAAGCTTCACCAGATGAAACTCAAGTAATGAGATATAAATTGGTAACACTACCAAAGAATACAACTCGTATTCCAAAAGTTTCTTTTGGTGTACCTAACATTTCTGTTAGTCAAGATGAGGGAGAAGTTGCATTAACACCAACTACTTCACCAAGTGGTAACACAACTGCAGGTTATACTGTTGTATTGGCAAACAAAGAAGCTGGAAGTATTATCGGAAGTGGTACAACAACTTCTGCTGGAACTTCACCAATCTTCTTAGGAGATGAAGTAACAACAACAGCAGCCGTAGTTACGGGTAGAGTATTTAAGTTTATACCAAACCCTAATTTAACATCAACTATTCAAACTACTATTACTGTTTATGGTAATGAGACCGGAGGGTCACAAACAATACCAGTCACAGTAAAATATGTAGCATAAAAGGAAAAATATAAGATATGGCCACAGTAACAGGACAAGACGGAAGAAATCTAACATCAGCAATTCAAAATTATTTGAATCAGACTGGTGGTGCAGTTGCATCTGAACAGTTAGTTAACATTTTAAATCAATACCTACAAGGTGGTGATAAAATCTCAACCGCAGGTGGGAACATCAACAATGGTATCTTCAAGAAATTTGGAGAGTTCGATACAGTATCGGGTAAGATAGAAGTAGTAACAACTGGTCTTTGGACTGGCGATACTGGTTCGTTAACATCTTTCTTTACTGCATCTAATCAAACAACTGCTGCAAGTGGTGATTATTACTACAACGTATATAATTCAGCTGCCACTTCATCTAATCAGTTTGCTGTAGCATATGGACACGTTAGTGGTAGTGGTTCTATTTCCTTGGCCAATAGTGATGACGCAACCTTTCCTTCAAAAGCTACTTACAACCAATATAGAAGTGTACTACTTGACCAAACAGATACTTTATTTACAGTATTAGGTTCTGATGGTACAGATTCAGTAGATATTCCAGATATCTATGTAATCAATGTTGCAAGAGCAAGATATAAAGAATCTATGGATGCTGGTAACTGGTCATTGAAACTTAGTGGTTCACATGCACCATTCGTTACAACACTTATAGATAATAGTGGAAAGAAATTTTCGGATAAAGTTGGAAAAGCCGGTAGAGTATTTGATGTAGTAAGTGGTTCTCTTAACTTAGGAACTGATGTAGCTGCAACAGTACATTCTACAACTGCTTCAAATGGACAAGGATTTGGTAAATTTTATCCAGACCAAGGGTTAATTATTCTTAACCCAACTGCAGTATCTGCTTCAATTGGTGTTGAACCAAACTTGGCAGTAAATGCTGAATATGAAAATCATGGACAATTATATAACGCAATCGTTAGTGGAGGAGATTTCGAAGCAAGAAGAACAGAAAACGTTTCTACCTCACATTACTTCGTAAGAGCAACTAACAGAGAGTTTAACTACTCTAATAACCCAACATTCATAAGTGGTTCAGATAGTTCAATTAAATACGAGGCATTCAAGAAAGACCCTAAAGTATTTATTACTTCAGTAGGTTTATATAACGATGCATCTGAATTACTTGCAATTGCAAAAACATCAAAGCCGATTGCTAAATCATTCGACAAAGAAGTTCTAATCAAAGTAAAACTTGATTTCTAAAAGTAACTTCTCAAACTACTAACCCCACCACGAGTGGGGTTTTTTATTTCTACATATTTATATAGAGGGATAACTATATGTTTAAAAAAATACCACAAGACCAAGTAGTTCGTAGAACATTTCAAGTTAACAAGGAAGTAAAGTTAACTCAAGATGATGTTGATGTATATCAAGTACATGATGTTGCTGGTGCATATGATGTAGATACAGACCCGGTCGTTGGAGCGAGTGGAAGTTTTGTTGGATTCTCTAAACGAGCAATTTACAATTCAACAAAAGCTAGATATTATAATCTATCTGCTTCATTATTTGAACACGCAGGAGGATTTACAAGTAAACAAGTATATGTAACTGAGGCACCAACAACAATGAGTGTTCTTTCCTTTTCACAATGTGTAAGGGGTGAGGCAATATTACCTGGTTCATTTGAGTTAGTAGATAGTGGTAGTGGATTAACTATCGTTGATAACGAAGATAGTAGTACAATAACAAATACTTCACCAGAATACAATTACACATCGTTTGATTTTTCAACTGGTATTATGATATTAGATGATGATGACAATACAGAAATATTAATTGAATCTATTGATTTTAACACTGGCGAGGTTGAGGTATCTTATGATGGTGTAAGTGAATCACCAAATCCAACATTGGTAACGTTAAATCAAGGTTCTAATAAAATCTCATTTTCTACACCATTAACAATATTAGACCAAGTAGATGGTGCAACAGAAACCTATGGACAGTTATTCCAACAAAGTGGTGATTTAATTCTTGATACTGGTACTAATCCAGATATGTTACAAGAATTCGAATTAAAATTTAAATCAACAACAACAATATCAGAACTAGAAGTATTAGTTAGTATAGATGCTGGAGAGTTTACAACATCAACAAACCCAACAGCAGTAGATTATTTTAACATAACAACTCAATCTTTTGAACATACACAAACAGATGAAAGAGGTAATCCTTATGTTGAAAATATAAAAAACTTTACTCCTAGAAAAAAATCCTATATTTATAGTAGCTATGGAAATGCAACAGGTAGTTTTGATGACTACAATGCAAGTAGTTCATATGACCCAACCGGTTCGTATTTAACAACTTATGTTACATCCATAGGGTTATATAATGATGATTCGGAGTTATTGGCAATTGCAAAAGTTGCAAGACCTGTAAAAATACTTCCTGATTATCCAATTAATTTTTTAATAAAACTGGACACATAATTATGGCTTATCAAATTTTAGACAAAGACCAAAACGTATTAGAAACTGTTGAAAATATCGAGGAGTGGATTACTTCACAAGGTGAAGGACAAATCTATGCTTATGATGATGGAATTTTTGACGCAGAGTACATCTCAGGTAACGCAGACGCAAAAGTATTTAAACTCGTAGAATAATCATGGCATCAATAGAAGATTTATATAAAGGCTCAGATTACTCAAAATATCCACTAGGTAAAGATAAGGATAAAACTCCTATCGAACTTGATGGTGGTAAAGAATTGAGAAAAGAGTCAAACCTAGAAAGAGCTAGAGGCGGTAAAGTAAACCTCAGCAAATACTCCGATTCAGTAAAAAGATAATACTTGGCACTTTTATCATCGGATAAATGGTTATACGTTCATGTACCCAAAACAGGAGGTACATCGTTGTCTCACATTTTACAAAAGTATAAATGTGATTTTCTTTCAACACATGGACGTTTAAACTCTCAAAGGAACTTGGGGAACAAATTTGTATTTGGATTCGTTAGAAACCCATTTACACGATTTGCATCATTGTTTTATTCACATATTCGTGAACATGGAAAGATTCCTATTGAGCAATTTATAGAAAACCATCAAGAATGGGATTACTTTTTTGATACTCAAACTGATTGGTTGGAATATAATGGAAAGTTAGATAGAATAGATTATGTTGGAAAGTATGAAAATCTTGATTCAAGTTTAAAATATATTTTTGACAAGATTGATATAGAACCAACAACTCTACCATATCTAAATCAGAATACTATAAAAGATACATTTCCAAATATGGATATGTATGATTATTACAAAAAAAGATGTTACACAAATCCTAAAGTTGTACAATTCGTAAGAAATAAATACAGAAAGGATTTCCAAAATTTTGACTATGGCATGGCACTATAATGGTAAACCAGTAAATGAACTTTCAGATATGCCAGATGGTACTATCGGATTCATATACAAAATTACAAACAAAGAAACTGGCCAATTCTATATTGGTAAAAAATCTTTATATTCACATAGAACACTACCACCATTAAAAGGATATAAAAGAAAAAGAAAAGTTATAAAAGAATCTAAATGGGTTGATTACAACTCTTCTAATAAAGAAGTACAAGGGTGGTTAGAGACACACAAACAAATTCTAAAATACTGTACTACTAAAAAATCACTAACATATTACGAACTAAAAGAACAATTTAGACATGATTGTTTAGAAAGAGAAGAATCATTAAATGATAATCTACTAGGTAAGTTTTTTAGAAAGGATTTAGAATTTTAGCAAAAAAAATTAAAAATGCCATTGAGCTTTCAAATATTTTTATTATATTAGCTCTGTAAATTGTACAAATAATGCTATCACAACGAGATAAGTCGGTTATAATTAACATATTGGATGATATATTAGGAGTAGGTACTTCTATGAAGGGTGATGAACAAGCACATCATTGTCCATTCTGTCATCATCATAAAAAGAAATTACAAATAAACTTAAATACACAACAATGGCATTGTTGGGTTTGTGATGCAAAAGGTAAAAAGATTCAAACTCTCTTAAAACGATTGCATGTTGATTCTAAGAGAATTAGAAAAGTTTACGAAATATATGGTGATGATTATATTATTTCATCAACATCTACCAAAGAAGAAAAGGTAGAACTAAGGTTACCCTCAGAGTTTAAATCTCTACTAGAAAAACCAAAAGGATTATTCAATCCTACATACAAAAAGGCTATTCAGTATGCAAAGGAGAGAGGTATTACTAAGGAAGATATTATTCGTTATAATATTGGTTATTGTGATAGTGGTATTTACACCAATCGTATTATTATTCCGAGTTATGATGGAGATAGTAGACTCAATTACTTCATCGCAAGGTCTGTATTCTCTGAGGAAAAGTTTAAATACAAAAATCCGCCAGTATCGAAGAATGTTACCATATTCGAAAATCAAATCAACTGGCAAGAACCTATTACACTTTGTGAAGGAGTTTTTGATGCAATAGCAATCAAAAGAAATGCTATTCCTTTATTAGGTAAATTTATACCAAAAACCCTAATGGATAGTATATATAAAAAGGGGATAAAAGAAATAAAAATTCTATTAGATAAAGATGCACAAAACCAAGCACTTTATTATGTAAATTATTTTATGAACAATGGAATTACAGTTACAAATGTACTACCTACCGAAAAAGATGCAGGAGAAATGGGATTCTCTGACGTTAATAAAATACTAAAAGATACTAAAAAAACCATGTTTGAAGATGTGGTGTTACAGAAACTAAAAGGTTTATGATATACATTATAGATAAACCATACAATCAAGGGTTGTATGTACAATGGGTAGATATGTTAAAAGCAACTAATTTACCCTACGAATCAATTGTGATTGATAATTTAGAAATAGATATGAACTTTGATGAATATCTTTCAAAACAAAAACAAATTGATTATATCAACTCTAAGTGTAAACCAGAGGATACACTAATAATAGATTCATCATTTACAAGAAAAGCTAATGGTGAACACTTACCATATCCTCAGTTGTATGAGTTTTCAAAAAAGTTAAATTCTGAAAATATTATTGTAATGCATCCCGATACTGGTTACAGTGCTAATGATGCATATAGTAAAAACAAATTAAAAATAATATCTCCAACATACTCTTTAAAAAATTGGAGTGATGATACAATAAAAGATTCTTACAATTTTTATTTGTTCAATGGTGGTTATCAAGATATACGATGGTTATCTAAAATGGTTTTCCATAGATATGAACAAATGTTAAGAGCAAAGAAGTTTTTATCACATAATGGAGTATATAAAATACAGAGGACTCTAATTCAAAAAACATTAGAAGATAATGATTTAATGAAAGATTCTTTCTTCTCATATAATGCATACAATATCTTCGATGAAAATTGTAATCATAACAAAGATTGGGAAATTGATTATAAAAACTTTACACAAATACTTTTTAATAGAGATGTGAATCCATCACTTAGATTAGATGAGTTCATCGAACAAGATATAAAACCATATTATACTAACGAAGAACATGAAGCTCTCTTAAAACAACTGCCAGTGGTTTTAGATTATATTCCTAATTTATCCAATGTAGACCAATATGCATTTACACTACCATACACTTCTAATTCGTATGTAGAAATAATTGGATGTACTAGTTTGAGTGGTGATGGAGATGAGATATATACATCTGAAAAAATATTTAAACCATTTATGGCTTTCTTAATACCAATCTTTATAGGTCAAAAAGGATTGATTGAAGTATTACAAAAACTTGGATTCAAATTAGATTTCGATGGGTTGATAGATTTAAGTTATGATAAAATAGATTGTCATCTTACACGAACAAAGATGGCATTAGAAAACGTAAAAGAAATAGGAAAACTTTCCATAAAACAATTACACAGCAGATATTGGAGATGTAGAGAAGATTTACAACACAATCAAGAATTAATGAAATCTTTATCTCATAGACAAGTAAGTGCTTTCAGAGAAATAATAAACAAACAAGTTATATGATAATTAATAAAGTTTATCATTTGGCAGATTTACATATCAGAAATCTCCAAAGACACAAAGAATATAAAATCATATTCAAGAATTTTTTAAAACAAGTTAAAGAAGATAATATAGAGGATTCTCTCATCTATATTGCGGGTGATATTGCTCATGCCAAAACAGAGATGTCACCTGAACTTGTACATGAAATAAGTTGGTTCTTATCAGAATGTGCAAAGTTAAGAGAGGTAGTATTAATCACAGGTAACCATGATTGTAACCTAAATAATTCCCATAGACTCGATGTACTCACACCTATTATCGAAAACCTTCGAAATAATCGAATTCATTATCTTCGTGATACTGGTGTCTATAATATCCATAATCTTACTTTCTGCGTTTATTCTATATTGGATAACAAGGAAAATTGGCCTAAAGGAGATACCATTGATGGAGAAAATAAAATCGTTTTATTTCATGGACCAGTAAACAAAGCCCAAACTGATATCGGCTATACCGTATCATCAAACTCATTTCATGTAGATATGTTTGATGGATTCGATATGGCCATGTTGGGTGATATTCATAAGAGACAAACGTTTGGTGAAGGATATGAGCACGTTGCATATGCTGGTTCTATGGTTCAACAAAATCATGGTGAGTTACTAGAGAATCATGGATACTTACTTTGGGATATTCCAACACGAACATTTACAGAACATCACATTCATAATGATTATGGGTTCTTAACTGTTGATGTAGTTGATGGTAAGATACCACAATGGGTTTATGATGAGATTGGTACAAAACTTCCAAAACACCCAAGATTACGTTTACGTTTCACTAAAACAGAAGCTAGTGATATGAAACGTTGTATTACTGAATTAAAGAAATTATTCAAGGTACAAGAGGTTACAGTAACAAGAACTGATACAATAGGACAATTAAAAACAAACACTAAGATAAATAAAAATATTGTTGGTAATGTTAGAGAAGAGACCTTTCAGAATCAGTTAATCAGAGATTACCTACAAAGACAATATTTACTAGAACCAGAAGAACTAGATAAGATACAAGAAATAAATACAGAACTAAATTCTCAGTTCTCAAATCACGAATTTGCTGAAAACATTTTATGGACACCAAAGGATTTTCAGTTTTCTAATATGTTCTCATATGGTGAAAATAACCTAGTTAGATTCGATAGAGGACAAGGAATCATCGGAATCTTTGCACCAAACGCAAGTGGTAAATCATCGTTATTTGATGCACTCTGTTTCTGTATTTACGATAAAACATCTCGTACTGCCTCATCAAAAAACATCCTAAACAATCGTAAGGATAAGTTCTATTGTAAGTTTAATTTTGAAATAGATGGTGTAAACTTCTATATTGAGAGAACTGCTAAATGGACACGAAGAGGTACTAATTTAAAAGTTGATGTAAACTTTTGGAAAGAAGATGCGGGTATAATCGAATCTCTTAATGGTGAACAACGTAGAGAAACTAATAAGAATATTGAGAAGTATTTAGGTAAATTCGAGGACTTTGTACTAACAACACTTTCACTACAAGGTAACAACGCATTGTTCATTGATAAATCACAATCGGAAAGAAAAGAAACTCTTTCTCAATTTATTGGTGTAGATATCTTCGATAAACTATATCAACTAGCAAGTGATGAAAACAGAGATAATGCAACACTTATCAGAAAATTTAAGAGTGATGATTTCACTCAAAAACTTGCCGACATCGATACTCGATTAAAAGAAAACAAAAACGATTATAAACTTTTAGAGTTAAATCAAAAGGCATTAAACGAGGAGGATGAACTACTGAATAAACGACTTTTATCACTAAATGAGAAGATTGTTAAACTAAATTCTGATAGTGGTGTATCGATTGAAGAATTAGAAAAAAGATTAAATAATTTAAAAAATAAAAAAGAATCTGTTGAAAAACAGAAAACATCTCTACAAGAACGATTAGACCATAGAGAAAAATTACACATAGATTTAGATGAAATTCTTGATAAATTTGATGAAGAAGATTTAGAAGAAGGAATCACAAAATTAAAAAGATTACAAACAGATTTAACGCATGTTGATACAGAAATAGAAAAAGTTAACATTAAACTAGAATCTTTGTATGAAAGAAAACAACACCTAGATTCACATAAATACAATGAAGAATGTGATATTTGTATGGAAAATTCTAAATCTATTTTAGAAACAAAATCAGAGGTAGAAACAAAAATAAAAGATGGTGAAGGTTATTTACAAGATTTTGAAAAACAAAAGTTAGATTTGAATATCGAAATCGATTCTTTAAAAAGTTACGAAAAAGAGTGGGAAAACTTAAAAGAGGCAAAAGAAAAAGAAGATAAGATTGATAGAGAAATAAGTACACTTATTAACAAGTTATCAACAACAGAAACCGAAGAATACAAGCTTCAATCACAAATCTCCCAGCAAGAGTATCTTGTACAAGAGTACTACAAACACGAAAAACAGATACAAAAGAACAAAGAAATACGAAATGATATATCTGGTGTTAGAGAAAAAATTACAATTGTAAAAGATGAACTTAAAGGATACAATACAGATATTCTAAAATTAAATGGTAAAATATCTGCACTTCAAAATCAAAAAGAAACAATCGAAGATAGGATAAATGAGGTTAAAAACCTTGAATCTCAAAGTAAGTTGTATGATTACTATTTAAATGCATTAAGTAGAGATGGTGTATCATATGAGTTGATTGAAAAGGCTTTACCTATGTTAGAAGGTGAAGTAAACAATATCTTAGGACAGATTGTAGATTTCGGAATGCAACTAGAAATCGATGGTAAGAACATTAATGCATATCTTGTGTATGGTGACCAAAGATGGAGTTTGGAAATGTGTAGTGGTATGGAAAGGTTTATTAGTGGTTTGGCAATCAGAGTTGCTCTAATCAACGTATGTAACCTTCCAAGACCAAATTTCCTTGTTATAGATGAAGGATTTGGTACACTAGATAGTGAGAACCTACAATCCCTATTTATGTTATTTACATACCTCAAAACTCAATTTGATTTCGTAATGGTAATCTCACACATTGACTCGATGAGAGACGTAGTTGATGATTTAGTAGAGATTAAGAAAGAAAAAGGGTTCTCAAACGTTAAGTATTAACTCGTAACACATTAGTGTTAGGTAGAGGTTTTTTAACCTTATCTTTGATTAGTTTTTCAACCAACCCACTTTTTGAGTATCCATGTTCCGCACAATAATCATTCAACAATTTTAGTGTTTCTTTGGTAATTTGTATTGTAGAATATTTTCCCATAGGTTTCCATAGAATATATATACAATTTCTCAAAACCACCATATTTATTGCTGTATGGCTATAATCAAAAAATTTTCATCACTAGAGAATTTGAGTAGATATGGTGTATTTTTGAATGATACCAATCCAAACTCAGATTACTTTAGAATTACAGAATTAGGAGAAAATCTTACTGGTGGTAAGAATGGTTTCCTTATAGAAGGTTCTGAATGTCTTAAAGAAACTACTGATATAAAAATTGAAATATTGGATGTAAATGGTAATCCAGTATATTTCGAACCAGGTCAAGGTATTCCTCAATATTACGAAGGATTATCTAAAGTAGTAGGAATTTATGTTTACGAAGATACCCCAATCGGACTTGGTAAAATTACTATTCTCGGTGAATTAAAATCATATTTTGATAAAAACGATGCAGGAAATAAACTTGATATACCTGAGGAATGGAGGGGTGTATATAATGTTAAGTGGGAACGAACAATAAACATAAATAAAAATCTTGCAAACGAAACTAGAGTTCGTTTTTACAAAAGACCAAAGATTTCCATAGAAGAAATTTCCAAACCTATTTTTACAAAAACAATTCCAATTGCAATCCATTCTGGTAGTATTGAAGGACAAGCATTTACTCCACCAGAAGGTCAAGATTATAATTCTTATGCAGGTGGAGTATTATATAAATTGATTCATGATGGAGGGCCTTTGTTTAGTTCCTCTATGGATGAAACTCAATTATTTATTGAAGATTTAAATTTTAATCCAACTGTAAAAGAAGTATTAAGTGAAACAGAATTATTAGTTGATTCTGCATATACAAGTTCAGATGGAACAGTTAGTGGGTTTGGTCCAAAAGCATACAATACTTCATTTGAAAATAACGATGGAGTAGTTACAGTTGAATCGGCATTGACTGGTTCATTTGCAAAAATAAAACTTACAAACTTAAAAACTTTTGTTGGAGATGTTGCAAGAGTAAAAGTATTTAGAAAATCAAGAAACGAAGCTGGTGATTTTACATTAGTACAAGAACAAAAATTAGAATCAACTGAGTTGTTAAAAGATATAACAACCCAAACAGATACAGAATTATCATATGGAATATTCAATGATTACAACTTAAGTAATTATTGGATTACATCATCCAACTCACCAGTTACAGTTAATAACACACAACTTCTTAATTCTATAAAAGTAGATTATGTAGGAAGTGGTACACAATTAATTTATACATCAGAATCAATTGAAGTTGGTAGTGATATAGAATATAACTTATCATTCAAAACTAAATTGAGTGGTTCTGCAAGTGATTCTAAACAAATAAACGCATATCTAAGTTCATCTGAATTTACACAATCAATCGTAACAGTTAGTGGTTCTAATGATACACTTCAAAAATTTGATGTTAATAAAAATATTATATCAACAAATTCAGGTAGTGCAAGATTAGTATTTGAGGTAAATGGAGATGATTGGTACATATCAAATGTATCATTTAGAAATGCAGAAGAAACTGCGTTTTCACCTGATGAGTTTACATTAGTACAACAAGTACCTAGAAAACTTGATTCTGAGTTTTTTGATTTTAAATTTGAGTTCTATGATATAAACAATAACTTTATACCAGTAGAAATCGGTACATCAAAAGAATTTAGTGGAGGTAATTTAACAACAACATCAAATGTTAGATTGTTAGAATTTGAAACTGATAGAACTGCATTTAGATTTTCAAGTGGTTCATTAGGTAATCCACCATTTCAACAATCAAGATTTAGAGTAACATCAAATGGATTGACAGGTTCAATTACGTTTGCATCTGCTGCGTTTGATAAAAATGGTGTTTATATAGACCCATCATCTTATGGTGGAGATTATCCAGGTGGATTAACAAGTAACAACGTTTTAACGTTAGCATCTTTTAGTGGTTCTGATGATGGAGTTATCGTAGGTTCGATTACTTATACTGCATCAATTGAAGATAAAGAAGAAATAGAAACAATAACAAGATTTGAAGATGGTGAACCTGCATCGGCACTTATTGTAACATCAAATCAAAATCAGTTCTTTTACAAAGCAACTGATTTATCAGTAGAACCAAGTGGACAACAGATACAGATTCAAGCACAAAGAAAAAATCTTGCATCTGATACAACAACAATTACAGTAAATAGTGGAAGTGGTAAGCCTGGTCTTACACAAGGTTCAACTGTAAATGGTATAACTTCATTTACTTTAAATGCAAGTGATTATTCATTTGGGACAGGAAATACTACATATGAGTTCAGCGGTTCAGATGAATTCGGTTCACAATTTGTAGATAGAATATCAATAGCACCAGTCAAAAAATTCGATGGTGTTTCATTACAACTTACAAATAACAATCAAACTTTTAACGCAACTTCACAAAGTGCTGTATCTTCGTTAGAACAGAGTAGTGGTTCAGTAACATTTAGAATAGGTACAGAACTTATTCAATTCCAAAATGGATTATCATCAAATAATAGATTTGATATTGCAGGAATTACTGGTTCTGGTTGTGTACCAACTAGTACAACTCCAAGTAAAAATGAATACTCACTTTCTTCATTTAATTCAGATAGTGGTTCGTTAACAATTAACATTGATTATAAAGATGGTAGTGGAGATATATCAGAATTTCAACAAATTGTAAATTACACAAAAGCGGTTGCAGGTGTTACAGGACAAGATGGACAAGATGGACAAGATGGTGAAGATGGACAAGATGGAACTAACGGCCCACCTGGACCTGGTGTAACATATAGAGGATTGTGGAGTGTACTAACAGAATATGTTTCATCATCATTAAGAAGGGATGTTGTAGAGGGTACTGATGGAAGTTATTACTTGGCAAAATCATCACACACTGCAAGTAATCTAAATCAAAGACCAGTTGATGGTGGTTCATATACAACATATTGGGAATCATTTGGTGCAGAATTTAGTTCAGTAGCAACTGATATTTTATTTTCTCAAGATGTTTATGCAAACAGAACTGTAAACATAGGTTCGAGTGGTTCTGGTCACCCAGTCATAGCATTGAACGCAGATAGTTCAAATGCAGGAACGGGTCAAGACCCATATATTGCAATTGGAGGAATTACTCAATATGCTGCTAACAATGGAATTTTTATTGGATATGATGGTGGGGATAAAAAATTAAGTTTAAAAGGTGGTGCATCTGATGGATTCCTTACATGGGATGGTAGTAGTCTAAACATACAAGGTTCAATTAATATAACAGGTGGTGCAACTGCAGATTCTTTATCTGCATTAAATTCAGAAACAAGTTCACTACAAAGTGGTGTAAATAATTCTATATTGAGTGGTTCAGCAGCTGCATCGGCAGCTCAAACAAACGCTCAAAGTTTCGCTAGTACTGCAGCAGCTAACTCTGTAACAAGTGGTTCAAACGCAGCATCAACCGCTCAATCAAACGCTCAAAACTTTGCTAGTACCGCAGCAGGAAACGCAGCAACTTCGGCATCAAATGCTCAATCAACCGCGAATACGGCTCAATCAACTGCCAATTCTGCATTAACCGCAGCAGCAAGTAGTGGTTCGGTAGACCCAACAACACAAAGAGTAACTAAAAACGCATCACCGAGTGGAGCTGGATTATATTTCGGTGCAAATAATTTAGGATATTATAATTCATCCGATTGGAAAGCTTATTTAAGTTCGAGTGGTGAATTCTTTTTAGGTAGTCCTTCAGATTCAAACTATTTAGAATGGAATGGAAGTTCTTTAAATATTGCTGGTTCAATTACGATTACTGCTGGACCAACTGCAGCTCAACTAAGTTCTCTGAATAGTGCAACTAGTTCTTTATCTAGTGATATCAGTACAGCTCAAACAAACGCTCAAAACTTTGCAAGTACCGCAGCAGCTAATTCTGTAACAAGTGGTTCAAATGCAGCATCAACTGCCCAAACAAACGCCCAAAACTTTGCAAGTACCGCAGCAGCTAATTCTGTAACAAGTGGTTCAAATGCAGCATCAACCGCTCAATCAAACGCTCAAAACTTTGCTAGTACGGCAGCAGGAAATGCTGCAACTTCGGCATCAAATGCTCAATCAACCGCAAATACTGCAAATAGTTTAGCAACTAACGCCAGTTCATCCGCGGGAACTGCACTTCAAAACGCAGCAACTGCTTTATCAACCGCTAACACTAACGCTGGTTTAATACCGAATACTTCTACCGGTCTTATTGATTTCTCACCAACTCCAAGTGGAGCTGGATTATATTTCGGTGCAAATAATATAGGATATTATGCATCAGGTAATTGGGATGCATTCCTATCATCTAGTGGAGCATTTTATTTAGGTGGAGAAGATGGGGCATTACAATGGAATGGTAGTAATTTAACAATCTCAGGAGATGGTACATTCACTGGAACTCTATCTGGTGGTACTGTGGTTGGAGGTACAATGTTCGTGCCTAGTGCAACTAATCCAAAATTCCAAGTAGATGCAGATGGGATTGTTACAGCTGATGAAGCAAAAATAGAAGGTGAAATAACTGCATCTGCTGGTTTAATAGGTAGTTGGAAAATTGATGATGTAAATGTGGGTGGTTCGTTAAAAGATTCCGAAGGTAGAATGGTTTTAAACCCAACAGATAAAAAAATACAATTGTATAATTCTTCTTTGGAATTAAAAGCACAGATTAATTCCGATGATAGTTTAACATCACCAGGTTTAGGAAATATTTACATTGCTAGTTATTACAATAACCAACCAGGTAGTACATTGAATAATCCAAGTGGTCCAACATCCTCAACTACTTCAACTTCACTTCAAAGTGGAACACCTACCTATACTACTAATGATGGTGAATTTACTGTTAGTGGTTCTAATGGTGGTGATTATCAGTTATCAGGTCTTGATACAATACCAACATGGGGATATGGAAGTAGTGTGGCGATTGTAAGTGAAACTATATCATCAGGTACTGGTAATCCATCTGGTAATCTTACACCAAACATGGGCCCTAGCACAATTTATCAATCTGGTGTTACTTATAAACAATCATATGATTACATTTATTTAGTTATAGAAAAAACTTCTGATAATTCAGAAGTTGCAGAAATATTTCTTGGATATGCATATGCTAGAAGTGGATATTCAATTAGTAATTATTATCAAGCAACTGGTACTGGTATATATGATTGGCAATACAACAGTGGTTATTCAGTTTCCGGTCATAGAGGTCTATATACAGTAAACACACCAATCACAACTACTGTAACTCTTGAAAATAATACCACTTATAGAGTAAGATATAAAAGATTTATAAAAAATAGTTCAGGTAGAAAATCATATTTAAATGGTAGTAGTTATACACCAACAAATACTTATTATACTCATAATACTGGTGGGACTAATGCTATTTATTCAGGTCTTGATGAAACTTTTCAATTGAACCAACCATCAAACTTTGTTGAAATATCAGGTGGAGGAATTCAAGCAGTAACAAACTCAGACCAGTTTGTAAAAATGTTTAGAGTATCACCTGGTACTTATTCATCTACTTTATTTCAAGTAAGAGGTGGTCAAACCATGTTAAGTAGTGATAGTGATACAGAAACTAATTTATATTCTCATACTGGTAGGAATCTTTTAGTTGGTAGAAACACATTAGGATATAGTTGGTATGGTGGTGATTTTTATAACCCACTAGCTAATAATCACAATAGTAATATAATGAAGGGTATTGTTATGCAATCAGATACCAGTGAATCTCCTGGCTCATCTAGTTCACCCAAAAACCTTGCATACAATATTGCACAAGGATATATGCATATATGGTTACAGCATAGTAGTAGTACGAATAGGTATTATGAATTACCAAATCAATTAGATGGTGGTACTTATAATCCTGCATCAACAATTTATATACCAGTAGGATATCAATTGTGGTTGTTTAACGAATCAGATGGTGATAGTGTATTTGTAAGAGGGTTATTACATGGTGCTAGTAGTAGTAATAATTACCACACACTACAAGGTGGTGGTGCTTTACTATGTGTATATATGGGAAGTTCTAGTGCACAAGACCCTACCGAAAGCCACAAATGGATAGTTTACTCAGAATACGATAATACTTGGAGTTAATATGAATATAGAATTTAATAAAGGATATGTATATGAAAGTGGTTCAACAGTAGAGTGGCCACTTCATTCACAAATAGTTGAACAAAGATTAAACCTAACCTCTTCAATTAATGAAGTCGGTGATGAATATTTAGTATCACATAGTTATTTTCCATTAGTTGAACTTTTACCTACTTCACATTCTGAAGAACAAATACCAGACCCTTCAACAGATGTAGAAAAAAGTGGTTCAACTTATTATATAAACTATACACTTAGAGATAAAACTTCTGATGAACTTACTATACATTATAATCATGGTTGGCAAGATGTTAGAACCAAAAGAACACGACTGTTAGACCAGAGTGATTATATGGGAAATAGTGATTACCCAATTACAGAAGAATGGAGAACATATAGACAGGCATTAAGAGATATTACAAATCAATCATCTCCATTTACTATTACATGGCCAACTAAACCAGAATAAAATGACAGAATTAAAAGTAGAAGTTACAAATAATAATAACCAAACAGTAACTCACTTCATTACTAATGAATCAGAAATGTGGCAACCACAAATTCAAGATGAAATAGATTCATATATGATGCAGTATGTAAACAAATTTAATGAGACTAATGAAAAACATAATATTTATTTAAAATCATTAAAAATTTATTATGGGGATGACCTTATAAGAAATATCACTAAAAATTAATACATTGAAATTATTAGTAACAACTGGTTTTGGAAATATTATACAAGGTGGTGCAGATATTTGGGTAAATCATTTTATCAATTTAATACTACCACAACTTTCCGATGATTATTTTATATTTGTAGATGGGAGGAGACCCGAAGGATTTGAAACGTCACTAACAAACTACCACTTTCATTACGATGATTGGATTAAATCAGAAAAGTTATTAGAAGATTGTGAAGAAATTCACTTCTTACATGCAAACTATCACAAAAGAGAACACTTTTGGAAACATAAAGATAAGTGGGGTAATATATTTGTACATGCATATTTACCTGATATGTTAAAATATGGAGACTCAGTAAAACAATTCAATACTAATGTAAATGAAGATGATTTCTATGAACTACTTCATTATTGTAAAAAAAGAATTTGGATAGGAAATAACGATTCTCAATTATTTAAAGATTATCCAACAAATACACACACAGTAACTAACTTTTATGAATTCAAACAAGATAAACTAATAAATGTTAATAGTAAGAAAGTTGCATTTACATCACGAATTGAATCAAGAAAAAACGTACATTATTTAGATGGTATTGAGGGATTGGTATTATCAAATCAATATGATTGGAAAAATATAACAGAAACAACAGATTATGATTTTTCAAAAATAAAATTTTATCAATGGGATATAAACATTCATGAAAACTTTATGAATTTAGATTGGGGAATTGCACATTGTTGTCATACTAACGAACCTTTTGGATATAATATATTTCAAGCAGTAGATTGGGGTAAATTACCAATCATACATACTGATTGGGGTGATGTAGATTATCGATATAAAGCAAATGATAAACAAAGTTTTGGATATGCATATGGAAATATTCTAAGAGATACTCCAATGCAAAGAACAAAAGAATTTATGAAATTGAAAAAATATCTTAAAAAGTTCGATAATAAAGAAACTTGGACAAAAAAAATTATCGTTTTCTTTAATTCGTAATATATATTTATATACGAACATTGTTACATGGGTCTTATAAATTATAATTTGGTAAAAGATTTTTTTACCAACAATCAATCAAACAAACTTGATAAGGACGGTAAATCATATACCGAACTTACACCTGTTAAATATAGGTGGACACATGGTGCAACAGATAAATATCTTGGAGATGGTTTACTAGTGTATTCGATAATCCAATTTATGAAGTATAAAACATGCGTGTGTTTGGGAAGTGGTGGTGGATTTATTCCAAGAATTATTTCTCAGGCAAGACTTGATTTACACGATGTAGATATATTTGATGGTTCTAAGGCTATGGAATATGGTGATTGTGGTACAACTATTTTAGTTGATGCCAACAATGGAGTAAATGGAAAACCAGATTGGATTGATAATGATTCATTCTTTAGAAAAAGTTTTCCATGTAGAATCATATTAGAAACTACTGAAACTGCATATTACAATTATTTTGTTAAAGAAGATATAAAGATAGATTATTTACATATCGATGCAGGACATTCATTTGAAGATGTTGAACGAGATTTCAATTTATACTCTAAAAGGTTAAACGAAGGGGGTATGATTGCAATACATGATACAGATAAATCATATGAAGTAAATCATATTATACCAAATGATATAGATGAAAAATATCATCAAACATATTCTTTTGGCCCTAACATGCTTATAAAAGAATTACAAAAAAATAAAGAATGGGAAGTTTTCAATTTCTTCAATCACAAACCAAAGGCGAACCATCCATCATCGACGGGTCTAACTTTTTTACAGAAGAGGAAGATAAGATAAATTTGGTTACTGTTGTTGGTCATAACATTACGATGTTACCTCATATGCTAAATCACTACAAAGATATAGTAGATGATGTATATGTAGTTGTTTACAGACAGCATGAAGATGATGGTATATTAGAAGAGATTGAGAAACTAGGAATAACTCCATATAAAATTGTTACTGAACCAAAATTTAATTGGCAGAAAGTAACTGATTTATATAATGAAGTTAAAATGACCAAACCAGAAAGTTGGTGGGTAGTATCAGATGATGATGAGATTCATGTATATCCCAAACCTCTCAGAGAAATGATTGAAGAGTGTGAAGAAAATGGATGGGAGTTTATAACTGGTGGTTTTTTAGATAGAATTGGAGAAGATGGAACTTTTCCAAAAATAGATAATACAACTAATATATGGGAAAGTTTTCCATATAGTGGTTTTTTTAGGTATCCACTTAGTGGGGCCTGTCCCAATAAATGTTGTGTAATGAAGGGGAAAATTCATGTAACAAATGGCCAACATTATGCAATCGTAGATGGGAATCATGTGTGGGGTGAAGAGGGTGCAAAACATCCTCTTCGTTACCCACCTGGTAGAGGTGAAGGATTTATACAAGTTCATCACTTCAAATGGGATTCAACTGTTTTAGAACGATTAAAAGAAGTTTCAGAAACAGAAGAAGATTACACTTTTTGGAAAGAATACAAAAAGATGTATGAGGCAATCAGAGATACTGATTGGAAAATAAATATTGATGAACCAAAGTTTGGTTTGGTAAAACAAGTACCATTCGAAAATGAACATTGGGATTATCAATATTGGAATAGATTAACAAAAGGAATAATTAAAGTTTAAAATTATGGCAAAGAACGAAACAGAAAAAGTACTTGAAGAAAGAAAAATTAAGGCGTTAGAAAAAATTGCTAACTCTTTAGATGCACTTACTCTATGGTTTGAAGAAATCGATAAAGATGAGTGGGGGCCAAGAATCGAGTGGTATCTTTCAATGTGGAAAGAGAAGTTTATAGATGAGGAGTAAACTAGGTGTAATAGTACCATATAGAAATAGGTCAACACATCTTGATAAGTTTTTAAAACAAACACCAAAAAAGTTAAAAGAACAAGAAATCGATTTTGAAATTATCGTTGTTGAACAAGCAGATGATAAACCATTTAATCGAGGAAAGTTACTTAACATTGGTGTAAAAGAAGCAAAAGAAAGAGGTTGTACCTATGTTGCTCTACATGATGTGGATATGATACCATTACGCGTTGATTACTCATCAGTTGATAGACCAACTCACCTTGCAACACATTTTACATCATATCATGGAGAAAAAAGAATTATATTCGATGAATATTTCGGAGGTGTAACTCTTTTTCCTATCCTAGATTACTACAAAGTAAATGGATACTCAAATAATTATTGGGGATGGGGATATGAAGATGATGATTTGATGTATCGTTGTAGAGAAAACTATATGGATTTTAACACCAAACAAATACCAATCAAAACAACTAATTCAGCTGGATTAGTTTTTAATGGAGTTGACTCTCATGTAAAAATTCCAAAACCATATCAATTCGATAACTATACAATATTATTAACATTTGAACCTGATGCAATAGAATGTGATGATGAACGAGCAATAGATGAATATTCTATTTTATCAGTAGCTGGTTACGATATGGGGTTTTCATATAACTCATTTAAAAGATACAAATTTGAAACATTTACAACAAAGAAAGAATGTATAAGTTTAAAATCTGTAATCACAGAACCTAAGAGAACTACTCTAATGGTTGTGGTAGACCAGTATAATAAATTTTTAAAATTTTATCAAGATGGTGAGTTAATTGATGAAGCCGAATACGATGGAAGATTACTTCAGTATAATAAACAAAAATTTATACATCTTGGACAAACTCCTCAAGCAAATCACAATAATAGGAGACCATTTAAGGGTAGAATTGATTATCTTGCTATTTGGAATCATTCTTTAGAAGAAGGACAAGTAGATTCAATTTATAAAAACCTACCTCTTGGTGTACTTGAAAACTTTGATGGATATACAACTTCACATTGTTTAGAAGCTGTTTATGATGCAAAGGCATCTACATATCACAAACTTATTGATTTAAGTGATAATAATAGACATGGAAAAATTCATCATTGTGATAGAAAACCTATTTATCATGAAGAAGATTTTACTGAAATTGCAGTGCCATGGAGAAGAGAAGGTACATTTTTATTATTACCTCATGCAGATAATGGATTTTATGAAAACAAATGGATTTATACCGAAACTAGAAAAAATCAAGTTAGATTTTACAATAAAGTTTTAAAAGGAAAAACAAATTGGAGAAGAGATGGTATGGATATGTTAAAATATAAATTAATGAGTAACACCGATATAGGAGGAGAAGATTATAGTGGAGTTATGTTATCTTGTGTATTATGATGAGTATGTATAAAACAGGTGTAATTGCAGGTAACTTCGATGTTATACATCCAGGTTATATAAAAATGTTTAAAGAATGTAAATCATATTGTCAACAATTTATAATTCTTCTACATACAGACCCATCAATTGAAAGGCCGGAAAAATTAAAACCAATTCTTACTAAAGAAGAAAGAACAGAAGTTCTAACTTCAATAAAGTATATAGATGGAATTGCATATTATACTTATGAAAAGGAGTTGGTAGAACTATTAAAAAGATTATCACCAGATATCAGATTTTTAGGAGATGATTATCGAGGTAGAACCTACACTGGTTTTGAATTAGATATTCCAGTCCACTATCTAAACAGAGACCATGGGTGGAGTACAACCAAGTTTAAAAAACTAATTGCAGATACGATATGAAACTAGGTGTATGTGTACCATATAGAAACAGAGAAGCTCACTTAAAAGAGTTTATACCAACGATTGGAGAGTATTTAGAATCACAAGGTATTGAGTATGGAATTTACTTAGGACATCAATGTGATGAACATTTATTCAATAGAGGTGCTATGAAAAATGTTGCAGCAAAACACGCATTTGAAGATGGTTGTGATTATATTGTTTGGCATGATATCGATATGATACCAGAAGAAGGATGTGATTATTCTTTTCCAAAAGAACATCCTATACATATTGCAACAAGTATATCTCAAATGGATTACAAATTAAAATATCAAGAATACTTTGGTGGAGCAGTTTTATTTTCAAAAGAACAAGTAGAGGCAACAAATGGATACTCAAATGATTATTGGGATTGGGGTATGGAAGATGATGATTTATTTTGGAGATGTGTTCTTGAAGGATATGCAAACGATTCTTATATGAAATATACTTCTGCAGAACAAAATTATTTTCACTTTAATGGAAAAAATTCTTTCATAGATATTGAAACAACTCCTACTTTACGAAACTTAACATCCAAATCACATACAGTTTCAGTATTAGTTAGAGCAAATCAACAAGAAGAAAAAGTTCCTATTTGGTTAGTTGGTGATGAAGATAGAAGATTTTGTGAATATCCAATACTTCGTAGACCTGGTTACGATTGGGGATTAAGTTATAACAACTCAAGAGCATACACAGGTATATTGTGGAATCATAAAGTTGAAAATTATTATCAATGGATGAAACGATATGAAAACCAATGGAGTTGGGTAACACTATCAGTAGATACAGTTAATAATAAAATACATTTTTACTTAAATGGTAAAGAATCAGATGCAAGACATGGCCATGGTACTCATTCACCACAATCATTTGAAGGTAAATTAAAAAGATATGGTTCTGCACCTTATTTTATTGGAACAACAACTTCTGCTAAAGAAAACGATGTAAATAAATTCTTCAAAGGTGATATTGCTAAAGTAATGATGTGGGATAGAAAATTAGAAGAAAGTGAAATTCAAAATATATATAAAAGACCAATAAGAGATGGTTTAAAACTATTCTATGATTTTAATTCTGGTACTGCAAAAGATTTGAGTGGTAATGATAATCATGGAAGAATTGTTAATTGTCAAAAAAACAGAGGTGTAATAAAAATACCTTACACAATTATACCTCATAGAACACCTGGTAGATTAAAATGTTTACCTCATAAAGATGAAGGATTGACAAAAGATGAAAATGGAAATCAAATATGGGCAAAGGGTGAAACAACTGCAAGAAACGAAAGAAGATATGTTTTACAAATGCAACAAGGTACATGGGATTATAAATCAGATGGTATTAAACAACTAGAATATGAATTACTAGAAGTTAAACATATTAATGCAAAGTACAACGCAAAACTTATAAATGTTAAATTAGATGGCAGAAAATAACGAAACAAAATTAGAACAAGAAAAAGAGGTTAAAGGAACAATCGGTGGAGATAATCCTTTTTATCTTGGTGTACGAGATAAATTAAATTCAACTGGTTGTGGAATGTGTTTAGCAAAATGGACACAAGTTACACTTCATTTACAGTTAGGACATACTCATTCTTGTCACCACCCGAAAACACACCCTATTTCTACAAAAGAAATAAAAAGAAATCCATCTGCACTTCATAATACAAGGTATAAAAAACTTCGTAGAAAAGAAATGTTAGAAGGTGAAAGACCTGAAGAATGTGATTACTGTTGGGGAGTAGAGGATAACTCTGATAGATTTTCAGATAGAACTTTTAAATCTGGTGAATCATGGAGTTGGCCATTTGCTGATGAAATTCAAGCTTTAGATTGGAGAGCAGATTACAATCCAAAATATGTTGAGGTTGCATTCTCAAATGCTTGTAACTTTAAATGTTCGTATTGTGGCCCTGCGTTTTCAACACAACACATGCAAGAAATTGAAAAGTTTGGACCATATCCAACAACAGATAATTTTAATTCATTAGAGTGGGCAAGACAAGAAAACAAAATGCCAATTCCACAATCACAAGAAAATCCTTATGTAGAAGCTTTTTGGAAATGGTGGCCAGAATTATATAGAGATTTACATACCTTTAGAATTACTGGTGGTGAACCTTTAATGAGTAAAGATACATGGGAGGTATTAGATTATATTATTAACGAACCAAACCCAAATAGAAACCTTAAACTAGCAATTAACTCAAATTTAGGTATACCTGATAAATTAGTTGATAGATTCATAGAAAAAATTCAGAGAATATGTGATGAGGATAGAGTTGATGAGTTTATTATCTTTACTTCAGTTGATGGGTGGGGAGAACAAGCAGAATATGCAAGAAATGGATTGGTATTTAATAAGTTTTGGGATAATGTAAATAAACTTCTTACTAAATGTCCAAGAATTAATCTTACATTTATGGTTACTTATAATGCATTATCAGTACCAACCTATGATAAGTTAATAGATGGGGTTTATGATTTAAAAAGAGAATATGGAACTTCAGATAGATATTGGAAATCAGCTGCATTCTTAGATACATCATATTTAAGATATCCTACACATCAAACAGTTCAAGTTTTACCAAAAGGATGGGAAAAGGCAGTTTATCAACAAGCAAAACAGGCAGATTTCTTGGGAGTACCTGTATTTGATTATAGTTACATTGGATATTCTGATATTGAAATTCAAAAGATTAAAAGAACATATGATTGGATGAAGGCACCAGTCGATGAAAAGAGATTAAAAACTCAGAGAAGAAACTTTGGACATTATTTTAGAGCACACGATGAAAGAAGAGGAACAGATTTTTGTAAAACGTTTCCAGAGTTTGCAGATTTTTACCACGAATGTTTAGAAATTAAGTTATGATAGAATTTAAAGGAGATAGTTGTTATTTCGTTGTACCAGAAAGTAAATACGGTCTTTCGGAAATAATACCAAAATATGTTACTGAAAACAACTTTACTTTTTGTATAGGTTGTAAACCAGATTGGAAAAATATGAAAGAAGGAGAGAATTCTGCAGAAGGAGGACTCCTAATGAAAAATGGTCAACATATGGGATTATCTTGTTTTGTAAGTGGAGGAAAAAGATACTTTAGAGCAACTCTATGGGTGCAAGATAGAAAAGGATTCGTGAGTTGTGTAGAAAAACAATTACCAGTAACACATGAAGATGAAGATAAAGAATACTTCATATCGTTCAGACATGATTTAAGAAAAAAGAAAATTGTTATTGGTAACTATAATCACTATGAAGAATTAGAATATCCTGCTGCATCACCAATCGATTATTCAAACTCTTGGTTGTGGGTTGGAGCAGCAAATGCATTTAATAGTTGTGCACCTGAACATAGACAATACTTTAGAGGTAGTATTAGTTACGTTAGTGTACATGCTGAATACTTAAGTAACTTAGATATCAAAAAGATGTATGGAAATATTACATCCATATCAGAACTTAAAAAATTACAAAACGATAAAACAGTATTATTTTCAGATTTAAAAATAAAAACACCATATAAAGTGTTTGATAATAGTGATAATGGAAATCACTTAATTGTATATGATGAAGCATGGCTAGAGAGTTAAATGATATAAAGTTTTTGTTCGATTATAAAACTCCTGCTGGATTTTTATCATTCGGTTACAAGAAAAATCAATTACCAGAAGTATTTGAGTTACTACAACGAGAATCTTTGGAACTACAACCCTGCTCAACCATACGAAGAAATCGTGATACTCAAGAAACTGTATGGGTAAATGGACAATATGTTCCACAACTTATGGACCCTCCATATAATGTTGAAGGAATTCTAACTGGTGATATACTTGATTGGGGACAATGGGAATCAAATAGTTTTTTCTTAATTCCAATTGAATCGGTTTGGCATGAAAACCCATTTCTCAAATTTATAGAGGATACTACCTTTGAAATATCAGATATGTTTTCTAACAATCTAATGGAGTTGATAAAAAGACACGATAATGTTAGATTATTTTTTGTAGATTCAAGAGAAGGTGATTATTTAATAAGTCAAAATGTTTATTCTAAACTAACCAAGTGGTTAGATGATAATAACATTCATGGTAATGGAAAAATTATTATTTCAACTTTAAATGAATTAGAAAAATACAATATACCAAAAGATGGTAGGTTCGTGTTTTTCAATAATGAACATTATATTACTCTTGCAGGTTCTCATGTAACTTCATGTTTAAAAAATGATGGTGCAATACAAAGTGATAGAAAAAGAGATAACTACAATTACGATATTAGACATAATTGGGAAGATAGAGATGTAAAAAAACATTTCAATATGATGAATAGAAATACCACTAGATTGCATAGACCATATTTTGTTGGTAGAATGATTCAAGAAGGTATTATAGATAAAGGATTAGTATCATTGTTTCAATCAGATGATTTTGATAATCAAATATTCGAATCTGATGTTTATAAATCTGTACAACAAAATTACCCATTTTACATTGATGAAGATGATGCCGAAAGAGTTTCTGCATTTCACAACTATCTATCTGTTAATACACCATATATAGAATCATTGTTTACTATTGTTGGTGAAACAAATGCAGATGATACTTCAATATTCATAACAGAAAAGACACTAAAACCAATTATGAATTTACATCCATTTTTTGTAGTAGGAAATCCAAACACATTAAAAAAATTACAAGAATTAGGATTTAAAACGTTCAGTTCTATTTGGGATGAATCATATGATTCTGAATTAAATTTAGAAAACAGAATTGAAATGATTATATCAGAAGTAAAAAAACTTACTGATTTAACATTGGAACAGCTTGATGAAAAAATTCAGAAAATAAAAAATATATGTATATATAATAGGGAACTGTTAGTAAAACTAAACTACAAAAATTTAAAGTACCAAAATTTAAAAGAATGTTTAAAAACAAAAGTTATATAAAAGTATTAATTACAGGTGGAGCTGGTTATTTAGGGTCTGTACTTACCGAATATCTTTACCAATATGGTAAACAATATCATTTTGGTGGAATTGAAAAACTTACAATATATGATAATCTGATGTACAATCAAACATCAGTTATAAATCAAGTACATAGAAAGAATTTTGAATTTGTTCATGGAGATGTTAGAAATCATGAACAATTACTTCCTTATATAGAGGATGCCGATGTAATTATTCCACTTGCAGCAATCGTTGGATTTCCTGCATGTGAAAGAGATAAAGACCTTGCAACAGCAATAAACTTTACTCATGTAAAATTTATATGTGATAATTTAAAAGAAGGTCAAAGAATAATTTATCCAAATACAAATAGTGGATATGGAATAGGAGAGAATGGTGAGTGTACTGAGGAGAGTCCACTTAATCCCATTTCACACTATGGGGTAACCAAAGTAAATGCCGAGAAAGAGGTATTAAAAGCCGGTGGTATATCATTGAGATTAGCCACCGTCTTTGGTTCATCACCAAGAATGAGAATGGATTTGTTAGTAAACGAGTTTGTTTACAAAGCATTAACTGATAAATACATAACAATATTTGAAAAGAATTTTGTTAGAAATTATATTCACATTAGAGATGTTGCACATGCATTTTACTTTAGTTTAACTAACTATGATAAAATGGGTGGAAATGCTTTTAATGTAGGATTATCAGATGCAAATTTATCAAAACAACAATTGGTAGAGAAGATAAAAGAATATGTACCAGATTTCGCAATCACATATTCAGATTATTATGAGGACCCAGATAAACGAGATTATATCGTATCAAATAAAAAAATTGAAAATCTAGGTTGGCAACCAAGATACTCATTAGATGATGGTATTGAAGAATTAATTAAAACTTATACCATTCTAATTTCAGATTTAAGTTCAAAATATAGAAATGGATTCCCTTTAGGTTATGGCAATAGGACGTAGTGTATATTATAAAGAAAGAAGTTGGAATGATTTCCACATATACTCATCAAAAGTTTTAACTGGTGGGGTTAAGATTGTACAACCATCTGTTTATCATGAACAAAGAGGTGAAATATCTACAACATATCATTCTGATTACTATGATAGATTGATACCAGTTGAAGAAAGACAAGATGGAGTAAACTTTAAACACGATAGATATTCAAAATCAGAAGAGGGAGTACTTAGAGGGTTACACTATGATGATAAAACATGGAAACTTGTATCATGTTTGACTGGTAAAATTTATTTAGTAGTTTTAGATGTAAGAGGTGGTAATACAACTAGAAATCCACAATATGGAAGTTGGGAAACCTATATACTTTCACCCTCAACACAATCACAAGTACTTATACCACCTGGATTTGCTAATGGACATTATGTAATGGAAAAAAATTCTATATTCTATTACAAATTAGCTTACAAAGGTGAGTTTAACGATGTAGATAAACAACAAACAATAAAATGGAATAGTAAGAAGTTCAATATAGAATGGCCTTGTACTAATCCGATAATTTCTAAAAGAGATGCAAATGGAAAAGATTCTTAATTTAGATTATCATGAAGATAGATGGACTGCTAGTAACTTATCAGTTCAAGAACTAATTGATTTCGAAGATGACATAATAACACATTGGTCAAATGGAGAAATCAGAGGACCAGTTCACTTATCAAATGGTAATGAAGAACAATTAATAAAAATATTTAATAAAATAGCAGTTGAGGATTGGGTATTTTCAACTTGGAGGTCTCATTATCATGCACTATTACATGGTGTAGAACCTGAAGTATTAAAAAAAGATATATTAGATGGAAAATCTATAACTATTGTAAACAAAGAATGTAAATTTTATTCATCAGCAATTGTAACTGGTACTTTACCAATAGCACTCGGAGTTGCTAGAGGATTAAAACAACAAGGAAGTAAAGATAAAGTTTGGGTTTTCTTAGGGGATATGGCATTTGAAAGTGGTATCTTCTATGAAGTTCACAAATATGCTAGAAACTATGATTTACCACTTCACTTTGTGGTGGAAGATAATGGTGTAAGTACAAATACCCCAACATTAGATACATGGGGTGGTATTCAAAGAGAAATACCAGAAGATGTAATCTATTATAAGTATGAATCAAAATATCCCCACTATGGGACAGGAAAATGGGTAGTATTTTAGTAACAGGTTGTAGCGGATTAGTTGGAACTCACTTAGTTCACAAACTATTAGAAAAAGGACACAAGGTAGTTGGTGTAGATATTAAACATTCAACTGCATTACCAGAAATATCTGAAAATTTTACATTTGATGATATGGATTTAAGAGATGCAGATGATGTAAACATATTGTTCAACGAATTTAAGTTTGATGGAGTTATAAATGCGTTTGGTATCAAAGGTTCTCCAATCAGAGCAAAGGAATCACCCTTAGATTTTTTAGAACCATCGATTAAAGTAAACACAAACGTAATTGAAAACTCACATAAACATAATTGTTGGTTAGTATTTATGAGTTCGGTTGGAGTTTATGAACCAGCAGAAGTATTTGTAGAAGATACTGTTTGGAAAACACTTCCATCACCAAATGATTGGTTTCCATCTTGGAGTAAAAGAATACCAGAGTTATATTTAGAAGCACACAAAGTACAACATGGATATGATAGATGGACAATTGTAAGACCTGCAAATATTTTTGGAGAATACGATAACTTTGGTGAAGGTGCAACTGTAATCGGAGCAACTTGTAGAAAAGTGTACGATTCTGATGGAGAAATTGAGGCATGGGGAGATGGAACACCAACAAGAGATTTTATATACGCTGGAGATGTTGCTGATGGGTGTATAAAGTGTTTAGAGAAAGAATTACACATTACTACTAACTTAGGTAGTGGTGAAGAGATATCAATCAAAAGAATGATTGAAACAGTTGCTAAAGTTAGTGACAAAAAAATAAAAATTAATTGGGATACTTCAAAACCCAATGGTGATATGAGAAGAAAGATGAGTACTAAGGTACAAGAAGAATTTGGTCTATTACCAAAACTAGGATTTGAAGAAGGAATAAAAAATACATACAAATATTATGAAAAAAACAGATAAGATATTAGTTACTGGTGCAAGTGGGTTCATCGGCTCAAGATTAATCAAGATGTTATATGAAAGTGGTTATACTAACCTAAGGTCAACTAGTTGGTCGAGGGAGTTACGCAAAGATTTTGATGGTTACGAGAATGTTGAGCACACTAATGGAGATTTAAGAGATGCATCTTTTTGTGAGTTAATCTCAAAAGATGTGGATGTCGTTTTCCATTGTGCCGCGAACACGTCCAATGCTTTGGATACTAAAGTGAACCCGCTTCTCCATGTAACTCCTAATGTAGAGATGAATACAAATCTTATGGAACAAAGTTGGAGAAACAAAGTTCGTAAGTTTATGTTTATATCATCAAATACTACTTATCCAGATGTGGGTGATGAATATTGTACAGAAGATATGGAAGTACAAACACCTAACATATACCCAGTCTACAAGGCAGTAGGTTGGATGAAGAGATATGGGGAAACACTATGTGAGTTTTTCTCAAATCAAATACATGACCCTATGCAATGTGTAATTATCAGACCATCTAACTCATTTGGACCGAATGATAAATACGATTTTGAGAAATGTCATGTAACACCTGCAAATATTAGAAAAGTTGCAGATAACTTAAATCCAATCCCACTATGGGGAGATGGAACTGAGGTTCGAGATATCATTCATGTTGATGATATGGTAAATGGTTTCATGACAGTAGCAGAAAATGTAGATGAATACGATATTTACAACGTATGCTATGGAAAAGGATATACTGTGATGGAAGTGTTAGAACTTATCAAAGAAATAGAGGGGAACGACAATCCTATTGAGTTTGTAAACAACAAAGCCCCTATGATTCCAAAGAGATTATTATCAAATGAGAAACTACTCAAACTTGGATGGAAACCTAAGTACGATTTAGAAAGTGGATTGAGAGATGCACTTAAATGGTATAAAGAAAACAAACACCAATTTGACCCTAATTCAAAACCATAATGGCAAATCCAGAATTTACACCTTATTTAGATGCTTTAACAGAAGCTATGAAACTTACAATGGAAGATGATAAAACAATATTCATCGGACAACAAATAGTTTACTATGGTAACCCAATGAGTAAAACAATTGAAGGTTTACCAAAAGAAAGAATGATAGAAACACCAGTAATGGAAGAAACCCAAATGGGAATGACTATGGGATTGGCTATGACAGGTCATCAAGTTGTTACATTTTATCCAAGATGGGATTTCTTAATTCTAGCATGTAATCAATTAATAAATCATTTAGATAAATTAGAGGCAATGTCTGATGGTGAATGGAGACCAAACGTAATTGTACGAGTTGGTAAAGGTTCTGATAAACCATTAGACCCTGGTCATCAACACAAGGCTGATTATACCGATGCATTTGAACAGATGGTTACAAATTGTACTATTCATAAATTAGATAAAGTAGAAAAGATTGTACCTGCATACGAACAAGCATTATCAGAAGGGGGAGTACATATTATAGTTGAATATCCAGAACTATATTATGTTTAAACTTGAAAGTGATAAACTAAATAGGGTTTTTGATTATTTTGGACCAAGTGGGATAATCCCTAATGGTTTAAATTACAATTTCTTAGATTCCTATATCTTAAACGATTTCCAACAAGGAAAAAGTATAGAACACTTCATAAAAAAATACGAACAAGTTGCAACTTACGATTGTAACCACAATATTCCAGCTGACGTTTGTAATGATATTAGTGTTAAAGATTTTTCTTTACTTAATAGTAACGAACATACAACATTTTATCCCATAACTCCATTTGGTAGTGTATTATGTGGATTAGGTGAAGATTTTACCTTTCATGAGAATGCAACCTTCTTTGATTTCATATCTAAAACAGCAAAACAACAAATTATAGATAAAAACCTACACATCTTATTTGATTATAGTAGTGAGGGTGATATTAGAGAAGTGGTATTTGAAAGAATTCATGAGGGATTAAAAAAACACGATATTCCAGCAGATAGATTAGTATTTGTTTGTTCTGCTGTAAACACACACGATATTTATTCTAATTGGTTACAAGAAAATCCACAAGAAGTAAAAATTAAAACTGCGGTTTATCCATGGGCTGTATATGCAAAATCTAGGGAACTAAAACAAATCCTTGAATCTGGTAATTTTGAATTTAAAGGTGGAACTTCAACATATGCAAGTACTGATAGTATAGATTTTGATTCTAAGCGAACTCATAAGTTTTTATGTTTGAATAGAAGATTAAAACCTCATAGAATTATATTACTGGCATTACTTGAAAATCATGGATTGGTAAAAGATAACTTAGTATCCTATGATATCAATATGTTATATTGTAATGATGCACAAATACCATTTCAAGTAGATTTACAACAACAACAATACACTTCAGATAAAGAACAGATTAAAGATATATTGAAAGGATATCATACTTTAAGGAAAAGAAAGAAACAAGTAGTTGATAATGATGATATACATTCTGTATGGGGGTTTGGTTATGAAAATGCAAGTGATTATCAGAACACTTATTTTAGTATTGTAAGTGAAACACTATTTTACGAGTTTGCAACATATATTAGTGAAAAAACATTTAAACCATTTGCACATTGTCATCCATTTGTTATGGTATCGAAACAAGGTACTTTAAAATACTTAAAAGAAATAGGATTTAAAACATTTGGTGATTTTTGGGATGAAAGTTATGATGATGAAGAAGATAATGAAATCAGAATGAAAAAAATTGCTAAATTAGTTAAAGAGTTAGCAGAAAAAACCGATGAAGAATGGTTGGAGTTATATAAAAAAATGAAACCTGTATTATTATATAACAGAGAGAAGTTACTTGAGTTTGGAAACAATACAGATGGGTTAGCAAAAAATTATTTAACAAAACTTAAAAAACTAGTACATGGGGATTATCAAGAAAATTATTCTTTACTTTAAAAAAAGAAAAGAAGAGAAGGAACGAAAAGAATTGTATAAAAAGAAATTAGCGGAACTTAGAAAACGAGACCCGTTCATTTATAAAAACAAATAGATTTTAGTACCTTATTATAAAACTTTATATTTATATACTGACAAGGTATATCCAGTATGAACGAACTTTCGCAATATTTAGTAGAACAAGTACTGTTAGAGGATGAGAATCCTATTAAAAAAACAGTAGTAGTATTTGTGGGTAGGTTTCAACCTATGCATAAAGGACATTATGGTACTTATCAACATCTTGTCAAAAAGTTCGGTAAGAATAATGTGTACATAGGTACATCTGATAAAGTACAATTACCTAAATCACCTTTTAACTTCAAAGAGAAGGTGAAAATTGCAACTTCAATGTTTGGAATCCCCAAATCCAAAATATTCAAAGTTAAAAATCCATACAAACCAACAGAAATCCTTAAAAAGTTTGATGAAAAAACAACTGCATTCATAACAGTAGTTGGAATGAAGGATAAGGATAGATTAAAACCAGATAGTGGTAAATACTTTCAATCATACAAAGGAGAACCATCTGTGGGATATCGAGATGGTGGGTACGTTTATGCTGCACCCCAAAGTGGTGGTGGTATAAGTGGAACTGAAACTCGTAATGGGTTATCAGTTGGTTCGGACGAACAAAAACAAAATTTCTTTAAGAAAAGAGCATATGGTAAGTTCAACGCCACAATATTCAAAATGATTACCGATAAACTTAACGAAGATTTAGAAGTTAAGAAGGAATGGATATATGATTCATTAACTGAAATATCATCAACAACTATTGGTGGAGGTGATGTGGATGATGGACCAAATATCGTTTATCCATCTGCAGATTTATTCAAAAAGATGTCAATCGAAAGAGCTGCACAAATCGGATTTGATGTTGTAGGTGATATTCTTGGTGGAGAGGAATCAATTGATAAAACAGATTACAGAGTATATGGAGATGGACCAGTAGGAGCAGTATCATTCTTTCCAGCTGGTATCATTGGTACTATGACCCCAAACAACCAAGTAGATATCTACTCAAGAGGTGCATATTCACAATGGTTTAAACATGCAACAAGAGCAGCATCACTTGTAGGATATGAATTAGTTAGAGGATTGGGTATAAATAAAGATGATGCTCAAAAATCTGGTGATGATGCAAAAGGAGCTAAGGAGTTAGAGAAAGAATTCGAACAAAACCTACAAGAAAACATAGTACTACCTGTTAAAGTTGGTGATACCATTATGACTGGTAGATTTAAGAACAAAAAGACAGTTGTAAAAACTATTGGTAAGGATGAACATGGAATGCCAACTATCAATGGTAGAAAAGTAGTAACTTTTCGACTGATGAAAGAAGGATTTATTGCAGAAATCGCAGGAACAGAAATAGATTGCCCTAAGTGTAATCATTCATGGGAGTTAGAATCGGATGATGATGAAAAATACCTTTGTCATAATTGTGGATATGATTCACAACAACAAGAATACGATTTTGATGCATTTGATTCGTGGCAAGAAAAAAATGGAATGTTGGATGAGAGAGGTAAACTAAGACCATCTCAAAAACTTGCTAGAAAAAGAGCAATGGCTGGAAAGGCCAGACAGATTGCAAGAAAAAGAAAAAGAACAATGATGAGAAGAAAATCATTTGATAAACTAAAAAAGATTGCATACAAACAAGCATATAGACAAGTTTATGATGAATTCCATCAAGATTTATTTCCAGGTATCAAGAAATCAGATTTATCTATCAAACAATCGAAAGTAATTCATAAAAATGTAGTAAGAAAAAAAGGTAGAGTAATGAAACGTGCAAAATTCAAATTCTTACCTGCATTAAGGGCCAAAGAAGCCGAAAAGTTTGGACAAAAGGAAGATTCAAATCCAAAGGCACATCCACAAGGTAGTAAGAAAATATCAGGTCGTACAACTGTAATGGATATGTTGGATGTAATTTCTCATAAAGAATTTGGACCTGATTTTGAAAAACTATCAGTTTCTCAAAAGAAAAAAGTAATTAAGATTGCAAAAAAACATAAATTTGTAACTGAGAATAAAAAGATGATATCAGAAGGTGGTGCGTATGGACACATGTCTCACCCATTTGATACTGATATCAATTTAACCTTTGGACAACTTAAAGATATCGTAAATCGTGCACTCGAAGGTTCACTTGAATTCACTAGAGAGAAAACTGATGGTCAAGCATTGGCAATTTCATGGAGAGATGGAAGATTAGTTGCAGCAAGAAACAAAGGACACCTAAAAAACAAAGGTGAGAACGCTTTAGATATCAAAGGTGTATCAGATAAGTTTCAAGGTAGGGGTGGATTGAGTGATGCATACAATTATGCGATGAAAGACCTTTCAACTGCAATCAAATCTCTTTCAGATAAACAAAGAGATAAGATTTTTAAACAAGGTGCATGTTTTATGAACCTTGAAGTAATATATCCAACATCAGTTAACGTAATTCCTTATGGACAAGCGTTACTTGTGTTCCATGGCACTATGGAATTCAATGAAGAAGGTGTTGCGATTGGAGAGAATGGTGAAGCAGCAAGAATATTAGCTGGTATGATTAAACAAGTCAACAAAGATGTACAAGATAATTACACAATTCAAGGACCACCTATCGTAAAATTACCAAAATCACAAGATTTATCAAAAAAACGTAGTAAATACTCATCACAGATATCTAAATTACAAAAAGAGTTTGGATTAAAGGATACAGATGGTGTTGCAAACTACCATCAAGCGTGGTGGGAACAATGGGTTGATAAGAATTCTCCATCAACACTCGATAACAAAACCAAAATGGGGTTAGTTAAGAGATGGGCGTTCTTTGATAAGAAGTTTAGATTAGATAAAAAGAACATTACTGATGAAAAAACATTAGAATGGGCTAAAAAGATAGATAAAGATGACCAAAAGAAGATTGGTAAGAAGAACTTAATGAAGTTCGAACAGATATTCTTAGGTTTAGGTGCTGAAGTATTAGAATTTACTTCATCTGCCCTTACTGTTAATCCTGATAAGGCAGTTCGTGATATGAAAAAACGAATTGATAAAACAATCAAAGATGTTAAGAAATCAGCTGACCCTAAAAAGATAGAAAAACTAAAATTAGAGTTAGGTAGATTGAATTCTATTGGTGGGACTAAAAAAATAGTTCCAAATGAAGGTATAGTATTTCTATATAATGGTAAAACATTCAAACTTACAGGCACATTTGCATCAGTAAACCAAATACTTGGTATTTTCTTCTAAATTTTCGGTTTCTCTATTTTTATATATTTATATACAATAACATAACCTAATGTATAATAATGGGTAAAGAATTTAAGAAAAAGTTTATGCACCCAACTCGTAGAAAGTTGGTGGATATGGTTCAGACAGGTAAGTATGATAAAAAAACTACTGTTGGATATACAAAAGCAAAAGAAACCCACAATGTAGGGGATAAGTGGGAAGATGAAACTCACAAATACGAAAAAAAGGAAGGATATACCATAAAAACTGGTAAGAATAGTGAAACCTTCCAAGCAATAAGAAAATATTTATCAAAACTTAATACTTGTAACAATAAAGAGTGTCCAAATGTTGGAAACTACACTTCTAATCATCTAAAATCTATAAAACAGTTTGGTTACTGTATAGATTGTATGTCAAAACTAGAATTGGATTTAAAAGAACATGGATTACTTGAATCATTTGCTGCATATCATATTTATACAAACAGAATTAAAGAGGGAAGGATGGTTATCGATAAAATTGAGGCCGATATCTCTGAATTAAAACAACAATATGATGAAATCGATGATAAAGGGAAAGTAGTTAACTCATATGTGTTACCTAGACCCGTTGAAGAGATGAAACAAGAGATGAGAGATTTTGTTGCAAAAAGTAAAAAAGAAATTGAAGAAATTGTAGAGGCCAGGGAAGAGCATTTTACAAAATTAAAGGAGAAAAACTATGAGCATTATATTTAGTTTATTAATTAAAAGATGGAGAGAGATATTAATCCTTCTTTTAGTTGGTATTATACTATTTTTGCGAGGGTGTGGTTCGGATTACGGTGATAAAGAAATTGTAGAAATAGATGGAGAGAAGTTTGAGTTGTTAGAACAAAAAACTGATACTGTATTTGTTGAAAAAGAAGTCAAAGTAACGAAGTACGTTCCAAAGTACATCACAAAAGAAGTAATCAAAGAAGTGGAAATACCAGTTGATATTGATTCACTTGCTGTTATCAAAGATTATTATGCAAAGTATGTGGTTAAAGATACATTAAATCTTACATATGACTTTCCAGAGGTAGTTACCGATTCATTAGGTAATAAACCAAGTGGAGATTTAGGATTTGGTATTTTAACTGATGTGATTTCACAAAACGCAATAGAATCAAGAGAGATTGATTGGTTCTTCAAGATTCCAACAGTATATAACACAACAATTGTAAAAGAGTTACCAAAAAATGAATTTTATATTGGATTAGGTACAGGTATAGACCAAACCAATGGTTTAAATAATCTTAGTGGTAATATTTTATTGAAAAACAAGAAACAAAACATCTATGGTTTAAATCTTGGGTTATCAAATCAACTTGGTGAATATAAACCATTCATCGGTGGTTCTATATATTGGAAACTAGGAAAAAAATAAATGAGTCAAAAAAAATCGCTAAAGGATATTATAAAACTTGAGTATCAGAAATGTGCTCAAGACCCCATACACTTCATGAAGAAGTATTGTATGATACAACATCCTGTCCGCGGTAAAATTCCTTTTCATTTATTTCCATTTCAAGAAAAAACACTTGATGGGTTTGCAGAAAACAGATATAATATTATTCTGAAATCAAGACAGACTGGTATATCAACTTTAACTGCAGGATTTGCATTATGGAAGATGTTATTTAATCAAGATTTCAATGTATTAGTAATTGCAACCAAACAAGAAGTTGCTAAGAACCTTGTAACGAAGGTTCGTGTAATGAATGATTTCTTACCTAACTGGTTGAAACAAACAACAGTAGAAGATAACAAATTATCTCTGAGATATTCAAATGGTTCTCAGATAAAGGCAACTTCATCAAGTGGAGATGCCGGTCGTTCTGAAGCATTATCACTTTTGGTGTTTGATGAGGCAGCGTTTATTGATAACATTGAAGATATTTGGATATCTGCACAATCAACACTATCGACTGGTGGTAACGCGATTATTCTTTCTACTCCAAATGGTGTTGGAAACTTTTTTCACAAAACATGGGTAGAGGCAGAAGAAGAAGTTAATGGATTTAACCCAATCAGATTACATTGGAGTGTACATCCAGAAAGAAACCAAGAGTGGAGGGATAAACAAGAAATATTACTAGGACCAAAAGGAGCAGCACAAGAATGTGATTGTGATTTCGTTTCTTCTGGTGATACTGTGATTGACCCTCAACTTTTAATGTTCTACAAAGAATCGTTTTGTCAAGAACCAGTTGAAAAGGGTGGATTTGACGGAAACTTATGGAAATGGGAATATCCAAACTACAATAAAGGTTATATGGTAGTTGCCGATGTTGCTCGTGGTGATTCATCCGATTATTCTGCATGTCATGTTATTGATATTGAAGAGGCATCTCAAGTAGCAGAATATAAAGGTAAATTAGATACAAAAGATTTTGGAAATTTCTTAGTTGGACTTGCTACCGATTATAATAATGCATTACTAGTGATTGAGAATGCAAATATTGGATGGGCAGTTATACAACAAGTAATTGATAGAGGATATCAAAACTTATTCTACATGAGTAAGGATTTAAAATATGTAGATGTAGAAAATCAAATGACAAATAGATATCGTGCCGAGGAAAGAGGTATGGTTGCAGGATTTAGTACTACATCTAAAACAAGACCACTTATTATATCAAAGTTAGACGATTATTTCAGAGATAAATCTGTAACAGTTCGTTCTAGTAGATTAGTTGATGAATTATTCACTTTCATATGGAATGGGAATAGAGCAGAAGCAATGAGAGGATATAATGATGATTTGGTTATGAGCTTTTCAATCGGATTATGGGTTAGAGATACCGCTTTGAGATTAAGACAAGAAGGTATTGATTTAACAAAAAAGGCCTTGGGTGGAATTGGAACAGCAACTCATGGTGCTGTTTATGGGGGTAGTTCTTTACCAGATGGTATGGAATCAAACCCGTGGAAACAGAAAATTGGTGATTCAGAAGAAGATTTGACATGGTTAATTGGTTAATATATAAAAAGATTATATTTATAAAGTAAGGAGTATAATATTATGGAAGATATAACAAAAGCACTTTATTCAAATTTCGTAAATACAATCAGAGAAACCGCTGATGAAATCGAAGAGTATGATTGTGAGAATGAACAAGATGTAAAAGAGATTGTTGAGTTCTTAAAAGCATACAAACCAGAGGTCAACGAGGCTGAATATCAAGGTAGAAAAGTAAAATTGGGTAAACCAATGCAAGGTGATGTTAAGAAGTTTAAAGTTTACGTTAAAAACCCACAAGGTAACGTAGTAAAAGTAAACTTCGGTCATGGAGGTAGTTCTGCAAAAGGAAAAACTATGAAAATTAGAAAATCTAATCCTAATGCAAGAAAAAACTTTAGAGCAAGACACAATTGTGATAATCCAGGACCAAGACACAAAGCTAGATACTGGTCTTGTAGAAAGTGGTAAAAATAAAATAAAGGTTATAATTTAAAATAGGAATAAAATGGCAGATACTTCATTTTTTGGTAGGTTAACTCGACTGTTTTCAACACAGGCGATTGTTCGTGTCGATAAAGATGGTAAAAGAAAGGTAGTTGATACTGATGATAGACAACGAACAAACCTTTCTTCACTAAGAGACAGATATACCAAACTACAAAAGACACAATACGAAATGGCTGGCGGGGCTCAATCAATGGCCTACCAACAAGTTCGTAGAGAAATATTCAGAGATTATGATGCAATGGATAACGACCCAATAATGGCATCAGCTCTTGATATATTTGCAGATGAATCAACATTAAAGAATGAATTTGGAAATATATTAACTATTCGTTCCTCAAATGAGAACGTACAAGAAATACTTAACAACTTATTCTATGATATAATGAACGTAGAGTTCAATTTATGGCCATGGGTAAGAAATATGTGTAAGTATGGAGATTTTTTCTTAGGTTTAGAAATGGCTGAGGGTAAAGGTATCGTTAACGTAACACCTTACTCAGTATATAACACCGAAAGATTAGAAAGAACCGACCCTGAGAATCCTAATTACGTTAAATTCCATATAGAAGATGATATCAATGGAAAAGTTGATTATGAGAATTGGGAAATTGCACACTTTAGATTATTAGCAGATACCAATTGGTTACCATATGGTAAATCAATGGTTGAAAATGCTAGAAGATTATGGAAACAATTATCTCTTATGGAAGATGCAATGTTGATTCACAGAATCATGAGAGCACCTGAGAAGAGAGTTTTCAAAATTGATATTGGTAACATTCCACCAAACGAAGTTGATAACTATATGCAAAGAATTATCAACAAGATGAAGAAAGTTCCTTTCTTAGATAGAAACACAGGTGAGTACAACTTAAAGTACAACATGCAAAACCTTACAGAAGATTTCTATCTACCAGTAAGGGGTGGAGATAGTGGAACTGCTATTGATAACTTAAGTGGTTTAGAGTATTCATCTATTGATGATATCGATTATCTTAAAAATAAATTGTTTGCAGCTCTTAAGATTCCAAAAGCATATTTGGGATATGATGAAAATGTTAATGGTAAAGCAACACTTGCTGCTGAAGATGTAAGATTTGCAAGAACAATTGAAAGAATACAAAGAATTGTTGTATCTGAATTAAGTAAGATTGCTATTGTTCATTTATATTCACAAGGTATCGAAGATTCAGAGATGACTAACTTCGAGTTGGCGTTAGTAAACCCATCTACAATTTACGAACAAGAAAAAGTAAATTTGTGGAGTGAGAAAATTAGATTGGCAACAGATATCAAAGATTTAAATATGTTATCTAAGGATTGGGTATATGAAAATATATTCAAAATGTCTGACCAAGAGTTTGCTACACAAAAAACTAAAATTATAAATGATTTAAAAGATAGATTTAGACATCGTTCTATTGAAGATGAGGGTAATGACCCTGCTATGGAGGATGAACCAGAAGATGTAGAAGAATCATTAGAAAAAATAAAACAAGAAATTAAAGATAAAGGTGGTAGACCTAGAGAAGGGGGAACTTACAAAAAGGATAAACATCCATATGGAAGAGACCCATTAGGTGATGACGACCGTACTAAAACCAACAAAAGACAAACCAGAGAGAGTAAGGTAAGAGTTTCTAATCAGAAAGCAAAGGAAATTGTAAATGGAGTTTCTTCAAAAAGAAAGTATTTAACTGAAAATGATATGTTAAATGAAGAAAATCTATTGGCTGATAGAGAAATTTAAGGTTAAATTAATATTTTTATATTTATATAAGAGTTTTAGTATGTATATCAAATTGTAGGACAAAAAATGAAAAAAATAAAACATTCAAAATTTAAGAACACTGGTATTTTGTTTGAACTACTAGTTAGACAAATCACATTAGAGATTCTAAACGGAGGTGATGAGAAAGCTAAAAACATAATTAAAGAGTTCTTTAAGCAAGGTACAGAAATTTCTAAAGAGAAAAAGTTGTACGATTTACTACTAAAAGAAAAGTACAATTCAGAATCAAGAGCAGAAAAGTTCATTGATGTAGTACTAGAAGCACACTCTAAAATAGATACTCAAAAAATTCTAAAAGAAAAATATAATCTTATTAAAAAGATACAAGAATCATTTAATATAGATGAATTCTTAAACTCACCTCTTACAAACTACAAAACTTATGCATCAATATACAAAATTTTTGAAGCTAAACAAGTAGAGCAATTTGATATTAAAGATAATTTGAACGCAAGATTCACTTTAGTAGAACATATTATAAATGATTCTATCAAAAACAAACAAAAACTAGTTGAAGATAGAACAATTGAAATGTACAAAAAACAAGAGAAAGATATGAGAATGCTTTCTTATAGAATACTAATCGAATCTTTCAATAAAAAATACACAAAACTAGATTCTTCACAGAAATCATTGTTAAAAGAATATATTAACAATATTAACAATACTAGTAAGTTTAAAGAATATTTCAACTTAAGACTAAAAGAATTAGTTACTTCATTACACGAAGAATATACCAAAACTTCTGATAAAGTTACTAAAATTAAGTTAAAAGAAACTTTAAACCTTCTAAAAAGACAAAAAGTTAGAAAGAAAGTATCCGATTCACAAGTTTCAGCAATTATGATTGGATATGAATTAGTAAAGGAAATGAAGAATGTTAGAAAGTAAGTATAAAGATTTTATTGCTGAACTTATAAAAGAAGTAGAAGAAGAGTTAGAAGAACAAACTACTACTGCTAATGTTGATGGGTATCAAACTCCTTATGCTTTTTCTGGTAAGGGAAAGAAAGATAGGAGAAAAAAGATTGCCCAACAAATGGGATATAAGATTGTAGGTGAAGCAAAAATTAAAACACCAGTTAATCGTTGGTTGGCATTGAAGAATGATGAAACTCGTTCTCCAAATCAAAAATTAGCTGTGGGTTTAAAAGAACTTAAATACCAATTGGCTGAAGTTGAAAAGTTCTTCAACTGGTATAATAAGATTAAAACGATGAATGAACTTGATAAAAATAATTATTGGAAGAGGACTCATCGTCATATTTATAATGTGAAGGAAAGATTAATTAATATAGCCAATAGTATAAAGGAGTTAGACCAATGAAAATAACAAAAAGTAGATTAAAAGAAATTATCGCAGATGTACTTAGAGAAGAATCTGAATATCAGACTTTCTTTAAGAAGGCACTAGAAAAAAGCGGTAAATCAATTCCATCCATGTCTGATGAAGAAAAGAAAGCGTTCTTCAACAAGATTCAGAAAGCATGGAAAGGTAAAGGAAAAAAGAATGAAGAATTAGCTTCATCTCAAATTGGTAAAGGTGATAACGCCAAACCATCTAAAGATGCATCTGATTCATCTAAGATAAAGTAAAATAATATGACAAAGGAGAGATTGTTAGATATTATTAATGAGGAGGTTGATAACGTAAAATTTGGTATCAACCATTTTCTTATTAAAGAGGAAATCACTAACGAAGATGAAAAACAGATTCGTGAATTGATTAGACAAGAAGTATCTGCAATATTTTTTGATTTGTTTAAGAAAAGAAAAACTTGGGGAGCATAATGGGACAATTACTAATAGAAACTAGATTATTTGAGGGAAGAGTTAACGAAGATTCCGAAGGAAGAACTATCGTTAAGGGTGTTCTACAACGTGCAGAGGCTCCAAATCAAAACGAAAGAGTATATCCAAAGTCAATTCTAATGAGAGAAGCAAAAAAATATGAAACTCTTATTAAAGAAAGAAGAGCGTTGGGTGAATTAGACCATCCAGATTCTTCTGTAATAAACTTGAAGAATGTATCTCACAACGTTAGAGAAATTCATTGGGAAGGAAACGATTTAGTAGGTACAGTAGAAATCCTACCAACTCCTTCTGGTAATATATTAAAAGAATTATTAAAAGCAAATATTCTTCTAGGAATATCTTCAAGAGGTATGGGTTCAGTAGAACCTATCGGTAAAGGAAGAGTACAAGTAGGAGAAGATTTTGAATTACTTGGGTGGGATTTTGTATCCAATCCATCTACACATGGTGCATTTATGACACCTGTTAACGAATCTAAACAAGTTATATCTGAGGTTTGTAATGAATATTGTAAAGCTCAAGATTTAATGAGAGAAATAATTACGGAGTTAAATTAATGATACAACTAGGACAAATAATAGGATTAAAACCAATTAACGAAGCAGAAGTATTTACTGCAACAAGTAAAGAAACTGGCACAACATCGGTATTTAAATCAAAAGCAGCAAGAGACGCAGCTATTAAGGCTGGAACTCATGAAAAAAGAAAAGGTGATAAAGATGGTGCCGTACAAGAACCTGGTAAAAAAGATACTCCTAAAGTAAACATATTTAAAAAAGATAAAGAAGAACCTAAGAGAGATTCTGCCACCGATGCACAGATAGATGATGTTCAAAATAATATTGGTGATTTAGATGGTGATGAAATAAGAGATTATGCAGAATCAGATATATTCCCATATCTTAAAGGAAAAGATTTGGAAATTGCAAAATCATTAGTAGGTGATATTGAAGATTCTGGCTCAGATTTTGTTAGAAGTGCGGATGTAAGAAAAGATTTAAAAGATTTATTTGATAAGAAAATGACTTTAGATTCTCCAAAAGAAGAACCTAAAAAAGATGATAGTAATGATATTTCACAACCTAACTCAGTAGAAGGAACTGGTCAAGCAGACCCTAAGGTTAACAAACAAGTTCGTAAGATAGCTGATAAAATGGGAATCTCATCAAAAAAATTAGGTAAAGAAGAATACGAAAAGAAAATGGCACAAGCTGCGGTTGAAGCCTTAACTGATTCTAACTTTCATACTGAGGCTAGATGGTTGGTTGCCGATTTAGAAGGTAAACCAGAATTGAGAGAAAGACCAAACTATCCTAAGTTTGATGACCCTGATTATGAAAAGAAGATGGATGCAGTTAGAGAAAAATATGCATCTCAATACGCTGATGATGTTGATGATGACGCAAGAAACTTAGGTATCGAGGCATCACAGGCTGCTGGATGGGGTGGTGCTACTGCGATGGAGTCCATAGTATTTGATTTAAAAATGAGTGGTTCACATAAATTGGCAAATAAAATATTAAAATCTTTCAAAGATGCACAACAAAAACAAGAAGGAAGAATCTCAATAGGAGATATGATGGAAGATGTAATCAATGAAGGACCATCTACTGAAGAAAAAAGAATTGCAATGTTGGCTGTTAGAAAACAAGCTAAATACAGAAGTGTAAGTTTAGAACAGGCAATACAAGACCAAATCAATGCTCTCGAAGATTTAAAAAGAGATGCAAAGAGAGGTAAAATAAAATAAGGAGAGAACATGAAACTAAGAGATATACTTAAAGAATCCGAAGATAGAGGATTAACTAGTGAAGTTAAAAAACATTTCCTAGAAATCGTTTCTACATACAACAAATATCACGAATCAATGGATAGAAAATCTGATATCATTGAAGTTGCTGAAACTTTAGGTGGTATCACAGAAGCTGCTAGAGAACTTGCTCTAAGAGAAGCTGATGATTGGTTTGATAAACATACAGTAAAAAGAAACATGAGTGAACTAACTAAGTTAGGTTCTCAATTTGATAAAGTTGCCAAAGAGGCTAGAAACTTAGACCAAAGAATGCATGGTCTATATGAGGATATGGGTAATATCCTTTCAAGATACTACAAAATCGGTGAGATAACCGAAGATGAAATGAAACAACGTTTAGGTATGAATGAATCTAAATCAGATTGTGGATGTGGATGTGGTGGAACAACAGTAGGTGGATGTAACGAATCTTTAAACGAAGAACCAGTTGCAGTATCAATGAGAAATGATGATGGTTCTATTACAACTACAATTAAAGAAGTTGCCGATTTAAACGAAGAAGAATCTAAACTATATGAGTTTGGATTAAAAG